ATATCGCCCTTTTCACCCTGCAGCAGGCGCGTCCAGTGCTGCATTGCGGGAGTCGCCGCACATGACGCGGTGCGCGCCGCAGATCCATACCTGCTCGGGCTCGGAGCTCGGCACTTCGGGCACGTCGGGAATGGCATCGGGATCGGCCGGGCCGGCGGGCTCTTCATCCAGCAGGTCAGCCAGGAATTCGTCGGAAAAGCCCGTGAGCGACAGATCCGCATCATCCAGGCGCAGATCCGCGAGCTCGACCTTCAGCAGCTTTTCATCCCAGCCGGCGTTCAACGCAATTTGGTTATCCGCCAGGATAAGCAAACGCTGCTGCTGCTCGGACAGGTGCGCCAGATCGATCGTCGGCACCACGCGCACACCGAGCTCCTGCAGCGCCATGACGCGGCCGTGGCCAGCCAGGATCTTGTCGCCGGCCGTGAGCACCGGGTTGGTGTAGCCGAACTCGCGCATGCTGCGCTTGATCTGCTCGATCTGCTCGCCGTTGTGCGTCCGCGCGTTGCGGGCATAGGGCAGGAGCTCGGACACGGCGCGCATCTTGAGCTCGGTGGGCATGCGCAGCTGGATTTCGTTGTCAGGCACGGCGGCCCCTTCCTTTCTTCGATTGTTCGATATGGGCCAGGAATTCGCGCCAGTCGGGGCGGCGGTATTCCCACAGCCCGGCATGCTCGGGATAGCAGATGGTGAACACCCGGCCGAGATCCGGCACCCAATTGCCGTTGACCTTGAAGGCGGCGTCGCTGCCGCGCTCGGCGTGGCGGGTGTAGTGCCGGATTTCTTCCACGATGGTGCGCGCGCTGAAGTGCTCCCAGCCCTTGCCGATCAGGTCCAGGGCCTGCAACTCGAAGCGCTGGTAGATATGCCAGTTCTCGTCCAGCCAGATCAGAAAGCCCGGCCGGAAGAAGCGCGCGAACGACGCCAGACGGGCGCTGATGCGGGAATTAGTGGCCATGGCGGATGAACACGTGCACCACGTAGTCGCCGCCGTGCATCATCACCGTGTTGAGATAGCGGGCATCGTCGGGCACCGGGCCGCCCGTGAGCACCACATAGACGCGAAACGACTCGAAGCACGGCGCGAGATCTGGCTGCGCCACATACAGCACCAGGGAGCTGTGCTGCTCCTGCGCCGACAGCACTTCCGTGCCCTGCGGCACATGAAAATCCATGTAGCCGGATGCCGGCAGGGCATACTTGAAAACATTGCGCATACCACTTCCCCTTCACTCTCGCCGGCACCGCGCCGGCTTCTCTGTTCTCAGCCGCGCGTGACCACGACAGTCGGCTTTTCATCGCCCGACTCGATGCCCCACGCCTTGCGTTCGGTTTCCTGCAGCTTGGCCAGCGATTCGACGTTGGCCTTCACCTTCTTCGCCATGGTCTCGTCGCCACTCTTGATCGAGCGGTACAGGATGACCCGCACCGCGTTGATTTCCTTGCGATGCCGGCCAATCACGTCGGCGCGCGCCGTCACCGATGCGATCTCGGAGATTTGCGACGGCGGCAGCGAATCGCCATCGGGCTCGGCCACGGAAACCGGATCGGAACTTGGCAGCGTGTCAACTGCCGGGCTATCCACCGATGCGCGCGGCGCGCCCTCCCGGTTTTTCACGAACTCTTCGGCAAGGCGGGCATCAGCGGCCGCATGTGCCTTGCTTGTCAGGTCGGCACCATTGGCTTTCTTCTGCCAGCCTTCCTTCCTTGCGCGTTTCCCGATGCCTTGGCGCGTGACGCCCAGGAGCTCACAGAGGTCGGCAAAGGAGCAGCTGGGCTCGTTCTCCCAGCGGGCGCGGGCATACGCCCACAGGTCGGATTTCGGATCAGGCAGGGCCATCGGGGCAGCGTTTCGTTGCGGAATCAGTGAATACGATGGGGCAACTATCGCGTCACGACCGGCGGAAACCGATGCTGGCGGGAAACCGGGAAACGGAAACCGGAAACTTTGGGGGGAAAGTGGGTTACTAGACAGGCGGAATCTAGTAAGTGGGGAGTTGGTAGGTAGTAAGTGGGTAGGTGGGTAGTTTTCTCCCCACCCCGCCAGGATGCGATGCGAAATTATTTTGCCGGAACATCGAAATAATGGTTGCTATGCTCACGCAATGCGCTATACTGATCTCATTGAAAACACAACGCAACCGGGAGAAACAACATGAACAACGCCGCAACCAAAGCAGCAGAGCAAACCACCGAGCCGACCGTGTTCGAATATCTCGCCCCGTGCGCCGAAGGTCTGGACCTGAACGATGCTGAGGATCGCGCGATCTTCCGCAGCCGCGTGGCGGAAAAGACTGCGGTCACCAAGGTGTTCGCCATGAAAGAATGGATGGGCACCGAGGCAAACATGAGCCGCCATCAAGCCGTTCATGCGCTGGCCAACTTCTACATCGCCAACGCACCGAAGGCGGAAGCGCCGGCAGCCGAGCAGGCAGCAGCCCCGGCAGCGGAAGAGCCGGCCAAGCCGGTCAAGAACGCAGACGGTTCTTACACCTATCGCGGCTTCACCTTCGAACAGAAGAGCAGCGGGCCAAATGCCGGGCTGTATATCCACAAGCAAAACGGCAAATCGCTGCTGGCCACCAAGACGCTATCCGGCATGCAGGCGGCGATTGATCACTATGTTGCGGCGCATGAGCCGGAGCAGCAGGCCAAGGCACTCACGGCGGAAGGCGTGGCCATGATCGGCGGGCAAGCGCACGGTCTGGATCTGAGCAATGAGGCGCAACGGCACGTGCTCTGCGGCCGGATATTCCAACTACTGAGCATGAACAGCCCGGAAGTTCGGCAGGCGATCGGCACGGCGGAATGTGGCAATCGGTTCGACTATGCAAGGGAGCTCGTGCGGCTGTATATCCAATGCACGTCTGCGCAGGCCGAGATCAAGCTGCCGGCCATGATCCCGCTGCCATCGGCGGATCTGGAATATCGCGGCCACAAGATCCGCAAGCTGGAATTCGGATTCGCGGTCACCCTTTATGGCCTGCCGACCAATGTGGGCAGCCTCGAATCGGCAAAGAAGCTGGTGGATAAGGAACTCGACCGGAGGCGCGATGCGCAGCTGCAGGAAATCATCCAGAAGCGATTCCCCGGGCATGGCATGCACAACATCAGCCAGCACATCAAGGCGGCGCTGATCGAAGCCTACGCGGCCGGGCAGGCGACCGAGTAAGCGGGAGTTGCCCGGAAACACGTCGCTTGACAGTCGGGAACGTCAGGCGCATTGTCCGCCGCGCAATATATCCCCATGAAAACAAGGAAACCAACATGACCCACACCATTCCCGCTTCCCGGGCGCGCATCAAGCGCCTACCCGCGCGCAGCATGGCCGATGCCGTATTCGTGTATCGCAACGTCCATATCTTCATCACCCGCAGCCCGGAACCCTATGGTTTGCGCGCCACGCTGGTCGGCTACCGCCGGGCGGATGGCGGCTTTGTCCATACCCGCGAAGCAGTCTGCAGCGATCTGCGGCCCCTGATTGCCGAGATCGATGCCCATTTGGATGCGCGCGCCGCCGAGATCCGCAAGCTGGCCACCGAAGTGCGGTTCGCATGACGCGCATGGATACCGTCCATAAGAAGCCGAGCCGCCGCGATCTGCTGAAGGTCATCACCACGCTGCAGCACTTGATCGGCACCGCCATGCAGAATCATGGCAATGACCGCAACCCGAACGGCTATGAGGCCGGGCAGAAGGCGCTCGAGCAGGCGCACGAGCTCTGCATTCAGGCCCGATCGTTCGACCCGCCGACAGACTAACCACCCAGGAGAGACACATGGCCTACATCATCAAGAGGGGCAGCCGCTACATGACGGGGCATAGCTACGCCACCGGCATGGGCTATCGATTCAGCTGGTCGAGCGATCCAAGCAAGGCGCGGCGCATTGCCGACGATGACGCGTCCACGGACGTGTTCGCCAGCCAGACGCGCGGCAAGATCGTTCACGTAGAGAACACGCGCAAGGAACTGCGAGATCTCGGCCGGCGCGCTATGCGGCTGCGATGACTCTTCCCGTCCCACCGAGCCCGCCGCGTGCGGGCTTTTTTGTTGGTCGAAAATAATTCTTGCGCAACTCACGCTTGGCGTTATAATGATTCCGTTGAGAACGCAATTAAACCCGCACAAAAAGGAGAAAAACCATGGCACAAAAACCGACTCCCACCCCGCTGCCGGCGCGCATCCGCTCGATCGTGACCATCCTCACCGCCGCGCGCTTCAACCAGCTGACCGGCGCGCACGGCTTCCAGCAGATGAATGTCGACACCCTGCGCTTCCGCCTGCCGAGCTACGTGGCGCTGCGCCAGATCAACCGGGTGAACATCACAGCCACCGCCGTGCCGGGCGTGTACCAGCTGACCTTCGGCCGCAAGTTCAAGGTCGACGGCAAGAGCGTCGAGCAGATGGTCGCCACCGTGCCCGATGTTGCCGGCGGCCAGATCCTGAAATGCATCAGCGAGCAGACCGGGCTCAATACCGATCCGTTCATCGATCTCATGTAAGGGCGCGGCCATGATGAATACGCAAGCATTGGCAGCACTGGACAAGGAGCTCGGCGAGGCGCTGGGCTGGACGAATCTGCGCCCGATCAAATTCATGGGCGAGCCATGCGGATATGGCGGCCTGCATCCGCTGAAGATGGCAGAAAGCGCATTGCCAACGTGGACGCGCCAGTGGGAAGCCTGCGGCCCGCTGATGGTCGAATTCGGCTGCTGGCCGAGTTCCCCGAGCATGAGCGATTCCGTGCGCGTCCGTGAGCAGCTGGAATACTTCGACAAGCACAAGGACCGCGACACCGCCGTGCGCGTGGCGATCTGCCGCGCCGTGCTGGCCATCCTGAAGAGCGAACCGGACGCCGACGAGGCCGCCCATGGATAAGATCGAAACGCGCGGCCGCAAGCGCATCACCGGCCGCTTCGAAACCCGCGCCGAGCTCTGCGCGCATGTGTGGGATGCCTACCGCAAGACGCCGGCCAGGATCGCCGATATCGCCCGGCAGGCGCGCGTCTCGACGTCGCTCGTGTCGCGCATCCTCGACACCAAGGAAGGCATGCCGGCGGCGCGCAGTGGCGAGTTCATGACCGACGCCGAGATCCTGATGCTCGAGGCGCGCCTGCCGCTGCCGGCCGGGGATCACCCGGGCCAGGATGACGGCGCGGCATTCCGGCTGCAGCTGCGCTTCCGGATCTTCAACATCGGCATCGCCGCCGGACAGGCGATCGCCGGCACCCGCAACCATTCGCTGATGGTCTACGAGCCGCTGGACAAGCACCCGACCGAAGAGCGGGCGCTGCGCGTGGCCATCCTGCGCGCGGCTGTCGATATCAACGAAGGAAGGGGAAACAGGCTGTGAGCACCCAAGGCGAAGAAATGCGCAAGGCCGCGCGCGATGCGTTCCAGGCGGCCGGGCTTACCTATGACGCGCTGAATGCGTCCACCATGCGTCTGCTGCGCGCGCTGGTCAATGAACGCATGGAGGCCAGCGGCTGCATGCAGGGCTCCCTGCGCTGCAAGCAACGCGGCGTGGTGCAGCAAACGAAATGGGGCCGCTACGCCGAACTGAAGTGCCGTGCTTACTACTTCAGCGAGCGCGAGGCGATCACGTTCAACACGGACGGATTCATAGGCTTTGCCGGCTGGGCAGACGATGGCAACGTGAAACCGATTCTGGATGGCTTCCATGCTTGGGTTTCCGAACTGGCCAAGCGCCCGACACTGGAGAACGCGCCGCTCGGCACCATCGCGCCAGCCATCGGCGGCGGCCACTGGCGGCGCACCGAGCGCGGCTGGCAATGGGGCACCAATGGCAGCACATTCCCGCGCCCAGGCGGCGACTGGAATGGCGATTTGATACCACCCACACAACCCGAGAAAACTGAATGAGCACTGACCAATCCACACACGAGCGCGCGCTGATCCTGCTGCAAGCCGCCCGCGATCTGCTGGACAAGCAGAACCGCAGCGGCTACGTGCTGAACCTGCTGGAAGAAACCGTCCACTACGACGAGGCCGACTGCGATGGCAGCTGCCTGCTGGAAGAGATCACCGCGCTGCTGGAAGATAGCCTGCATGCCGCCTATCTTCACCCTGCCGTGCCGAGCGCAGCGCCCGCCATTCCAGTGGGCGAGGTAGTCGCCAACGATCCGGTACACGGCTGGCACATGCGGCCACTGGTGGATTGGGAAGCGATTGGGGCGGGCACGAAGCTCTACACGCATCCTGCACCGAGCGCCGCGCCTGGCGATGCGCAGACCGTCCGCCGCTATCGTACCGGCGACTGCGGCATCTGTGGATCAGTCATCATGATTGGAGCGATAGGTGACGTGCCGCAATACGTCTGTGCCGCCGCACCAGCAGCGCCGAGTGTCCAGCCCGTCGACCCGATCACCGCCTACTACCGGGACCGCAACCGGGGCGGCTGGGCATCGGCCGAGAAGATCAGCGATCAGCCGCTCGTTCATGAGGCGCTGGAAGCATTCTCGCATGATTCTACGGGCGACAATGCCACGGGCCTCGTGCGGGCAGTGCTCAACGCTGCGTCAGCCGTTCCGCATCCGGTGCTGGATCTCATCGAGCGCATGTACCGGCACCACACCACCACTTCCCTGCCGCTGGCCATCGAGCGCTACGGCAGCAGAGGCTACGCCGCAGAGGAAGGCGGCAAACTCTGGCTGGATGAAGTGCCGGCGATGATCAAGGCGCTGCAGGCTGGCCAGGATCTGCCGCAGCTAGAGGATTTCATGGGATGGTTCCGCAAGAACTACCCGCCGGGCACCGAGATCTTCGATCCAGACTGGCACGGGCGTCGGATCTTGGCGTCGGCCATGTGCGCCACCCAAGCCGTGATCGACAAGATGCACCGCACCGAATAGCCCGCATCAGCACCAGCCCCAAGCCCGACACGTTCGGGCTTTTTTTCAATGAAATCTGCTTGCCGAAATCACGCCTTGCGTTATAATTCGATCCAGCAACACCACCACCCAACCAACGAAAGGATCTTCCCATGTCGGAAACCAGCACCCCCAAGAATACCGCCTGCGGTTGCCAAAATTGCACGGATAAGCCGAAAGCCGCCGATTCCCGAAGCGGTTTCGCGCGCATCCCCCGCGCGACGCCGCCGCTGGGCATGAGCCGCTATGAATGGCGCATGATGCGAAGCGCAGAACTGAAGCAGATCTGCGGCATGCCGCAGGAAGCCGCCGAGATCGTGGCCAACTTCGAGTTCGACGCGAACGACCGCCAGCGCGCCGCCGAAGCGCTGGGCGAGCCGGATGCCGCATGCCAGTGCCCCGGCTGCCAGATGGGCAGAGCGCTGGGCGCAATGTTCGAGGAAGGCGATATGCAGGCGGCGGCAGGCGATGAGCTCACGGCGCAAACCGAAGTCGCGCCGCGCATCCCGCAGCTGACCCAGGATCAAGTCGCCGGCGAGCTCGCGCGGATCTGGAATGCGAAGCTGTCGGCGGATCTGCGCGGCGGCATCATCGCGTCGTTCACGCTGGACGAGCTCACCCACACGATCAACGAGATCTTCACGTCCGTTCTCGGAGCCGAGCAATGACCGATATCACGCTGACCCACTTGGCCAGCGCGCTGACGTTCAAGTCGCGCACCGGCAACACGGGAACGTGCGTCCAGCGCGCGGCGGCGCTGATGCTGGATCTGCGCAACGCCACGCTGATGTTCGGCGTGGTGCGCGCGGCCACGCCCGAGGAACTGGAGAAGAACCCGGATGCCTCGCCCGTGCCGTTCATTCACGCATGGGTGGAATGGCGCGGCGACGTGTACTCGCCGAGCTCCATCGAGAAGTTCAAGGGCGAGCTCCTGCCGCTGCCGAAGGACGTCTACTACCGGGCAAACGCGGTCAGCCGCACGTGGCCGCTCGAGCCGAAGGCATTCCAGGCTGTGGCCAAGCGCTTCGGGCTGTCGGCGGCGTTCCGCCACGGCAAGGACCGCGCTGGCGATGGCGCAGTCACCGATGCGCTGCTGAAGGCGGCCGGCGTGAAGTGGAAACTGAGCGAGCGGCGAACGCTGCTGCCGGCGGAATGAAACAGCACCCGCGTCGCACCTACGCCAACCCCATGTCGCTGCTGCGCATCGAGCGCATTCTGACCGCGCTGCAGCCGGTCAGCGAAGGCGGCATGGGGCCGATGACGGCTCGCCAGATCGCCGAACGCCTGTTCATGGGCGACCGCACCGCCGCCCGCGTGACGCAGCACATGCGCCTGAAGCGGAAGATCATCTACATCAGCGGCTGGAATCAGAATTCGCGCGGGCGATTTTCCCCGGTCTTTTCCCCGGGAAGCCTGCCCGATGCCCCGAAGCCGAATAGCCGCACCGACGTGGAGTATTCGCGGGAGTATCGCAAACGCATTTATAGCGACCCGGAAATGCTCGATCGGTACCGCGCAAAAAAGCGTGCCGATTGGCACCGCCGGAAATTGCTAAAGAAGAAATCCAGCTGGATTCCATTGCCGATTCAAGCGCAGGAGGAAATACACAATGAGCAATAAAGCCTTCCTTTTCATTGTTCTTTGGCCGGGGCTGGTTTTTCTGGCTTTCGGCTATTTGTGCCTCGATCCGATTCTATGGTCGGCGATATGGAAAGGGACGCTGATCGCTTATTTAATCCTCGCGCCAATTGTATATTTAGCAATTCGCCTCGATAAATAGACCGGCAAATAAGCCATCTTATCCATACGGCTAGTTTTTACCTGCAAGTCCGATCTTTGAATTTTAGGGAGTGACAAACATGCAATTAAGCACAGCGCGTTACATCGAGGTCAATGCCGGCGTCCGGTATTGGGAGGATGCCACCGTCAATGGTAAAGAAGATACGAACGGGGAAATCCCGTTCCGTGTTGGAAACGACTGGAAGCCCGTGATCGAGCTGGCAACCGGCCAGATCATCGGCTGGCCGGAAGGCACCGAGGCCGATGTGCATTACAAAGTCTGTGATGACGGCGAATACTGGCTGCTGGACGAGAACAAGAAGCGGATTGCCAAGTGGGCCAGCTATTACGTTCCAGACCGCATTCTCTGCATCGGCGACCGAGGATATGGCGATTACATCATCTTCAAGGTCGGCAGCGACGGCAAGATCATCGACTGGAAGCAACCGGCGATTGCAAATGGCGATGACGATGAAGATAAGCCTTGGAAGCTCTTGAATACGGCTCAACCCGGAGAACCGCAATGACCGATACCCGCGCCGCCTTCGAGGCGCACTTTCAACTGTCGCAGCGGCAAGCCAAGCGCGACAACAGCGTCGGCTATGTCGATGAGTTCGTGCGGGCGCGATGGGAAGGCTGGCAGGCGGCGAAGGCAAACGTTGTCGAGCGGGAAAATAATGCTGCTCAATTTACATCTGATTGCCATCCGGCCGAAGTTGAGGCGGGACAGCGTGGACTGGCGGCATTACTTGCGGCAAGGGCCGCCGATGCTGCCGATGGAATTGAAGTCCCTGCAGATCTGACGCGACAGGAATTGCGGGACTTTCTCGACAAGGCAGCCGAGTGAAGTGCGCGTAATATCCAAAAAGTAAAATAAACCGGGTCTATTGAGATGACAAAGCCAATTGAGGATTTGCCGGGTGAGGAGTGGCGCGATGCGCCTGGATTCGGCGGCCAATACCTAGTCAGCAATCATGGCAGGGTAATGTCCCTGCAATGGGGAAAAAGCAGAATACTAAAGCCAGCTCCAAATTCGCAAGGGTATTTGATTGTAGGTTTGCGTAAAGATGGCTACAGAAAAAGCATGTTGGTCAGCCGGCTTGTCATGTTGGCGTTTCTTCCCGTCGCTAATGCGGGCGATTTACAGGTCAACCATAAGGACTTTAATCTGACGAATAACACCTTGTCGAATCTCGAGTGGACGACACCACGCGAGAATGTCGATCACTTTCTGGACACGGGAAAGCGTGTTGGTGCCTGCACAATAAAGGGCGAAGCACATCATCTGAGCAGGCTTACCGAAGAGCGCGTAATTGAGATGCGTCGGCTGTTTGACGAAGGCAACCACGACTGCATGCAGATTGCCAATATCTATGGCATCAGCCACTCGACAGCGCTTCAGGTTTTGAAAGGGAAAAGTTGGAAGAAGCTTTTGCCGCCAGGATGGACGGCTCCAGATACCTCTAGAAAGTATGGCCGATAATCTTGGGATATGACAAATGAAGGATCACGAGATTGCGCAGACCGTCAACCGGCTGCGCGACATTGCCAACGATTTCCACGGCACCGGCCAGCTACGGGAGCGCATCGCGCGCCTGATCGTGCCGCTATTGAAAGGCGAACCGTTTTCGCCGGCCATGATGCAAACCGACCCATTTGAAACAAAGCCGTCCCATGCACATGACTGGAAGCCGGCCGAGGAACTTGGAAAAGGCGTGGTGATGTGTGATTGCGGATTTGCGAAGTTCCCGCCTGACTACATAGCCACGGCCTATGACCGATAACGAGCGCTATGTCGAATAGCACATCAGGAAAATGGAAATGGAATTCGAAGAATTAAAAGGTGCAACCAGCGAATTAAGCACCGAACGCATCATGGATATTTACCGGCTCAATCAATCCGGCGGAATTGAGGCTTTCGCGCGCCAAATCGCATTGGAAATGAAACGGATCGCCGGCGCGCAAGCAGAAACAGCGGCCCCAGCTGCGGATAAAAGCGATTGCTCGCATCCGCTTCCGCTACCCATGTACGGCTACGCCGACGCCGGCTGCTGGAAATGCGCGAAGGGCAGAAAGCCGCTGCGCATGATTCTGTGCCCGACGTGCGGCAACAAGCGCTGCCCGAAGGCTTCCGACCACGATCTGGCCTGCACCGGCTCCAACGAGCCCGGGCAGGCCGGCAGCATCTACTAGCCACCATGGTCGCCCGCTACGGCCCGGCGCGCATCACGGATCTGGAGCAGACCATTTGCGGCGCGTTCGTGAAGTACAACGCATGGCGCAAGGCACATCGGCTGATCAAGGTGCTGGAGGCGAAGGTTGCCGTGCTGGAGTTGGCCAATGCCTCGCTGAAGGCGGAAATCGAAAAACTGAAAGGGGAGCAACATGGAACGAAAAGCCCGTCCATTCGACCGCAGCGCGCTGTCGATGGCCACCTACTTCGCCAACCGCCGGATCAGGGACACGCTGAAACGAGCGCAGCAGATTAAGCAGGATTCCGACCGGGAAGCCCGCATTGCGCGCCAGCTTTGCAAGGCATGCCACTACTTCCCGGCGATCGCTGGCCAAGCGTTCACGGACCAGCCCTGCGCCTGCTGCGACGCCATGCAGACTTACAGCAGCACCCACACCGACGCGCTGTGCATGGAGTGCGCGAAGGCGCATGAACTGTGCAAGCACTGCAGCGGCGATATCGACATGCGCAGCGATCGCCAGTTCGGAATCATTGAGAAATCAACGAAAAGTGGGCAGTAGGATAACGCGAGTTATCTGTCTGCCACTTCATGCCGAAGTTGCAACTTGGAACGGAAATCGAATTTGCCGCATTACAATGTTAGGGGCCGGAAACGGCCCTTTTAACATTTTGATAAGGCTTGCGATGACCGATACCACCATCCCCGCAGCACCCGACCTGCCGGCCAATGCGCCCACGGTTTATGAGCTCTACGACTGGACGAACCCGGCCGCGCCGGTGCTGGCCGATACGGTCACGCTGACCGATCGCGGCCCGGACTTCATCCCGCAAGATCCGCGCTTTGCCGCCGAGCGCGGTGCGGCCGCATGGCATCGCAGCCCGAAGGCGCTCAAGCTGGGCGACTTCGCGCTCGGCCCGCACCTGTTCGCGTCCCATGCCGGCAATACCACGTCGGGCACCCAGCCGCTGCTGCAGGTGGGCATCTGGCTGTCGCGCGGCGGCGCAGGCGACCCGTGGTCGACGTTCCCGTTTGCCGACACCTACGACAAGAAGCGCGATTCGACTTTCCCGGGAGCGTTCAAGATCCTGGCCAAGACGGCGGCTGGCGCGCTGGTGCACACGTTCGAACTGCATGACGGCTTGGCCATCAACGATGCCAGCCTGCACCAGGGCTACCCGACCGACACCCAGCCCGATCGCCCGTTCTTCAGCGTCGGCGGCGTCCTGATATGGGAAAACGAAGTGCCGCGCCGCTCGGCGCTGCTCGAATCCTTCTTCCCCGGCATCACCGACGAAGGCATGCGCCCGTCCCAGGCCAAGAGCCACTTTACCTTCAACGGCTGCGAGCCCGAGATCACCACCGGCTACAGCGGCAACTCGCTCAATTCGCTGGGCAACATTTTCGTGAACAAGGAATGGGCGCAGCCGAAGGCGGCCTACTGGCCGGACTTCACGAAGCCCGGCACCTTCGACCCGTATTTCCCCTATTCCGATGCCTGCTACGATGGCCATTCCGCCTTCATGGGCCCGTGGATCGAAGGCTATCTGTACGAGGCCGGCAGCCGCACCACGCACAACTATTACACCGCGCCCGGCGGCCCGCGCCCGGATCGCGCCCCATTCCCGAGCCAGCTGGCCATGTGGATGACCGACCCGAACGGCAAGCGCCAGGATGGCGTCGCCTTTTCCGTGATCGCCTACAACTATGCGCTCGCCTATGGCAATCACCCGAACCATTGGGTGACGGATCTCTACAACCTGAGCCTGCGCCCGGATGCGGATCTGATCGGCTCGGTGCCGTACTTCATCGGCAATTACTATGGCGACGGCGCGGGCGTGTCGCCGAACGCGATCCAGCTGAATGCCTGCCAGCGCGACGGCACCAACGATAGTCACTATGACAGCGCCGGGCGCATGCCGTATCACGGCTGGGGCCGGGATGCGCTGCACGACTACACGTCGGCCGGCGATGCGGCGCTCTGCTATCAGAGCCCGCTGATGATGATCCTGTCGAAGTGGGACACGATCACCAGCTTCATGGCGCACGGCAGCGCGCAGTGGAGCGGACGCGGCGGCGATGGCGACGGCGGCAGCTACATGATCCGCACGATGGCATGGCAGTGGAAGCATCACGTGCTGGCCTACATGATGGCGGCTGGCCACCCACTCGGCTTCGACCAGGGCGCGATTCTGGGCCGCTTCTGCGCCGTGCTGGAATCGATCGGGCGCGACATTCAAACCCCGGTGGAGAATGGCGATCGGCCGAGCGGCTTTGCCCACTACTATGAAGGCATCGCGCGCTTCGGTCAGCCGCTGGTGCTCCAGGGCGACAAGTGGGGCGTTCCCGGCGGCGGCCTGTCGTTCTATCTCGGCGGCGTCTTGCTCTACATGAAGCAGTCGGGCATGTATGCGGCGATCCAGGCGCGCGGCGGCGCGGCCTATTCGGCGCTGCTGTTCACGATCCGCAATGCCTGCCAGTACGTGTTCGGCCTGTTCGCCGACACCAAGGGCACGATGTTCCCGTATGCGCAGTTTCCGGCCTCGATGGTGTTCGCCGATGGCACCGACATGCCGGCCGACTGGAGCGAATGGAGCGCCAAGATCGAAACCGGCCCGGCCGACTTCAACAGCAACGACGGCGTGAACTGCTTCGGCGGCGACCGCGACGTCTGCACCCACTCGGCCATCCAGTTCGCCTACATCATGCGCGACGCCTTCCCCGAGATCGACCACCCGAAGAAGGCGGCGGCGCTGGCCAACATCGACCGCTACCTGAAGCGGCAGACCGAGTATGTCGCCTCGAAGGCTGGCGACTTCGGCGCGCAGCGCGATGCTGATCACACGTTCCGCTACCCCGGCATCGCCCCGCTGAAGGCCCCGGCGCAAGTCGGCCCCGGCGCACCCGCAACACTGCCGACGATTGCCAGCACCAAGCTGACGCCGGTGCCACCGCCGCCGGCACCGCCCGCGCCGAAGGAACTGCAGGGCCTGACCGGGCAATGGCTGCTGATCGGCCACGAGTACGACAAGGGCCTGACCGTCGACGCCGACACCCAGGTGGCCTACGGGCTCAACAGCAGCTGGATCGTCAAGACGCTGTCGGGCAGCTTCGATCCGTCGAACGACTTCTTCGGCAGCGATCCGAGCCCCGGCCTGCAGAAGGAAGTCTACAAGGCCGTGGCCGAGGCTGCGCCGGCACCCGCCCCGCAACCCGCAACACCCGCGCCGGCCGCAACACCAGCCGCAACAGTGCCGGCTGCGCCCGCAGCACCGGCACCCGCAACACCGCAACCTGTTGCGCCCGCAACAGTGCCCGCAACACCTGCCGCAACACCGGAGCCCGCGCCGGCCGCCGCGCCTGCGGCGAAACCGGAACCTGCGGCGGCGGATCTGGCCATGATGAACAGCTTCATCGGCTTCATCACCCAGCTGTTGAACGCGCTCGGCTACGACGTGACCAAGCGCTGACCGGGGAATGGTGAGGATTTACGGGAACTCTTCACCATTCGCTGCCGGCGGGAAATATAATGGCTGCATGTTTCCTCAAAACAATCAGCGCCCGCCGGCGCATTTCCAAGCCCCGATTCCCGCCCCGGATGCGCTGATACTGGCGCAGCGGGACGGCATCGCCCTGATGATCACCCGGGCCGCCGCCGCGCGCGGCATCGGCGCGCTACGGGCCAATGTCGCCGTGCGCCGGGACCGCGTTTGCGAGCAGCTGGCGCGCTGGTGCGAGCAGGAAGGCATTGCGCTGCGCTGGCGGCTGAAGATCAACCAGCTGCCGCTGCATCGCCCGGTCAAGATCCTCGATTCGGCCGAGCCGGCGACCGCGCTGGCCACGCGCCTCGAGCGCAAGATCAGCGCGCTGATCGATGCGGATTTCCAGGCAAAATAAAGCGCTTGACCCATCACGCTTTGCGCCATATATTTCCTCTCGAAATCAACCATGTCCTCAAGGAAATAAGATGCCGCAACAGGAAAACATCGCCCAGGAAGCGCAGATCGACCCGCGATTCCCGACCATGATGCAAGGATGGACCGACTTCGCGCGCGACGTGATCGACGGCTCGCTGCCCGAGCTCGATGCGATGCTGCAGTTCACCTACTTCCACGGCGCGCAGGACATCATGCGACGCGTGGCCAAGATCAACCGCGAAGCCGTCGCCGCGAAGAATCCGCAGCTGGCGCTGGACGAGATCAACCGGCTGGTGCGCGAGCTCAACGCGGCCATCAATATCCTGGCGTCCACGCCGGAGAACTTCAGCGGCCAAGCGGAAAAGAGCAAGCGCCCCGGGCTGATCCTGCCGCCGGGCGCGGGCAAGCTGGCGAACTGACGCGCGCCGCAGAAACGACAAAGCCCGGGATCTCCCGGGCTTTTTTGTTGGACCGCTGCAGGCAAAAAAAAGCCCGGGTTTCCCCGGGCCCGTACTTCCTACGAAACGCCGGCGGGCCTTCCCTTCCCAAAGAAACCCCGCCGAACATTCCAACCAACGAACAGGTAAGGGACTCACTGGCTGCTGCCGCCTCCGGGTGAAGAAGCTGATTGGCCGCTCACCTTACGCAAGACCCTTACCTGTTCGCGCTGGCCACTTTCGTCACCAGCGCATTGCGTAGGTGGAACTATATCATATTCCACCATGAAAACAACGAAATCTATGCGGTGCGCGCCCGAAATCGCGCGGTCGGCAGCGGCACCGTGCCGGCATAGTGCCGGATCAGCGCGGCGGTCAGGAAGATCCCGGCCGCCAGGGCGGTGACCACCATGGCGAAGGCCAGCAGCAGCAGGCCGGCTTCGGCGTCATCCTCGTCGCCGCTTGGGATCACGCTGGCCACATCGGCGAACGCGCGGCCGATGCCATCCCAGGCCCCGGCCGCGTTGTGCCACATGGCCACCGTGTTGTAGCCGGCCGTGCCCAGGTTCAGCAGCGAGCGATCGCGCAGCGCGACGCGCCAGGATTCGACCAGGATGGCAAAGCCGGTACCGAGCGCCGGGACGATGATCAGCAAATACCACAGCGACAGCGCCGCATGCTCGAGCTTCGGCGGCAGCACGTGGAACAGGTGCGCCACGCCCAGCAGCGCCATCAGGATGATGCTGGAAAAGCCGATCGCGCTCTGCACCGCGCCGCACCACACCAGCACCCGGGCCCAGCCGCCGACCGCCTTCGATTCGATCCAGTTCTTGCCGCAGACCCAGGCATTGACCCAGGAGATCAGTCCGTTCCAGGCCAGAAGGCCGACCAGCATCAATACGCTCATGAATTGCTCCCTGTTCTCGGATTAGTGATGCGGCTTTTTACCCGCCGTCCGATCGATCAGCAGACACCTGATGCAGCACCATCGCCCTGCCTACCCGGCATTCCCCTCCGCACCGGCCTGCGCGGGGATATTGCGATGCTCCTGTCCTTCAGGCCGGAACCCCAGCATCCGCAGCATGAAACGGACACCCGGGCGCTGCCTCGATCTGCCGCTGTTTTACCCCACCTGCGGCTGGGGGCCATGACGCCTCGCGGCGCGCTATTCTTCGATGCCCAGGACGCGGTCGACCACGCGCTTCGTCGGACGGGCCTTGACCGTGAAGCCCACCTTCACTTCACACGCCTCGCCGGTGCGCGGATTGCGCGCCATGCGCGCGTTGCGCTCGATGCGGCGCAGCTGGGCGATCCCAGGCACCCGCACCACGCCCTTGTCCTGCAGCTGGGCCACCGCCACGTCTTGCGTTGCGGCCAGCACCGCGCGAACGGTTTCCGCCGGCAGTTCGACGCGGGCGGCAACAGCATTCACGAAATCCCTTGTAAGCATTTGCTCTCTCTTCTCTGTGATCAACGAACCGGAATGATTGTGTTATCACGACAATCACCCCGGGATGGATCACGCTTCGATCGTGTCCAGATTGCCGATGCCCTTGAGCAGCGCCTGCAGCTGCGCGAGCTTCTGCAGGTTCGCGCGGCTGGCTTCCTGCTGCGCCTGCACGTCGATGATCGCGTCGGCGAGCTCATTGGACAGCACCGCCACCTGCGCGCCCAGCTGGCTGACCTTCACCGCGATCTGCTCGAGCCGCGCCATCGGCGACAGCTTTTCTTCGACCGGCAGGTGGTACACGCCGGCGGCTTCGCTCTTGACCAGCGCGGCCGGCGCGGGCCGGCTCTTCGGCTTCTCTTCCTTGACCGGAACCCGCTGCCACAAGTACGCGCCCGGCGTCGATGTTTCTGTGACCAGCCCGGCATCGACCAGGGTGCGCAGGCAGCCGGTGACGTGGTTCAGCTGCATCGTCGTGCCGCGCCGCGCGAGCTCGGCGATCAGCTGGTTCGTCGTCCACTGCTCACCGATCGGCACCACGTCGAAGATCTTTCGGGCTTGGGCCGTCTGCCCCTGCAACAGCGCCTGCTGGCGCGCTTGGCTCATCATTTCCTTCTACTCCCTTAACGCACGTTGATAATCGGCTTCGGCTCTTCGGCCGCCTCGCGCGCGACTTCGCGCACCATGATCTCTTGCGGGTTTTCGGCGCTCGGGCTCGGATTGCGGAAGCATTCCAGCGCCTTGCCCAGCGCGCCGCAGTCCGCGCCGCAGCAGCAGATCCCTTCGGGGCCGGACTGCGCACTCTTGCTGCACTCGGCGCAGCGGGCTTCCACCACGCGCCCCTTCACTTTGCGCACCAGCACCCGGCCGAAGCAGAACCGGCAGGCATGGTCGGCCAGCTGCCAGGACGGCGGCGCGACCGGGCGCTTACGGAACGGCACCGAGTCCGGCACCACCACGCCCTCGGCGTCGAACAGCGGCATCTGCTGCACGTACATGCGCTCTCCCCTTACGACAGCTTCACGACCGGGGCCGGGGCCCACATCACGCTGCCCGTGCCGCCTTGGCGCAGCAGCGTCAGCGCGGCTTCCGTGCGATCCACGACCGGCGTGGCCATCGCCTCGCGCATGACGCGCGAATCGCGCACATAGGCCACCTGCGGCCGGTACAGCTGCCACTTCTTCGGCTTCGCGCCCTTGGCGTTCGCGCCCAGCAGCACTTCGCGCTCGCGGTTGAAACACGACACGCAAATCGTCTGATTGCGCACCAGCCGCATGCGCGAGATCAGGCGGCTGCCCTCTTCCTTGCCGTCGCGGCGGCAGCGCAGGCAGACCGGGCGGTAGTAGATCTCCGGTGCGGCGGCGGCTTCCGGCACCGGCGCGCCGGCGCAGTGCTCGCGGCCGACCGGGCAATTCAGGCAGCCTTCCAGCCGTCCGGACAGCCGGAACGCGCGCGGCGCGGCGGCGAAGTTCTTGCCGCAGGCTTCCGGCGTCATCGTGCCGTAGCGGGCGCAGGCAAAGTAGCGCCCCGGGATACCATCGACTTCAAAGTAGGTAGGCATGGTCGCCGCCTTCATAGGTGAGGATTTTTTCAATGACGCGCTCGGCTTCGGCCGGGCTCGCGTAGCGCACATGGCGCAGAATGCGGCTCCAGACCACGTCGAGCACCTTGCGATAGATGCATTGCAGATCGACACCCTCACACTTGGCCGGCGACAGCGATTTCGCTTCCAGCCGTACTTCGCCGCGCGCATTCACATAGCGGTTGTAATGCCCGGCGAGAATCAAGACGTCCTTGCGGAACTGATCGAAATCCTTGCGCGCCGACTCGCCGCGCACGATCAGATCCTCGTTCGGCTCCCATGCGTCGAAAGCGAGCTCGAACAGGGAAAACAGCTTGCGCAACAGCCGCGCATCCGCCAGCGACACGACGCTGACCGTGACGCCTCCGCCGGCGCGCAGGCTGGCCAGGAAGCGTTCGGCTTCCGGGCCCACCGGCATGAGCCCGCTGTTCGGCGACTTAGCGAAAAAGCATTCCATCAGTTCAGCGTCACCGAATGCGGGCAGATCCACGCGATGCCCATGTCCGCTGCCTCGAGGCCCACCAGGGTGCAGAATTCATGCTGATCCTCGAAGCCGCATTCCTCGGACAGCAGCGCCAGATCGACTTTGCCCACATGCAGCGCGTAGCGGATGCGCAGCGTGATCCAGCTGATCGGGATGGCCACGGCGCTCATGCGTTGAATTCCTCGATCTTCCAGCCGCCGCCGGCCTTCTGCGCCAGCTTGGTCGCCTTGAAAAACCGGAACCACGGCAGCGCCTCGGCCGCCAGCCGGATCTTCAGCTGGCCCTTGTCGGTCGTGAAGCCGCCCTTGGTTTCGTGAATGGCCAGCTGGAAATCCCGGCCAAGCACGAGAAAGTCGGCCTCGTAGAAAGCGTTATCGGCGAGCCGGATCTTCAGCGCGTGGAACTTGTAGCCATGGATCAGCCCCAGCTGGCGCTGGCGCTCGAGCTCTTCGGCGTAGGCGGCCTCGGTCTTGTTCATCGTGCCCTTGGGCAGCCGGCCTAGCGCCTGAAAGCGCTTGGTCGCCTCGGCCGCGCGCAGGGTGCGCTGCTGCTCGGCGGAAAGGAGATTGCCTGCCAGCTGGCCAGCCTGCACCCGGCTGCCGCGCACCTTGGCGTTATGCGCGGCCACCTGCTCCGGGCCCCAGGACAGGGAATTCTTGCGCGATGCCATCAGGCAGCCGCTCCCGGCGCGTTTTCCGGGCCGCTGGCGGGTTTTTTGAGCGCCGCCTTCAGATTCCCCTTGATCGACGCCGCAACAGCCGCCACGGGCTCGCTATGGCTGCGCGTGGGGCCTTGGTGGATCGATGCCATCCACGGGCCATCGCCGGCAGCGATATACACGCGATCTTTGAAATGCGGAAACAGTTCTTCCGGGCCCGGCTGCAGGCCGAGCTCGGCGGCCTTGATCTCGATGCCGGTCTTCGACTTCCACCACTCGCCGCCAGCCTGCGCAGCTGCTGGCATGGCCGGGTTCTTGAACGGGCTGATCTGCTCTTCCTTGATGCACCAGTTCTGCCACGTGGCTTCCCAATCGGTTTTCGATGCATCGCGGCCCGACTTGGCCACCCAATGATTGCGGAACAGCACCGCCACGGTTTCACGGATGTATTCGGCGGTCCAGTGCGGGAATTTCTTCAGCGCCCACTCACCCCAGGCCAGCGGCAGTTTCCAATCTTGAGTAAGGCGAGAGCCGCGCCCCGACCGTGAAGCCGCAGGCTTTGCGGCCTCATCTGTGTTTACTTTATCTGTCCTACTATTAGGTGATTTGGCACTCTTGCCAAATGGGCTGGCACCCTTGCCAATTCGATTTGGCATGGATGCCAAATCAGGCAGCCACTCTTCTTCATCGGCGAAGGCATACCACGTAGTTCGATCTGTGCCGCGCTCGGAGAAGTGCCCCTTGATCAAAACACCATCCTTTTCTAGCTTTTCCAGGGCGCGCCGGATCTTGAACGGCGATGTCCAGAAATATTGCTTATGCAGGGCGGCGACCGTGTTGTAAGACCACGTGCGGCCTTCGCGGAAATTCTTTTCGTTGTCGCGGTTGTGGCGAATCCAATACTGGAAATTCCAGATCAGGCAAGCCTCGAGGTGCCCATATTTCTCAGCGACAAGGCCGCTGAATTGGAAAACAACATCGTGGCTCATGCGCGCGCACCCTTCCGGCAATTGCAGGACTTGCACAGCGTCTGCAGGTTCTCGATGACTGCCTTGCCGCCCTTGCTCTCAGGGAGCATGTGATCGCACTGCAGATCCTTGTACGAGCCGCACTGGCAGCAGCGATATGCGTCGCGCTCGAATACCTTTTTGCGCAGACCGGGCGTGATCGTTTCCTTGCGCGGGCCCGGTCGCCGGGGAGCCGCCGGCGGGTTTTCTCGGGTAAGCCACTCGCCCGAATGCTTCATCCAGAAAGCATTGGCGATTTTCTCGGCGCAGCTGAAGCAGACCGCCGCGCCAGGGACCACAACCGAATATTCGTAGGCGGAATTGCGGGCGCTCTCACTGTCGTCGCCGCACATCGGGCAATAGCTGATCGGATTCGATTCGAGCAGTTGCGTGTACGAATCTGAAAGTTCAGGAAGGGAAGGATTAAGTCTCATGGATCTAATTCTTGTTGATGGAAGGAATGTGTTCGGTTGATCAATGTCAACGGCAAGCATTTTGCGAGGTCGGCCATTTTTCCGCAATAGCTTTCATTGTTTTTTCAGTGTAAAGTCGCTTTGCAATCAAAAACTTATCAAAAGGATAATGATGGATACCATGAAGGAAATCGGCGCAGCGATTCGCGCGCAGCGCAAAAAACGCGATCTGACGCTGCAGCAGGTTCACCACCTGACGGGCGTCCACCACACAAATCTCTCGCGCATGGAATCCGGCCGGCAGGCGATCACCACCGACGTGATGATCCGGCTGGCCACCGCCTACGGCATCACGCTCGGCGAACTGCTGGCCAACGTGACCGTCGACACCCCGGCGGCGGCCGTGCTGCTGCCGGAGCTCGGCGTGACTTCCGCCGGCGAAGCGGTGATGGATGAAGGAAGGAAGCATGCCTTTGTCCTCGCTGACGTTTCCCTTGCGGGAACCACGGCCGCCGCGCTGTCGGTACCGGATGACGCGATGGCCCCGCTTTTGATGCCCGGCGACGTGGTGCTGATCGACATGAACGACACCAAGATCCACACCACCGGCGGCGTGTTCGGCATCGCCATCGATGGCCAGCCGGCGATCCGCCGCCTGTTTCCCGCGCCGGCCGGCATCATCGTGCAAACCGAAAATCAGCTGTATCCAAACCTGCACATGAGCGCCGAAAGCGCCCAGGCCCTGCGCATTCTCGGCCGGGTGAAGGTAGCACGGCGACGTTCCGGTTTCTAACGCTGGCGCATTCGGTTATGATGTAACGCAAGGCGAGATTTATGACCGTCACATATCGTTGAATAAACAACGTATTTTGCGGTTGACGCACAAAATTGGTTTGGCTATTATGGTTCCACTGTTTCGACAGGGAAAAAAACCATAACGGAGCCAACCAACATGAACACCCATTCCCAAACTTTCCGAGATCTGCGCGCATGCGAAGCCGATCAAAACCGCCGGGCCCGCAACTGCCTGATCGCCATCGCCGTGATCTTCGTGATCGTCGGCATCATTGGAGCACTGTGATGATCCGCAGCCAGAGCCAGATCGATTTCCGGGGCCTGATGGCCATTGCCGCGCGGCCGGTCAAGCGCCTGATGGCGCAGATGGAATTGCGCAGCAACGTGCGCACCATCGAACTGCTGCAGCGCCAGATCGGCAACGACCGCCGCGCCATCGCCTACCTGCAGCAGGAGCAGGCGCTGATCAACTCCCGTATCCGCGAGCTCTCATGAATCAGGTCTTCACCGTGCGCGCCTCCAGCTGGGGCGGCCTGTTCGACTGCGCTTTCAAGTGGCAAGGCGAACACCTGCTCGGCATGCAGCGCCCGTCTGGCCTGCGCGCCGTGCTCGGCACCGCCGTGCATGCCGGCACCGCCGCCTTCGATGAGGCGCGCATGCTCGGCCGCCCGATCAAGGCCGACGAGGCAGCCGAGGCAACGATTCAGGCGCTGCACAATCCGGATGGCGAGGTCGATTACAAGCAGGACAAGAGCCTGACGATGCGCGAAGCCGAGGCGATCGCGCTGGCGCTGCATACCCGCTACTGCGCCGAGATCAGCCCGCTGTACGAATTCAAGGCCGTCGAAATGAAGATGGCCCCGCTCGAGATCGACTGCGGCAATGGCGTGACGATCCGCTTGACCGGCACGATGGACCGGGCCCGCGTGGCGAAGATCGCCGGCCAGGATGCCGCCGCCACCGTGATCCCCGATATCAAGACCGGCAGCCGCCTGATCCAAGACGGCGCGGTGATCACCAAGGGCCGCAGCGCGCAGCTGGGCGCATACCAGCTGATGTATCAGGAAACCACCGGCGAGGAAGCCCAGGGCGCGCAGATCATCGCGCTGCCGACGTCGGGCAAGCCCGAGCCGATGGTCTCGAAAATTTGGGACGCGCGCCGCGTGATGCTCGGCACCGAGGAAGCGCCCGGCTTCATCGAGCTCGCGTCGAAAATGTTCAAGGACGGCTTCTACCCGCCGAACCCGCAGAGCCCGCTCTGTTCGAACAAGTTCTGCGCGCGGTATGACACCTGCCCCTACCACGATTAACCCCCACCCCAGGAGAAACACCATGGCAAACCTGCAAGACATGAAGCGGCAGCAGACCAACAACGGCGCGCTGGCCACCCCGGCGGATAAAGTGCGCCAGAAGATCGGCCTGCTCGAGAAGCGCAAGGAAATGCTCGGCTCCGGCGCGTCCGGCTCGATCGTGATCGACCGCGAGATCCGCGCCGCGTCGGTGATGATGATGAACAGCCGCGATCTGCAGGATGCGACGCCGGATTCCTTCTACACCGCCGTGTCGATCGCCATCAATTCCGGCATCGGCTTGTGCAACGGGCGCGGCTATCTCGTCGCCTACAGGGGCAAGTGCTCGTTCGTGCCGGGCTGGAAAGGCTTGGTCGATCTCGTGGCGCGCACCGGCCGCGCCAGCGTCTGGACCGGCGTGGTCTATCAGGGCGACCTGTTCGAATGGGAGCTCGGCGATGCGCCATTCCTGAAGCACAAGCCGCTGGGCGACTCGGACAACTGGCAGCATGCCACCCACGTCTATGCGATCGGCCGCGTGAAGGATCAGGATTACCCGATCATCACCGTCTGGACGATCAACAAGGTGATGAAGCACCTGAAAACTTTCAACAAAGTCGGGGATCGCCACTATGCGCTGAAGGATTCGAACAACGCGGAAATGTATGCCCGCAAGGTGGTGTTGCTGCAGACCATCAAATACCTGCCGAGCTCGCAGGATCTCGAGAACGCGGTCAACGCCGAAACCGCTGCCGAAACCGGCCGCGACATGGTCATCGATGGCGACTTTTCCTATGTGCAGGAAGAGGATCACGCCGGCCAGCCGCAGGAAGCTGCGCGCGAGGAAGCGCCCGCCGGCAACGATGCGCCGGAAGCGATGTTCGAAGAGCAGCAGACCCAGCAGCGCCAGCAGCAACAGCAGCCCCAGGAAAACCCGGCCGCTGCAAAATTCCGCGCCTTCAAAGCCCGGCTCGAGAAAGCCACCGATATCGACATGCTCGACGCCGACGCGGACCTGATCAAGGACTTTCCGGAAGCCGTGCAGGCCGAACTGAGCGCCGCCTACCGCGCGCGCCGCGAAGCGCTCGATAACCCGTTCCCGCCGGCCGGCAAGGCTGCCGACGCCCGCGCGCCGCAGATGAATCTCGAATAACAAGAACAGGAAAACATCATGGAAATCACCGGAATCTCGATCGACAACTATCTCGGCGCGCGCCGCATCCGCTTGGTCCCGCTGCGCCCGGTCGTGGCCATCGCCGGCCCGAACGGCGCGGGCAAGAGCTCCATCAATGAAGCGGTGCGGCTGGCGCTCGGCGGCGAGATCCTGCGCGTCGACCACAAGCGCGATTACAAGCTGCTGATCTCGGACGGCGCGAAGGAAGCCGAAGTGCGCGTCGATACCGACGCCGGCAGCGCGCTGTATGCGCTGCCCAAGGGCGGCCAGGAGTTGCGCGGCGATCTGGCCACGGCGGATCTGTCGGCGCTGCCGTTCGTGCTCAATGCGCAGGGCTTCGCCAAGATGAACGCCGCCGCGCGCCGCATGTTCCTGTTCGCGCTGACCAACAGCACCGCCAGCCCGAAGGAAGTGGCGCGCCGGCTCAAGGAAAAGGGCCATGCCGAGGCGAAGATCGACCTTGTGCTGCCGATGCTGAAATCGGGTTTCCCGGCGGCCGAGGCGCTGGCCAAGGAAAAAGCCAGCGAGTCGCGCGGCGCGTGGAAGGCGCTGACCGGCGAAACCTACGGCAGCGTGAAGGCCGAAACGTGGGCGGCCGTCGCCCCGACGATCGATGAAGAGGCGCTGCATGCGCTGAAGATGGAGCATGCCACGGCGCAATGCGCGCTGCGCGACACGGAACAGGCGCTGGGTGCAGCCAAGGCCGCCGCCCAGGCAACCGAAACGCTGGCGCGCCAGCTGGCCGCCGACACCCGGCTCGCCGCGTCGCTGCCCGTGGCGCAGGAAAACCTGCGGCAGGCCCAGGCGGATCTGGACGGCCAAGAGGCGCGCCGCGCGCAGCTGGAGCCGCTGGCCGGCGATGGCCCACGGCAGGGCCTGATCCATGACATGGCGCGCTTCATCAATGCGCTGGCCGCCGGCGTGGTGCTGGATGCCGACAATGCCGATCGGGCCGAGGCGCTGATCGCCAGCTACGAGGGCGAATTCGGCGCGGTCGATGCGCACGGCGACCCGCAGGCGAAGGCGGAACTGAAATCCGTCGAATCGACCATCGCGCACCTGAAGAGCTCGATGGAAAACCTGCGCCAGCGCATCGTCGCCGCCGAGCTCGCGCAATCGCGCATCGATAATCCGGAAGTGGCACCGGCGGCCGTGGACGTGGCCGCACTCACCGCCAAGCGCGACGATATGAAGCTGGCGCTGGACAATCTGACCGTGCGGCTGGTCGAGCGCGAGCGCGAAGAGGATCTGGCCAAGAATGCCGACGCGATCACCGCGCAGGCCAAGGCCCACCACGACACCGCGATGGCATGGGATGCGATCGCTGCCGCGCTGTCGCCGGAAGGCATCCCGGCCGAGATCCTGGCGCAGGCCCTGAAGCCGATCAATCAGGCGCTGCAGGCCGCCGCTGTCGCCACGCGCTGGAAGCAGGTTCGCATCGATCCCGACATGAGCATCCGCGCCGATGGCCGCCCGTATTCGCTGCTGTGCGAATCCGAGCAATGGCGCTGTGATGCGATGATCGCCGAGTCGATCGCCGAGATCTCCGGCATCAAGATCCTGCTGCTGGACCGCATGGACGTGCTGGATCTGCCGAGCCGCGCGCAGCTGCTGCTCTGGCTCAACGACCGCGCCAGCGCCGGGCACATCAATACCGCGATCGTCTGCGCCACGATGAAGGCCAAGCCGACCGGCCTGCCCGATGGCATCGAGGCGCACTGGCTGGCCGATGGCGTGATCGAGCGCATCGAAGAGGAAGAAACCGTTTAACCAACCGGGCCCGGGATAGCCGGGCCCTTTACTTGAAAGGCCACCATGGCAAGCATCAACAAGGTCATCCTCGTCGGCAACTTGGGCCGCGATCCCGAAACCCGCTACACCCAAGGCGGTGACGCGATCACCAATCTGGCCGTGGCCACCACGGACAAATGGAAGGACAAGGCCAGCGGCGAGCAGAAGGAAGCCACCGAATGGCACCGCGTCACGTTCTTCGGCAAGCTCGCCGAGATCGCTGGCCAGTACCTGAAAAAGGGTTCCCAGGTCTACATCGAAGGCTCGCTGCGCACCCGCAAATACACCGATAAGGATGGCGTGGAGAAATACGCGACCGAGATCCGGGGCGACGTGATGCAGATGCTCGGAAGCCGGCAGGATGGCGGCGGCCAGGGCGCGCCGCAGCAGCGCCAGCAGACCCAGCAACGCGCGCCGCAGCGCCAGCAGCCGCAGGGCGGCAGTGATTTCGCCGACGATGACATACCGTTTCAAGATCCGCTTAAAGGCCGGCGCGCGCTGCTGGCTTAATCTTTTTTCACTGTCAAATCAACAAAAACGAAAGGCACTTCCAAATGTGGTTTAAGAATCTGCAGCTGCTGCGCTTAATGGCATGGGATCTGACGCTCGACGCCCTGCTGGCGAAGATGGAGCCGGGCCGCATGGCCCCGGTCGGCAAGATGAATCTCGGCGCATCCGGCTGGGTGCCGCCGCGCGAAGGCGGCGAGCTCGCCGAGCAGATCGGCGACGCCTACCTGATCGCGCTGGGCACCGAGTCGAAGGTGTTGCCCGGAAATGCGATCAAGAAGCTGGTGAAGGAGCGCGCCCGCGAGCTCGAGGAACAGCAGGGCTTCAAGCCCGGCCGCAAGCAGCTGCGCGAACTGAAGGAGCAGATCACCGACGAGCTCCTGCCGACCGCGCTGGTGACCACCAGCCGCACACAGATCCTGATCGACCCCGTCAACGGCTGGGTGATGATCGATGCCGCCGGCAAGGGCTCCTACGACACCGCGCTGCGCTTCATCATCCGCTCGCTGGCGCTGGCCATCGATACGCTGTTCACGAAGCAGAACCCGGTCAGCCAGATGACGCTGTGGCTGACCGAAGATTGGACGCCGGAAGGCTTTACGGTCGATGATGAATTCGTGCTGAAGTCCGGCATGAAGGGCACCCTGACGCTGAAGAACGTCGGCGAGGAAGTGGCCCAGCGCCACGTGCAAGCCGGCGCAACCGTGCGGCAGATGGCGCTGACCTTCAACGACAAGATCAGTTTTGTGCTGAACGAGTCGCTGGTGCTCAAGCGGCTGGCCCCGCTGGACGTGGCCAAGGAATCGGCGAAGGCGGTGCAGGATGCCGACCGCTTCACCGCCGAGGGCATGATCATGGTCGACACGCTGCGCGGGCTGGTTTCCGCGCTCGTGGGCGACGTGCTCGGCGTGGCCGAGCGCGGCGAAGGCCAAGCCCAGGCCGAACTGAAGGAAGCCGCGTAATGGGAAAGAAGGCGGCCGCCCGGCGCGTCCTGCGCCGAAAGCAGGATTACTTCGAGGCGATCGCTGCCCCCAGCATGCTGCCGCCGGCGCTGCAGGGGCTGGCCGCGCACCGCGATCTGCAGCTGTACGAGCAGATCGCGGCGAGCGACCTGACGTTTGCGCACCCGACGAACTACAAGAAGCTCGATCAGGTGTTCGGCAAGATCGAAGGCATCCTGCGCAGGATGGAAGAGGAAGGGGAAACCGAGTGCCTGCCGGACGGCACCCCGATCTTTTTCGATGAAGGCGAGAATGCCTACTTCCCGATCGTCGGCTCGCTGTATTCCATGTGCGACGTCTACGACATACTCGCGCAGACGCACGGCTGGCCAGCGCAGCCGCCGGGCCTGCGCCAGCTGGGCAAGAAGTTCGAATACGGCATGGTCATGGCGCAGCATGACACCGACGCGGCGCGCAAGACGATGGAATGGATGCGGGAATGCATGCTGACGATCACACCGCGCGACTTCAGCGCATCGTCCGCGATCATCGTGGCGCGCGATGAACTGATGGCCGAGCGCCGCCAGGGGCCCGCCACGCGCCAGCTGACCGTCGCCGAGTGAGGTCGTGAGGCTGTAATGGCCTCATGCTCTCGCGCAAGACGCCACTCAAGCCCGGCAAGGGCTTCACCGCCAAACCCGGATCAAGCCTCAAGCGATCCGGGTTTGTCTCTTCCCGCCCCGCGCCCGCCGCCGTCGACCGGCCGTCCAAGCTGCCGCCCCGGCGCGAGATCCCCGCCGCAGAGAAGATCCCCAAGCTGCCGAAGGCCGTCCGCACCAGCCGCCCGGAGCCCAATGCCCAGGAAAAGGCGCACATGGGCCGCGTGGCCAGCATGGGCTGCATTCTTTGCAGTCACGTGTTCGGTATCCATGGAACTCCCGCTATCGTTCACCACCTGCGCACCGACCAGGGAAAGAAGCGCGCCAGCCACTTCGACACGCTGCCGCTCTGCCCGCCGCACCACCAGCATTCCGGCGTCGGCGTCCATGACATGGGCCGCCGCCAGTTCGAAGCGAAGTACGGCATTTCCGAAGTCGGCCTGCTGCATATCGTGCAAGCCGCGCTCGGCATCCCGCTGTACGTTTCGCCCTACACCCGCACGTAGCGATGCCGCCGGCGCTGCTCGGCCAGCGCCGCCAGCGCCGCGCGCGCTTCCTCCATACTCGCCAGCGGCCGCGTGGACGTGCCGCCCAGCCGGTTGCCGATGCCGCCCCAGGCGCACATCAGGATCAGATCGCCGAGCAGATCGCGCTGCACCCGCGCCGCGTAATAGCGCCGTTTCGCCGGCGACTGCCAGCGCCACGTGAAGGTTTCCGCATCCATGGTTATCCTTTAGGCAAGATCATCGCCACTCTATTGCGCTGAGAAATCAATCTTTTGCGTAAGTTCAACACCAGCACAAAATAACGGTTGCTTTTAACGCATAGCGTTATATAATCATTTCCATCAACCAACCGAACGGAGAAAAACGATGCCTTCCCTGAAACTGCTGCAAACCGCCCTGCACCTGCTGTGCGCCATCCGCGACAACGAGATCGACGGCACCGAGCGCGCCTGCATGCTGGCCACCGGCAACGCGCTGTGCGATATCGAAGGCTTCGAAGAGATCGGCGAAGTGCTGGTGCACTATGCGCACGTGGCCGAAGTGGCTGCCGACACCGATATCGACGTGCTGATCGATTTCCTCGAGATCGAGATTGCCGACTGCGCGCCCGGCAACTCGGAAACGCGCCAGCAGCAAATGGAATTCGGCCTGAACTGATCCCCAGCGGGCCCGGCGCTTCCCGGGCACCTTCCCACGCTACCAGGAGCACGACCATGCAAAAGACCTTCATTCCCGCCGCCGCCATCGCCAGCCAACACGCCGATGTTCTGGCATGGATCACCGGCAATCCCGCCAATGAGTTCGCCGCCTCGCTGGGCAAGCAGCTGAAGCGCTACAAGCAGCTGTCCGAGGGCCAGATCAATGCCGTGAAGGCCAAGCTGGCACCGAAGGCCGCGCCCGTGGCGCTCGAAGTGGGCGCGGGCGTGGCGCTGATCGCCGAAGCCTTTGCCACCGCGCTCGAGAACGGCAAGAAGAAGCCGAAGCTGCGGCTGGCGGGCTTCAAGTTCTCGCCGGCCAATGCCGAAGGCAAGAACCCGGGCGCGATCTACGTGAAAGCCGGCAGCGAATACATGGGCAAGATCTTCGAGGGCAAGTTCATGCCGGTCAAAGCCTGCGGCGACGAGCAGCGCGCCGAGATCATCAAGCTGGCATCCTCGCCGAAGGAAGCCGCGATTGCCCACGGCATGGAAACCGGCACCTGCGCCTGCTGCGGCCGCGAGCTCACCGATCCGAATTCGATCGCCATGGGCATCGGCCCGGATTGCGCCGCCGGATACGGCTGGTAAAGTCTGATCAGCGCAACGCGCTGACTTAAAGTTAGCGATTAAATGGGCAGCCTCGCGCTGCCCATTGTATATTTCGGTGTAAAAACAATGATTTCGGTCAATAGCGGGAATGCAATATAGCAACAGAATTGCGGTCACTCCCTGCCGCGCTTAATTAAAGGGGAGAGAAAAATACCCGGGAGCCTTGCCATGAGTGCCGTGATGAAACCGCCGAGCCAAGCCGTGATCGATGCCTGCGAACGCTTGAGCCGCAAATACCGCGATGAAAACATGCGTTACACGTTGCGGCTCGATCTCGCCGAAGAGTGCGGCATGATCGGCCATCCGCAGCTGGATGCGATCTTTGAGGAAGCGATGGCCGAGGCGCGCCAGTGCACGATGGAGGCGCGCGATATCTTCCGCCGCCTTGCCGCGCAGCTGCACCAGCATTGATTTTTCAGTCGGGAACATACCATCGTCGCCGTGCGCCGCATGGGCGCGGAACCGATGGAGTCAGAAATGAGTGCAGAAGATCGAGCCCAGGATCAGGAGCTCGCCATGTGGGAAATCACCCAGCGCAGCGCCAAGATGGCGTCGTATGCGCCGGAAGATCCGCGCTACGGCCCGGCGCTTTGCCGGCAGTTCGATTGCGGCGAGCCGATCTCGGAGGCGCGCCGCGCGATGGGAAAACACCATTGCGTCGAGTGCACGGAAACGCTCGAGCGCTTAAAGAAGCTGGGGCGCTAGTTCTTCGGCCACGCGGCCACGGTTTGCCGGTGCCGGATCGCGCAGTCCGCGAAGGCCGGCACCAGCTTCTGTTCGATCCATTCCTGCCACACATCATAGTCGGCCACCGCCGGCGCATCCGGCAGCAGGCAGGGCGCAGCCAGCGCGCTATCGAGCGCCGGATATTGCGGCGCGGGCGGCGTCGACGGCGCGGGCAAGGTGCTGCAGCCGGAAATCATCAGGGCGGCAATCAGCAGGCAGCGGCTTCGCATTCCGGAACTCCTTTTGGATCTGATCCAGCTTCTTGCCGAGATCAGCGATATTCACATTGGCGGCGGCGGCCGCGTCGTGCACCTTGGCGGCGGCATCCACCAGCTGCGCTTCAGCGGCTTCTGCGGCCGTGGCGCGCGCGCTGTCCTGCGCGCTCTTGAGCGCGGCGATCTCGGCGGTCTTGCGCCAGCCCTGCACGGTCCAGCCGAACGCAAAAGCCGCCACCAGGGCGGCGATCACGATGACGATGCGCGCCACGCTTCCCCAAGATTCGATGGCCATCATGCCAGCACCTTCGACGCCTCGAGGAAGGCGGCCTTGCGGTCGGCATAGCCAAGCGCGTCGCCCTGCTCGGCCGTGTGCCGGCCGATGTTGATCAGGTCGCAGACCTGATCGAAGTCGCCCGTGAGCGCGGGCTTCGAGCAGCCGGCCGCCCACCAATACCAGCAGGCCGACAGCATCGCGCCTTCGGGGCTGCGCAGCCATTCGCCGACCTTGGCCAGATCCAGGCGGAAGAACTTGGCCACGCGCGCATGGTTCATCCTGAACGTGATCTGGATCGCGCCCGCGCCACGGAACGCGAAGCCGTCGCCGGACGCCTCGTCGCCGTTGCCGTTGCGGTTCGCATAGACATTGTTCGCAATCGCTTCCGGCTTGCCGGCGAGGCGCTTGGCCAGATCGTTCGGCAGCGGCTTCTTGCCGCCCAGCGAATAGCGGCTCGGCCAGACGGCAGCCAGACGCGCGGCCGTGTAGTTCAGATCTTCCGAAAACACCGTCAGATCCTTCGACTCGACCGCCAGCTGCGCCAGGAACGCGGCGATCTCCTTCGGCTGGCGGATATCGAACTGCTCCATGCCGGCGACAAGGTGCGGCAGGTACAGGCCGGCGCGCTCGCCGACCTTCGGCATGATCTTCTGCAGCTGCGCTTCGGTCAGCAGCGGCGGCTTTACCGGCGCGGCGACTTCGGCCGGCGCATCTTCATGAATGGTCACATCGGTCACAGACATACTCCCTTCCCCTTCTACGTTTTCAAACCTTGGCGACGAAATGCTCCATGACGGCATTCGAAAGCCGTTCCATGGCTACCGTGCCGCAGTACGCCATGCCGATGATGGCGATCACCGCGCCGTCGCGCGGCATGCCGAGCAGCCCGGCGCAAAAATAGGTGGTGATGCCGGCCACCGTGGAGCACAGCATCTTCGAGCTCACGAAAAGCCACAGGCGATCGATCTTGCCGTCCTTTTCATAGGCCGCCTTCATCGCCACCAGCAGCGACGTGAGTCCGACCAGCACCGAAATGCCGATCGTCATCAGCACATCGAGCAGCACATCGGTATCGGCAAACGAATGCGAAAACGACAGCTGGGCGGCGAAAGCCGTGACCGGCCAGAGCACCCACAGCATCAGCTTGAACAGCGCGAAGAACTGCTGGACGATCGTGCATTCACGCATTGGCATGGGCGGCACCTTCAGGTTGAATGCCGCGTCGCACCCTGCATAAGGAATCGGGGCTGTAGCGGTCGTGAATATCGAGGAAGGCCGCCACGGAAATGAACGTGATATGCAGCAGGTAATAGGGGATCAGCATGTAGGACTGGATCGCCACGCCCCACCACATTTGCGCGGCAAAGCACAGCGCGAGGCCCATGAAGATCAGGTGGCGGAACTCCAGGCCATGCTTGAGCGTGTAGTCATCCGGCAGCACATCATTGATGAAAGTATCGAAGAAGCCGACCGCCGCCATCGCCGTCATCGTGTAGAGCGTGGCCCAGGCTGAACTGCCGCCGTGCTCTGTCAGCGCATGCGTGAGGCTCTTTTCGTCCAGCATGCCGATCAGGTTCACGAAAAAGATATGGGCGCAGAAGAACAGGCGCAGCAGCGCGCCGCAGTGTTCTTGCAGGCGCTTGGCAGAGAAGAGATTTTTCATGAGCGGCGGCGGGAAGAATGGTCTGGCGGCTCCATGTCTCGGCCGCATGCACCAATCATCCCATCACGACATTGCTCGGAATCAAGCCTACGCCGGCGGCGTGGATTCAAACTCGCGGATCGGCGTCCAGCGGCAGACCAGCATCGCGCGCGGCGCGGTTTCGCTGATCTTCCAGCCCACGTAGGCTTCGAAGCATTTGCCGTTGCCCCGGTCCTGCACATAGCGATAGCTGAAGTACGAGCGGCCATCGCTGCCGCGCCAGACCGCATAATCGCGCCCGCTCGCCGCTGGATAGCGATCGGCCGGCTCACTGCCCTGCAGATCCCGCGACAGCAGCCAGAACGGCCCCGGCGCGCCCGTGACGGCCGTCGAAAAGCCGTTCACATTGTTCCGATACAGCCAGCACACCCGGCACAGGTAGCGATGCCAACGGCTCTTCGGCAGCAGATCCGCGCCGCGCCAGGATTCGGTGGCGGCCAGAAAGCGCGGCTCGATTTTGCCGTCCGCACCCATGCCGTCCAGCGTGGCGTCCGGCGTGGCGAACCACGCGAGCGCGCGCGGCAGCGCGCCGGCGGCGTCGCCGAACAGCACCACGATAGGATTGAGCAGATAGCCGAGCAGGTTGGCCAGCAGATCGGCCAGCAGCAGGATCAAAAAGCGCGCGAGCATCACGGCACCACCGACAGGCGCGGCGGCTTGCCGAGCGCATCCGCGACGGCGCTGGGCCAGGGAATCGACGGCAGATTGACCGGGGCCCAGCCGGCGGCCATCAGGATGCGCGCCGTGAGTAGCGAGCAGATCGGATCTTCGCCGGGCTTTTCCGGCAGCGGGATGCCGAACCACAGGTACAGCCAGATCTCGAAGAGATCCGCGATGGCATACGACAGGCGCGCGCCGATCGCATCCCATGCCGCTTGCACGATCTCCGAGCGAGCCAGCCCGGCCGGCGGATCGTACACGTCGAAGGCGAATTCGGCTTCCTGCGACAGCGGGGCCGCGTTCACGCCGCCGCCATTGGCCTGCACCAGCAGCAGCCGCCCGCCGCTCCACACGGCGATGCCGGTGTGCGTATAGGGCGAGCGCGTGACCAGCCGCGTGAGCACGGCCAGCGCGCTGGATCGGCGCTTGACCACGACCACGTCGCCGTCCTGGATCAGGTCGCGCGCGGCGGCGTAGTTCATTGCAGGCTCGCGGCCGCCGTGGCGATCTGCGCCACGATATCGTCATACAGCGCTTGCGCGTTCGCCATGCCATCGGCAGCGGCCAGCGAATACTTGCGCATGCGCTGCGCATCGATCAGTGGCAGTGCGGCATAAGCAGCATCTGCCTGCGCGATGATCTTGTCGGCCGCCTGCTGGTTCGTGAGCCCGGCCGGGCCCGCGAAGCCAGTCACCCACAGGCCGGGATCGCCGACATAGCCGGCCGCCTTGAAGGCGCGCGCGGCCGCTTCGCGCGGCGTGTAGGCGACTTGGAATTTCGTGTATTTTTCGTAAATGCCTTCGACCAGGGAATCGATCGCCGCAGACAGCCGCGCCTTCATCGCCGCCAGTGTTTCGGCCGGGCGATCCACGGCGACAGGCTTGCCGTCCGCATCGGCTTGAATGATCTTTCCGGATTGCTGCGCGGCGAATAGCGCGGCACGCTCTTCGGCGGTGATTTCGACGGCATCGGCCGGCAATTCGTAGTCGTGAAACGACATATCGTAAATGCCGCCGGTCTTTGCGGAAAAATAAAACATGAGCGCCCCTTAATATCCGATGCCGATGAAATAGACTGTGACGTTTTGTGTCGACGCGCTATTGATCGCCGCGCCCACTTGGGTGGTGCTGGAAACATACGTGCTCAGAAACACGTTGATGTTTGTTCCGCTCGGAACTTCGCACACCGGGCCACCCCATAGGCAGGCGTTCGGAAATGGAGTCGGCCAACTGGTAATTGCATTAACTTGCGTGCCAGCCGGAACATTCAGGTAAGTGCTATAGCACCATTGGATGATCAGACCCGAAGGCAATTTCTGGTAACCGGCAGCCGCGAACGATGCTCCGAAAACGCTTGCATATTTCAGCTGGCCCGAACCATCCACGGCGTTCCAGACGGACCCCGTGCTTTCCAGCGTCAGGGTGTCGCCATTGCTCAGCGTCATTTGGACGTTCTGGCCGCTGTTCACGTTGATGGCATCGGTGCCGGCGCGGGCAATCGTCAGTGTGCCGGTGCCAATGCTCATGAAGTGAATCTGCGATCCGCCCGGCATGGCGCTTACCGCCGGCAGCGTAATCGTGGACGCCGAAGATCCATTGAACAGGACCAGCTGGCCGGCATTCGCCGCCGTCAGCGTCGCGTTGCCGCTGATTACCGTTTGGCCGGCGATATTGCCCAGCGCGCGCTGCACGAATGCCGTGCTGGCCAGCTTCAGCGAGTTGTCGAACTGCGCGGCCGAGGCGCTTTGCGTGACCGACAGATCGAGCACCTGATTCGAGAAATCGTTCGTGGCCACCTTCACGTCGGTGCCATCGCAGAACAGTTCCTGCTGCATGCCCTGCATGACATACACACCCGCGCCGGCCGAGGTTTTCACGCGCAGCGTATAGGCCCCGGTCGTGCGGTTCACGACCAGCATCTGCTTGGACGTGCCCGGCACGATCACATCGATGTTGGCGTTCAGTGCGCCGGTCAGAATCCAGATGCCATTGCCGGCTTCGATTGCCGTCAGCGTCACGTTGGCGCTGCCGGCGACTGACTTGTTCAGCACCCCGTTGACCGTGCCCTGCACGAAGGCCGACGTGGCGATCGACGTGTCGTTGTCGCCCAGCGCCGGCGTTGGGGCCTGCGGATCACCCGTGAACACCGGCGAGTTCTTCGGCGCGACCGTGCTGGGGATGGTTGCGCCCGACTCCAGGTTGTCGAGGTGCTGCTTCAGGTACGCGGTGCGATTCGCAAGATTCTGCGCGGCCAAGTTGGCGATGCCACCCGCGCCGCCCTGCACCGGATCGGTCGTGGCGATCTGATAGACGCCGGTATCGTAATTGACTGATTCAACAATGTTGGCCATGGCCTATCCTTAGAAGCTGATGATCCAGCTGCCGGTGAAAGAGATATCGGTGTCCTTGTTCAAGGCCGAGGACCGGACCTTGCGCGCAAACAGCGCACCGGCAGCCGTGAGCAGGCCGAACTCGATGATGGCCACGCCGTTGTCTTCCGTGGAGCCGAGCGAGAAGTTGAAGGACACCTGATTGCTTGCCGGGTACGTGACCGAATCGAAGCCCTTGGTGTAGGGGCTCGTGATCGCCGTGTTGCTGTTGGCGGGAGCCGTGCCGTTCGTGCCGAAGGCGATTTGCGTGACGGACTGATTGGTAACAGAGCCGCCGAGCAGCTTGGCCAGCGGCTGCTTGGACGCATCCACCACCAAGTTGTCTTCTTCGAAGCGTTCGATCAGCTGGCCGTGCTTGAACACGTTCAGCACAAATCGCCCGGTCGGGCCTTTCACATCGTCGGTTAATTTCACGCGGCTTTCCTCCTATAGCCGCGATGATCGAATCACGACCGCGCTAGAAGGATTCCGCCGCCGGCGTCCCGGTGTTGCTGTAGGTGATGGCGCTGTTGAAGCTGCGGTTGCCGCCATACACCGCGCCGGAAGTGATCGACAAGCTGATCGTGTCCGTGCTTGCGGCCACCGTATCGGCGAGCGCCGCCATGGCCGCTTGCAACAAACTCATGGAGTCGCCAGGAGTTGCGACCGTATCGCCCAGCGCCAGCGCGCCGGCGAACTGCAGATCGCCGCCATCGGTCGGCGGCGTGACCGTATCCATGATGGCCGACGTCTGCAGGCTCATCGCGCGCAAGTGCGTACCCGCCGCGCGCAGCCGGTTGATCAGATCGCGGATCGTTTGCGCGAAGGCGTTCGGATCGGTGCCGCCCAGCAGATCGTAGGAATACACCACGTCGAACTTGCCGTAGATCGGCTGGCTCGCGCTGTTGTATTGCTTCGCGCCGTTGTAGGAATAGGCGCTGTTGTAGATGAACACCCCGGTGCCGCTGCCGTATTCGACCACGTCGACCACCTGCGCCGGCTGCCCGGTGTACTGCTGCAGCGCGAGCTCCATGGCGATGTTGTTGTCGCGCGGGCGCAGCACTTCGGCGATGATGCGCGGCGCATACTGCGCGTCGAATTCGCCCTGCAGCCGGGGCACCCCGTAATAGCCGCCGAGCTCGTCCAGCCACTCGGCGCTGGCCGTATGCGTGTCCAGCTGCAGCAGCATTTGATCGATCTGCGCGGCCGCATGCTCGAGCTCCCCGCCGCCGGCGTCGACAAAGGCCCACAACAGGTTGGTGTAGCCGGAAATGTGGTCGCCATTCGAATCGGCGATGTTCGCGCCGCCATCGATCAGCACCCGCGCCGACAGATCCGCAAGCTGGCCCGTCTCGGCGTAGGCGACCGAGTAGCCGGGCTGCGCCGCCAGGAACGCCACCAGCTGGCGCACCGTGTACTGCGTCAGATCGATCGACAGATTGCTCCCGATGCCGCCGGACACGACCGTGGTCAGCATGCCGTCCGCAATCGCCCAGGACATGCCGCCGTTGTAGCGCAAGCGCAGCGCCAGGAAGGCATCCGGGTTCTTCGAAAAGACCCGGCCGAAGAACCCGAGCAGTTTTTGCGTGAGCTTCATCGTCAGCTGATCGTGATCGTGCCGGGCATGATCTTGCCCGAGGAAGCCGGCGTGGTATCGGCCGCCGGCGCGGTGAGCGCGAAGTTATAGACGCCCGGGATATCCATGGCCAGCTGCACGATCTCGGCGAACAGCGCCGGCGCACCGATCGGCAGCCCGATCAGGTAACCGTAGATCGCCTGCTGCGCGGCCGTAACCAGCGTCGGCTTGTCGTAGCCCGACACCGCCGTGAGCGTGGCCGTGACGTTGACCGCCTGCTCGGTAGCCGCCACCAGGGTGAGGTTCACGCCGGCGGCCTTGTAGCCCGGGATCTTGTTGCCGCTCGCATCCGTGTACCCGGTCAGGATCTTGATCGCCTGCGCGACCAGGGCCGCGCTGGTGGACCCGACGCCGTTATGGATATACACGTTCACGTTCGCCACCGGCTGGGTGTTGTCGGTCAGCCATGGCTCGATGACCACGGCACTCGCCACCTTTTCCGTGACGTTGCCGGCGGCATCCGTGAGCGACACAAGATAGTTCAGCGCGTACAGGTAAGAGGCGATCGTGCCGCGCGACAGGCTCTGCAGGTAGGCATTGAAGCGCACCTTCTGCGCATCATCGGATTCGGCATCGCTGCCATTGCGGATCGGCGCGAGATTGGACGCCGACACGAAGCCGGACGGCGATGGCGTGGCGGTGAACGTCTGCCCGGCCGTGAGATTGCCTGCTGCGCCGGGCACGGCGGCAGCCACGGGCACATCGGCATAGGTGTTGCCGGCGGCGATCGTCACGTCCGACGTGGACAGGTACTGCGCGCCCGTGACCAGCGCGAAGGCAGTGCCGGACGGGATCAGCAGGCTCGACGCCGAGGACGTGACCGTGACGCGGATCGTGCCGGTCGCAGGGATCGCGCCGATCTTGGTGAACGAGAAGGTGTTGTACACCGCCACCGGAATCGCTTCTTTCAGGCCGATGAACATTTGCTGGTACAGCTGCTCGATCTCGGCGGCGATGGATTCCAGCATCGTGCGCACCACCGAGCCGATGGAAAAATCGGTGACCTTCTGCTGTGCGGCCTTCATCCAGTTGATCATGGATGCGGCGATCGATACGAAGTCCTTGGTCTGAAATGCCATGTTGCCCGTTCCTTACAGAGTTGCATCCACGGCGACTTGCCGCCCGAGCGCGCTTTCGGCTTCGATCGTGACGCGGATGGCGTCGCCATCGGCCACCGCCACCGCCGAGGTCACGCGCAGGATGCGCGGATCGGCCGCCACCGGCCCCTTCGCATACTCGGCCGCGAGCAGCGTGGCCGTGGGGCCGTTGACCGCGCCGATGATGCGGCGGATCAGCGAGCCGTACTGCGGATGGAAAATCAGGTCGCCGCGATCGGTATCCAGCGCATTGATCAGCGCCTGCTTCAGGTTGGCCAGCCCCGACACCAGCGCGAAATCGCCATTGGCCGCGCCCAGGCGGCGGTTGACCAGCGCCGCATCGGTCAGAAGCACATCGTCGCCGACGTTCTGCGCGGCGGCCGCTGCCGCCGTGACCGCCGGGACCATGATCAAGTCGCCGGGATGCAGCACGCCGGCCGCCGTGATCGTGGCGTCGTTGGTAACGAAGGGCGGGATCAGGTTGTTGTAGGCGATCAGTTCGGTCCAGCGCGCCGCGTCGCCCAGCGCGCGGAAGGCGATCAGCTGCAGCGAATCATCCTGCTGCACTTCCACGAACCGGAAGCCGATGCGCTCACGATCGAACACGCTGCTCATGCCGTCACCACCATGGTCGAGGCGGCGGTCACCGCGCTTTTCAGATCACCCGAGGACAGCGGCGCATTGACGATATCGGCCTGCGCCAGCTTGGCCAGCCCGCTCTGCGCGCCCGAGGTCAGCGACACCGGCAGCTTCGACGCCAGCGGCAGCACCGAGGCGAAGGTGTTGCCGCTGCCGAAGGCCGACAGCGGCGCGCCGCCGGCCGTGGACGAGCAGCCGGACGCGCCCAGGATACCGTCGAAGGACTGGAAAGTTACTTTCTGCAGCAGCGCATTCTTCATCACGCAAAACACGTTGACGTAGGCGCTGCCGATCTCCATTAAGCGCTGCTTGGCCAGCGACGGCAGCGCGGCGACCGTGGCCAGCGAGCGGAACAAGTTCGCGCCGGCTTGCGCGGCCATTTGCGCCACCGAGATCAGCGAGCCGGCCACGCCATCGACGGCGGCCACCACGTTTTTGACCGCCGAGAACAGCGCCTGCGTCTGCTGCATGAAGGCTTTGACCGGCGCGACCAGCGTGGCATCGATCCAGGCTTTCACGTTGTTGATCTGGCCGGCGATCTTGTTGATCGAGTCGGTCAGCGACGCCAGCCCGAGCTTCTGCTTTTCCAGGGCCGACAGCTTTTTTTCCAGCGGCTGCGCATCGAGTTCGGTAGTGAGCTCCACCAGCTGGATCTGATACTGGCAAAGCAGCGGGCGGCTGCGCGAGCGGCGCAGGACGAACTGCATCGGCATGACGCGCACCGAGAAATTGTCCAGCGCATCGGAGAAGGTCAGTTCGACGCCATCCGGATCAAGGCCCGCCTCGATCGCGGCGGCGCGCCGGCGGTGCCAGTTCGTGAACACCATTTCCTTCAGGGCTTGGAAGCGCGCCAGACCATCGCCAGGATCGCTCGAGGACAGGCCCGGCCGCCAGCCGGTATGCCCGGCCAGCGTGATCGTGGGCAGGCCCTCGCCGAAGGAATCGACATACGGATCGCCCAGCGTTTGCTGCACCACCGCGCGCGATGGCATGGCGCGCGTGAGCTCTTCCGGCCGGATGGCCAGCGTCATCGTCTGCGGCTGCGCGCCGCCGGCCCGATCCCAAAATACGAAGGAGATCGGCCGGGCATCGGCTTTCTGGCTGGATGGGGCGGTCATGCCCCAAGTGTTGCATCACGACAGGGGCACTACTGCGGCGTTCCCGTGGTGCCGCTGCCGGTCTGGACGCCGCCATGCTTGTGACCCTTCAGGCTGATGCTATCGGCCGTCACATCACCGCCAGTCACCGCCATCGTGCCAGTGATCGTGGCCGCCGCGCCGCTCCCGCCGCCGGAAATGGCCAAGCCGCCGGTGCCGGTGATCTTGCCATCCACCTGCAGCGTACCCGTGCAGTGCGTGGACGGGGAATCGATCGTCGCCGATGGGGCCTTGACCGTGGCCGCGCCGCCGGCCGTGACGTTCACCGTGGACGTGGTGTTGATCTTCAGCGAGCCATCCGGCGCGAGATCGATCGACGTGCCATTCGGCTGCGACACGAAGAAATGCACCGCATTGCCGGTGTTTTTCTTGATCGCCCACTTCTTGCCGATATCCTTGGCCGTCAGATCCTCGTGGGCCGTGGACGTGCCGATGCGCACATAGAAGCCGCTCGGATGGAAGAGCTCGAAATTGCCGTTCTGATCCAGGCTCGTATAGACGTCGGACGCATGGCGCACGATGCGCCGGTTCTTGTCGGTGAACAGCAGCTGGGAATCCGGCGGCAGCAGGAAACCCGACACGACCGGCAGTCCATTCGGGAAGTGCACCACCGCGCGCACATAGTATTCCGGCTTGGCCGTCAGCTGCCAGCGCGACTCATCCAGCGGCAGGCCGATATCCGGCAGATCCACCACGCCGGTACCAGACGAGCCGCTGGGCACTTCTACCGGCACCGAGAACAGCCGGCTGCCATCGTGCGGCAGCAGGATATCGACCGCATTTCCCTGCGGATAGGCGGCGACCACCACGCCGATCGTCACGGCATTATTCAACATCGGTCACAGCCCTTTCCGAGTAACCAGGGGCGGCCATTTGCGCCCGATCGATGAAACCGGTGCCGCGCTCGAATTGCACCGAGGTCACGTAATGGCCGAACGGCAGGTAGTCGTGCGTGACGGCAACAGCATAGTAATCCGACACCATGCGCCCGCGCGCCAGCCGCACATACTTGCCGGCGCGGATCAAATGGTTGCCCTTCAGGCGCATCGCGCCGCGCTCGAACATCACGTTGTCGCGGTTCTGATCGATCAGCTGCTTGCGCCGGCGCGTGATCCACTGCGCCGCCGTGAGGTTGGCCGCATCGCGCGCCGCGCCGGCCGGCTGGCCGACACCCTGCAGCACATCGGCGGGATTGGCCTGCTGGGTTTGCTCGGTCATGCGCCGGGTGCCGTAGAGCGTGGGATCGACGTTGCCGTAATTGGTGACGAACAGCGATTCCGGATCGCCCTGATACGTGTCCAGGCGCTGGATCTCCGGGCGCGTCATCGCGTAGGTCGGCGCATCCACCCAAAAATAGTTGGCGAGATCGCAATCGCTGCGCGTGGCCTGCAGCCCCATCACGTCCGAGGCGGTGATCGGGATAAACCCCGGGCCGTTCTCGGTTGCCTGCGGCAGGATGAATTCGCTGCCGTCCGCGCTCATGAACGGGTTCGGCCGATAGACGAGATACGGGCGGTCATCCCGATCCTCGATGAAGAGCTCATTCCAGGGGCCCACATCGCCGAACTGCATCAGAAGCGCATACACCGAGCCGCCGGACCAGCCGCCCAGGCCGAACGGCGACACCGCGCCGTCTGTTACCGAGATATCGGTGCCCAGCAGCTGCACCGGCGAGATATCTTCCTTGCTCATGCTGGCCAGATAGGGATTCAGCAGCTTGTCGACCACGCTCTGCGCGAAGGTCGCGGCCGGCTGGATATCGCCGCCGATGCCGAAGCGCGCGAAAAACGGGAAACTCGACAGCATTGCCGTGGCGTCGGCCGGCAGGAATGGCATCAAAAACAGCTGCTGGATCTGCCAGATCTTGCCGTAATCCTGCCCGGTGATCGTGACCGAGCGCTGCGGCTTGCCCTGCCCATCCATGCCTTCGCTGCGCGACACGTCCGACACGAAGCCGCGCATCAGCACCGGGAAATTCGTCTGCGCGCCGATCAGGTAGGCATCCGACACCAGCCGGATTTCGATCATGTCCATCGGCTCGATCAGGCCGTACATCGAATCCAGGCCGTCCGGATTGACGCGATCGGCCAGCGTGATCGAGAAGCTGCCGGCGGCGCTGCGAACGGACTTCATCACCCGCACCGCGCCATGGTCGCCGAGGTAGGGCGACAGATCGACCACCGGCGCGCGGCCGGAATAGCGCTGCGACGCCGGCACCCCGCCGGCGAGCATCGTGCGGCTGACATTCTTCTGCAGCCAGATCTGGATCTTCGGCTGGCGTACCTTGGCCATCAATGCGCCTCCACGGCAACAGCGCCCGCACCGCGCGGCATCGCCACTTTTGTCGTTCCCACTACGCGCTCCTGCATGCCGCCGCGACCATCCGGCGTCTGCTGTTTCACGGTCACGCTCACGTCCAGCTTGCCGTGGCTGCCGCCCGCACCACCGCGCGCTGCGCCGCCCGGCATCGGCGTGACACCATCGTCCAGGTGGAAGCCGCCGTTGGCCTGCACCTTGCGCCAGTAATCCTCGCCGGCGGCGAAGTTGTGCACCACGCCGTTGTAGGCGAAGGCCGCACCCTTCCAGCTGCCCTTCTGGCGGTGCAGATCGCTCATGTAGCGCGCTGCGCCGTCGAGCTCGGAATCGAAGTCGCCGATGCGCACCCCGTATTGGCTGGCCGTGCCCGGCATGAACTGGAAATGCCCCATCGCGCCGGCGCTGCTCATGCCGATGTTCTTGCCGAACGAGGATTCGGTGCCCCACTGCCCGAGCAGCAGGCCCGCCGGCAGGCCGTATTTCTTTTCGATCGCGGCGATGCGCGCGCGGCGATCGCCGGCCGGCGCGCTCGAGCCGCCAGACCCCGGCGCGACACCGGCTGCGCCGCCGGTATCGGCCTGCGCCGGCGCAACGCCCAGGCCAACATCGCCGGCGGCATACTCGCCTTCATACTTGGCGATATCGGCCGCGATCTTGTCATCGGTCGCCTTGCGCAGCCCCTTCAGATCGCCATGCTTGCCCTGCCACGCCCCGTAATGGATATCGGCTGCCGCCTTTTCGTAATCCTTTTCGTGCGCGGCACGGATCTCGCTGCGACCGATCTCGAGCACCTTTTCGCGCAGCGCCGCCGGGCTGCTCGCGCCGGCCATGGCCAGCATGCCGTCGCGGATCGCGTTCAGGGGCTTGAGCAGCAGATCGCCGACCTTGATCTGCGCGCTCTCCACGGTCTTGATCGCATCGGTCATCTTGGAGAAATCCGTTTCCTCCATGTCCTTGCCCGAGGCGATTTTCAGCAGCGCATCCTGCAGCTTGTTGAAATCGGTGCCGGCCGCATCGTGCAGCTTCTTGTCCTCATCGGTCAGCGCGCCCTTGCCGGTGCGCTTGGCCATCGTGGCATAGATGCCTTCGAGATCGGCGACGCTGCCGGCCGCGCCGATCCGGCCCAGCGCGGCAATCCCGCGCTCGTTGACCTTCGATGGATCGACGCCGGCGCGCTGCAGCAGCCCGATCGTGCCGCCGCCGGCCTTGCCCTGGCTGTCGAGCACCATGTTGTAGAGCGCGGCCGCCTGCTGCGGCGAGGACAGGCCGAAGTAATTCTTGAGGCTGTCGTTCTTGATGCCGATCGACGCGCCGCTGCGCTCGAGCTGCGCGACCACCGCCTCGAGGTTGGTCGTGTTCGCGCCCGCGCCGCCGGCCAGCTGGCCGATATCGACGCCCTTGCGACCGAACAGGCGCGCCATCGGCGTGTTGTCGCCGAACACCGAGGCGCGGGTGCCGAAGATGCCGCCGGAAGCCAGCGCCTGCGCGGTGAATGGATTGAGGCCCGCGCCGCCGGCATTCTTGAATGCCGCATAGGTGAAGTTCTGGCCGGCTTCGCCCATCGCGCCCATGCGCATCATCGAAGAGTTCGCCGTGCCCAGGATCGACGCGGCCACGTCGCCGGTCATGCCGGCATAGCCCGCGCTCATCAGGCTGCCGTAGGCGCTGCCGAATGCGCCGACGTTCGGCGTGGACAGGCTCATGCGCGCCGTGGTGCTGGCGAACGACGTGATCGCCTGCATGACTTCATCGGCCTTCGCATTCATGCCCGAGCGCGCGATCGTGTCGGCCAGCACCAGGGCCAGTTCCCGGTTGTTCTGGCGCGGATCGATGTTGCGCATGTTGCCCAGGAAGCCGACGCCGGCAGACGGATCGAGCCCGTAGGCTTTCGACAGGCCGACGCCGGTGCGCACCGCGTCCGACAAGCCTTCGGCGGTGCGCTCGGAGCCGCGCGACAGCCGGTTGAAGTTCACCGCGAGCTCGGCGGCTTCCTTCGAATTGATGCCCATGCCTTCGGCAGCGGCTTCGCTCACGACTTTCAACGCATTGAACGAGACACCGAGATCGCCCAGCTGGCGCTTGAGCCTATCGAGCGCGCCCAGGCGCTCCTTGGCCAGATCCATGCCCTCGCTGCCCATCTGGCCAGCCTTCAGCGCGCCGAACGCGAGCGCGCCGATGCCCAGGCCCTTGAGCAGACCCAGGCCGCCGCCGAGGAAGCCGCCGCCGCCGTTCGCGCCGGCGACCGCGCCGCGCGTGGCGTACTGGCTGATCATGCCCGCGCCGCCGCCGAAGCCCGAGATCAGGTTGCGGCCGACGTCCGAGATATCCGGGGAATGCGTGTAAGCGTGGCGGCCGCGCGGCCGGGAAGGACCGCGCGGGGCCAGCGGAGCCGGCGGTGGCGGCAGCGGCGGCAAGCCACCCGCGCCGCCGGCGGCAGGGGCCGGCGCGCCGCCCGCGCCCGGCATCGCCACCGGGTTGCGCTTGGCCAGATCCTGCAGCTTCTTCAGGTGCTTGGAAAAGAGCTCTTCCTGCTTGCGCAGGCCATCCTCGAAAGATTTCAGGTCGATCGGGTTGAGCTTCGGGCCGCGCCCGAGCTTCTTGCCGGCGGCTTCGGCCTTTTGCGTGACGCTATCGACGGCTGCGCCGACGCCCGTGGTATCGGCTGAAACTTTGAGCTTTACGTCAGGCATCAGATTTCCTCGAAGTCATCCGGCAATTTCAATTCATCAAGCGACAGACCGGCGTCGAGGCGGGCAAGCATGGCTTCCTGATCGTATTCATCATCTTCCACGACTTCCTTGCCACCATTCTCCATGTGCTGATGCATGAAGAAATCGGCCATGATCTCGTCTATCGTGGCATTCAGGAACCGTGGATCGGTCGGCGGAAGGCTGTATTTCATGCGAAACCAGCCTTCATAGCTTCCCGCTAACTGCTTACCCTTCTGCCGCGCCGTCTGCTTTCGGCTGCGGTCGAAAGGAGAGCTCCTTTTCGCGCAGGGCCAAGAATACCTTCACGATTTTCGGCTCGGCATCATCATCCGTTACCGGATCGAGCCCGGCCAGATCGAAGTCGGACGGGGCCGACACCATCAGCCGGTTGAGCGTGATGAAGGCCAGCGCGCCGATATCGGCAAAGCCGCCCTCTTCGGTGAAATTGTTCGACGTGACGGCCGCATATTCGCCGCGAATCGCGTACACATCGCGCATGGTCTTGCGCGCGAAGATGAAGCGGCCCATGCCTTCGACTTCGACCGGGAAATCCCCGTTTCCTGCAGTTCTCATCCCTATCCCCTAACACGGAAAGGGGCCGCTTGCGCGGCCCCGTTGTCTTACAGACCCTTCGAGGTCACGTCGCGCGCCATGAACTGCGCATTGCTCACGATGATCGCGTTCGCACGGATCTCGCAGCTGCCGCCGCCATACGACACGTCGACATACTTGCGCAGCAGTTCGCCGGTGTACTTGTCGTAAATTTCGATATCGAACACCAGGCCCTGCAGCGCATCGTCGCCGTTTTCCGACGCAATGCCGGCTGCCTTCAGGTTCTTGTTCGGCAGCAGCATGCTCGACGCGCTCAGGGAATGCCGCGCCACGGTCGGCACGTATTCCTGCACGTGGATATCGCCGATGCCCGCCGCCGGCTCGAGGCCATAGTCATCGTTCGGCGACAGATTCTGCAGCAGGCCGATCTGGACGCCGCCGAACAGGATCGCCACACGGTTACCCGTGCGGACGTTCTGATTGGATTTCAAGGTTGCCATCGTTCAGATCTCCTTATGCCGACGCGCTGCCGCTGTACGGCTTGGCGAAGCAAGTGGACAAGACATAGTTCACGCCGACGACCGGCTGGCACAGGTAGGACACCTGCACCACATCACCGACCAGCGTGGCCTGAATGTTCTTGTAAGGGGGATTGGTCTTGTCGCCGACCAGCACACCGACGCCCTGCGGCTCCGGCTGCGACAGGGTGCGCAGCACCGATTCGGTGATCGACACGGCGCGCGCCAGCAGGATCGGCGTACCTTTCTCGCCGCGCAGCACGTCCAGCGCTTCGCGCACGTTGCGCACTGCGAAGTCTACGGCCACGCCGGTCGAGACTTCGACGCGGTTGTAGTTCGTGTTCAGCAGCCACGTGGTGATCGATTTCACGACCTTGTAGCCGGTCTTCGTGTTCTCGACGCACATCACGCCCGCCTGAATGAGCGGATCGGTATCGGTCGGATTGCGCAGCTGGCGCTCCAGGCCCCGTACCTTCAGGGACTTGTTGGTCATCGGCGTACCCGGATTCACGCCGGCGAACGCGCCGGCGATCATCGCCGCGACGATATAGGGCGCATACAGCGTCCAGTTGCCGTTCGCGTCGTAGTCGTACATGCCGATATGCACCAGGGAAGTACGGTCGCTGTTCAACGACTTGGCTTCCGCGATCGCGGCCGCATCGGTCGAGGCCAGCGCCATGCCGACGATGCCACGGCGCTCCATCTTGCCGATGTTGCTCATGTAGGAGCAGTGCGTGTCGTTCATCGCATGGATCGACGCGTCGCCGGTGACCGGCACCACCCACTGCGCGTCCACCTGCTGCAGCGTGGTATAGGCGTTGCTCCAGTTCGTGTTCGTGGTCACGCCATCCGAGCCGCCGGTCAGGTAGGTAAAGCCGATGTTGGTCGGCAGGGTGCCCGCGCCCGCGACGCGCGTGGCGGTCACATAGCCTTCGCCGGCGGAATTGAACCAGTCCACCACCGCCTGCAGCACTGCCAGGACCGTGTAGGCCGAGGTTTTCACATCGATGGCGGTGACCGAATCCAGGCCGTTGAGCGCCGGCGTATTGCCGTTGCCATCCATGACCGAAGCGGTAAAGCCCGACACGGCGTTGATGCGATCGACCAGCTGCTGCACCGTCTTGTAGGTGTTCAGATCGATCGTGGCCACCGTGGTGCCAGTTGGCGAAGCCAGCGTGACCGTGCTGTTGTTGATCGTGATGTTGGCCGAGGCGTTCGCGCCGGTGTACTGCACCGACAGCGCATTGCGGGTGAGGTTATCGGCCGAGAAGTAATTGTTGCCCAGCTGGACCGTGGCCTTCTTGCCGGCGGTCGAGCCGGTTTCGATCTTCACCTTGATCTGGTTGGTGTACTGGCCGTAATCGGTCGACACCAAGTTGATCACGTTCGCCGAGCTGCTGTCTTGCAGCGTGAGCGCCGCCTGCACCGCCGGATTGACGCGGATGGCGACGATGGTTTGCGGGCCGGTGACTTGCGAGCTCGGATCGAACGCGCGCACGACTGCATCCAGCAGATCGCCGGAGATCAGCGCGGCTTTCGCGTCCTGCGCATTGCCGAAGCGAAGCGGCGTGTTCGGCGCGCCGCCCGTGGACGGGCCAATGAGCGCCAGCACGTTGCCAACGCTCAAGTTTTTGTTGGCCATCTGCGAATCATCGACGTTCGAAGCAGACGTCGGCGATACGATCAGGCGGCCGTTGAAAAAGACACTCATCGTTTATTCCTTAAACAGGAGCGTTGACAAATGCATCAAAGCGGGCACGGTAGGCTTCTTCCGTGTCCTTCTGACGCCCGGCACTCTTTTCGACGTAATGGAATGCGCCGATTAACTCCACGCGCCGGTCGACCTGCGAAAACCGCATGCAGAATTCGTCCAGCGTGAGCGGTTCGGAGGCAGCCGCATCGGCCGTGCTTGGAACCTGATTTGCATCGTTTGCCACGTTTAACCCCTTAAAAAAGTCAGATGAAGCCGCCCAGCGCCGGGCCCGGCGCGAGCACGTCGGTGACCGCATCCACGCCATCGGCGACCGTGACCGCGAACATCGCGGAGAAGCTGCACACGCACTGATAAACCGGGATGCCGAACGACTGGAAATCGGCCTGATCGTTGAAGCTGAATTCGACGGTATCCAGGCCGAGATCCGAGAACACCGGCAGATTGGCCACCAGCACCCGGCGCAGCGCGCGGCGTAGCGCCAGCCGCTCATCCGGGTTCAGGCTCCAGCACACGATCGTCAGCTGGCAGCGACCGAGCCAGCCGCCGGATTCCTGCCAGTCGTTGCCTTCCGTATCGAACACGTCCGGAATCGGCTGATCGCCCAGCGCGCGCTGGATCGGGGCCTCGTTTTCCAGGTGCACCGTGACCATCGGCAGGCGCTTGTCGTTGAACACCGGCGGCGCGGTCAGCACATCGATGCGGCCCGACTGCGGCAGCAGCGCGCCGCGCGCGACTTCCACCTTCATCCCGGCATCGATGCGGTCGCGCAGCACCGTTTGCACATCGACCGTCGCATCGAAATACGACGCGGCCGGGACCGCGCTGACAGCCGCCGACAGGCTCCAGTGCAGGCCATCGAAGAAGGCCGCCGCGTAGAAATAGGTCTGGCCGTTGATCAGGCCACTGGTATCGGTGACGGCATGGCCATCGGTTTCGCCGACGTTGATCGCCCCCGGATCGTTCTGATCCGTGAACGCGGCATCGGCCCGGCGCAAGACGCGGGTGCGCACCGTGCCGTCAGGCGGCACGAACACAATGCGCAAGGCATTGCCGATGGCGAGCGGAACGATCATCGAGATTGACATGCAGGAATCTTCGCGTCACGACCGGGCCCGGCGTGACGGCAGAATCGGCGCATGGACTATCAAATTTCCGTTGATCTCGCGCCGCTTTTGAATGCGGCCGGCGCACTCACCCAGCAGCTGATGCCGCTGGTGTCCCAGGCCGTGCATGCGGTCGCCGAGGCCGCGCAACAGCAGTGGATCGAAGGCGTGAAGCAGGCGAGCCTATGGAGCGGCGAGAAAAAGCCCTACATCGAGTCGATCACGATGCAGATGACCGGGCCGTTTTCGGCCGAGATCTCCAGCGACTATGCGCTGGCCTTCGAGATCGAGAACGGGCGGCCGGCGAAGGATCTGAAGGCGATGCTGCAGACCAGCAGCAAGGTGCGCACGACCAAAGACGGCCGCCGCTTCATGGTGATCCCGTTCCGCCACAACACCCCAGGCAACGATGCCCATGCGAAGGCAATGCCACCGGCGATCTATGAACTGGCGAGCGCGATGGAGAAGAGCAGCGTCGTGGGCCAAAGCCAGCGCCCGGCCGGCGAAGTGACCGAGATCAGCCCGACCTTCGGCATGATCCCGGCGAAGAATCAGAGCGGCAATGCGTGGACCGCCGGCGGCAAGCCCCCGCTGATGGTGCCGCGCCATCATTATGCGTGGGGCGATCGGCTGCCGGCCGGGCTCGCGCCGAAACTCAGCCCGAAGCATTCGCATGATCCGTATGCGGGCATGGTGCGCATGGAAACGAGTTCAGGCGGCCAGAAGAGCAGTGCCTACATGACGTTCCGCGTGATGATGGAAGGCAGCCCGAAGTGGATCGTGCCCGAGCGCCCTGGCCTCAAAATCGTGGAAGGCGTGGCCAACACGATGCAGCCGGTAGCCGAAGCCGCGCTTGCCGAGGCGGTCAAGCGCACCTTCCAGGCGGATTAGCGCCCGAGCAAATCAAAGCGGCGCAGCTGCATGCGCGTGGGCAGCGGCATGCCCTGATGCTCGTTGCGGTCGTTCGGCAGCGAATTGAACACGAAATATTCCGAGAACTTGGTCCCGGAGATCGTGAATTTCACACCCAAAGGCGGCGCGCCCGCGCCCCAGGTCAGCGAGCCGTCCGCATTCACCACCGGAATGCCGCCTTCCACGATGCGGCTCTGCGCGTCGAGCCAGAATACCCGCGAAATCGCGCTCACCGGCAGATTCAGCCGCTCGGTGCCATCATGCAGCAGCGGCTGGGAAAACGCATCGCTGGCATTCATGAACAGGACGCGGTCGAAGCGCCCGGCCGCGTACATCGGCGAATCGCTGCCGACCGTGACCAGCGCATCGCCATCTTCCCACTGGCCGAACTGCGCCCATTGCGCTTGCACCTTCTGGCTCGGCACCCCGACCACGCAATCGACCGGATCATTCCAGATATGGCCCTTGCCGGCGCAGGCCGGGCAGCCATAGGTCGCCGCGCCGGAATTCTCATCGAAGCACGGGCAGGCGTAGGCGCGCCGCCAGCGCACGTTCTGGCCAATGCCGCCCAGGAAGGTGTTGAACTTGCCGGAATTGAAGCGCATCAGATCACTCCGAACTGGATGCCGTGGATGGCCGCGTACAGGCCGCCATTGGAGCCCTTGGGGCCGAACAGGATGCGATCGATCTGATCCTGCCAATCGGCCACATTGACGCTTTCGGACTGCGACAGGCCGTCAGCCGAGATCGAGCCGGACGAAGGCAGGAACGCGCCCAGCATCAGCTTGAGCACCGCCATCTTGATCACCACGTCGGCGATATCCGGGCCGATGCCCTTGGTCGCATCCTTCAGGCCGGCGGTGTACCGGACCTTGATCGCATTCGGGTAATCGCCGGCGGCCCAGGCTCCCATGCCGACCACGGCGGCCGGCAGGCCGAACGGCGTCATGGTCGGATAGAAGCGCAGCGCGCCGGCGCGCGCATCCAGGCGCAGCCAGCTGCCCGGCACTTGGAAGGCTTGCAAAAACGGCGTCGGCGTGGCGATCATCACCGAATCGACCGAGATCACCGGGCGATGGCCCAGCTGCAGCATGCCGAACTGATCCGGATAGAACATGCCGGACTCGAAGTCATAGCCGGCTTCCTGCACATAGCGCTGCCCGACCGCATCGAGCGCGGCCAGTTCGCTCGGATCGGCGTCATCGGGCAGCACCTTGACCGGGGAGAAGAACGTCTTCAGCAGGCGCTCGGCTTCGGCTTCGGCCGCCTTGATCTTGCTCCACAGCAGATCATCATTGGCGATCGTCTCCGGCGGCAGCCGCCCAGCCGCGCCGGACATGAGCGCGGTGCGCAGCGTGGCGATGCCCGTGGCGCGGTCGAACAGCGCCGTGGCATCGTTGATCGACACCGGCAGCAGCGCCTGCCAGGAGCGCGGCACCGCGCCCGTCGTGTCCGTGATCACCAACAGGCAGGACGGCGGCACCAGGGCGGCCGTGTCGGCAGCGGAGAACGTGGCCACCACCAGCCCGGCGGGCCAGTTCGCGCCCAGCGCGGCAGGCGAGCACGTGACCATCGAGGACAGCAGCGTGGCCCCATCCGGCGAGTACAGGGCCGCCGTGATCGTGTCCGACAGCGGCAGCGCCACCGGCGCGCCGCCGGCCTTGACCGTCATCGAGAGCGTAACCGCCTTGTTTGCATTCAAGCCCATGGGAGCCCTTATTTATCCAGAAAGTTGAAACTCAGGAATTTCTTGATCGTGAGCAGCGTTGCCGCAAACGGGTGCGCCCATACCGCATTGGCCACGTCATCCGGCGCGACCGTCGTGCCGCTGCTCGTGCCGCTGCCGCCGCCCACGGCGGTGACCGCATAGGCCGCCGAGCTCGCGCGCTCGACATACACCCCGGCCACCGGGTTGATCGTGGCCGTGAGATTGCCGCCCGAGATCGTGTAATTGCCGGCATTCGGGAAGCGCAGCGTGTAGCCGTTGATGAACTGCAGCGCCGGAAAGACCGCGCCGCCGCCGAGCGGCAATTCCTTGTACGTGCAGATCGGCGGATACAGCATGCCCGTGGGCGAGACTTCCAGCGCCCGCAATGCAAGGTGGGCAGCTGGAATATCCGTAATGCTGCTGTCGCAGTCGATGATCTTGCTCGACCAATTCGGCGTGAAGATCATGCCTTACCCTTATACGTCGGCGGTGCGCACCACGTTGACCGAGGCCGCGCCGGACGAGGCCGCCACCGTGGTTTCGAACGGGATGATCGGCGTGGAGCCGCCGGTGCCCGTGCCCGAGCGCACCCGGATGCGGAAGTTGAAACCGGCGCTGAACGTGAAGGATGCGCTGACGCTCTGGCCGGTGCCGGCATTCGAGATCGACGTGTCGATGAACGGCACCCAGGCGGATGCGCCATTGGCGATCGACTGCGCGGCCGCGAAGGTGAAGGTCGAGCCGGACCACGAGGTATAGGCATACGGCACGCCGGCGATGCGGATGATGCCGGAAGCCGGCGTATCCGCCTTGATGGTCGTGTTCATCGTGACCGTGGTGCTGGACGTGGTCGCGCCGTTGACCGTGTATTCATTCGTGATCATGTCGGTGCCGCTATCGCGGCCGACCAGCACGTAATCGTACTGCGACAGGTTCGCCACTTGGATCGAGCCCACCGCCGGCTTCTGATGCGTGGTGCCGGCGTTATCGGTCAGCACATAGTTGAGCGCATCGGCAGGGGCCAAGCCGGTGACATACCAGCCCTGCGCGAAGAACATTTTGCCGCCGGCGAAGGAGCCGAACGGCGCGCCGGTGTTTTCCGGGAACGTGGACAGGCCCCGGAACATATAGCCGGGCGTGGTGCCGACGTTGACCGCCGAGCCATCCGCGCAAATCGCTTGCAGATACAGGTAGATCTGCTGCACCGTGAGCGAGCCGGCCGGGCTGATCGTGATCGTGCCGGTGTAGTTGCCGGTCACGCCATCGCCGATGTTGATGCCGGTCTGCGCCGTGGTCGGGGCCACCGTGATCTTCGGCGTGGTCGTGCCGTCGCCGCTGCCGTAGCCGAGCGCCGTGGCTTGCGTGACGCCGTTGGCGGCCGGATCGACCGCCGTCGACATAGCGGCCGCGTTCTCGCCGCCCGGCTTCATGTCCACGTCGAAGTGCGAGAACGTCTGGCCCCACTTGCGCGAGAACACCGTGATATAGCCGGTGCCCGTTGCGCCGCCGGCGATCGTGCTGTTGATCCACGCGCCGCCGACCTTGACCTTGATCAGCGTCTGCAGCGAGCCGGCCGCCCACCACGAGGTCAGCTTGGCACCGTTCTGCACCACGTAGAACGGCGAGCCGGCCACGAAGTTACCGATCGCCTTGACGCCGGAATACAGCGTATTGCCGCTGGCCTGCTTGATCGATCCGCTCTGAAAATACTGCGCGGTCGTATCATCGATGTTGAAGCTGTTGATCAGGTTCAGGCGGGACGCCACCGTGGCATCGCGCGGACCATCCAGCTTCGACGGGTTCGCCGACAGGATCGACAAGTTTTCCGAGCCGGTGGTGGTCGCGTTATCGGCCAGATCCTGCAGCCATGCATGCAGATCCAGCACCGAGTAGATCGTCGTGCCTGCGCCGGTATGCCGGATATCGTAGGCGGACGTGCCGCTGTTGTAGGAGATCGTGAAATCAGCGTTATTGATCGTCATATTTACTGATCCGGCAATTGGTTGATATAGAGCGAGGACGATCCGATGCTGGCGATCACCTGCGTCTCATACGGTTGGTAGTAGGGCGCTACTGTTCCCTGGCGCACCTTCACGCGCAGCGTGTTGGCGCTATTGCCGCCCGGGTAGACCGGGATATTCAATGTGACTTGGCCGGTCGCATCCGCCGTGCCCAGCGCGATCGATGCGCCGCCGGCATACGGCTCGATCTCGTAGGACGAGCCCGGCACCATGTTCGTCATCGTCAGCGCGTAATTGCCGATCTGATCGGTCGGCAGCGACTGGCTGCCGACCGCGCAGCCGTTGGCCGTGGTGAACCGCCCGCGCGAGGCTGGATAGGCTGTCGTGCCGAACTGATTCGGCAACGCCGGATTCCCCATGTGCAGGAAGTTCGCCATTACACGACCACCAATTCCGGGCAGATGAACACGCCGGTCGAGGTGTTCGATACGCTGGTGTAGATGCGCAGCGTTACCGAAAACTCCGTGCCCGTTGCCATTTGCTTGCCCGGCACCGTGGAAAACGAGAACTTGTACTTGTTGTGGTAGGTCGCATCGATCGGGTAATACACCTGCCCATTTTTCTCGTTCGACCACGTCGACGTGGAAGGCGTGAGCGCCGTGGTCACGCCAAGCGCGCCCGATTGCGAGTCCACGGCCACGATCGAGCCATCGGCTGCCTGATACTCGAAGATGGCCGAGATATTGGACGAGTTCCAGTTCTGGCTTTGCTCCACCGCGAATTCGACCGTGACCGTGCGATCCCCGGTTGCCAGATTGTTCAGCTTGGAAATGCGCGGCAATTCAAACGGCTTGGTCAGGCCGATATTGGCCGCAGTCGTGGTCGGGATCGCATGCAGCGACCAGGGCGTGACGCCATCCGGCAGCAGCGCGCGCAGCGTCGGAAACGACTTGGTCGAATTCCATTCCACGAAGCCGAACATCGTGTCGCTGAAGAAATCGCGGTTGCCGAACTGCGTGGCCGACGCGGCGTAAAGGGACAGTCCGCTGAAGCAGGAGTTTGCCGCGAAGCACGGAATCGGAGCCACGTTACCGAGGCTGCAGTTCTTCAGCGCGAGGCGCATTTCACCGACGGAGGTGGAAGTCGTGCCCGGCAGCAGCTTGGAGCCGGGCACGAAGCCGCTGAAGGTCACGCCATCCAGCACCAGCTGCGAATTGCTGTTGCCGCCCGAAATGCCGATCACGTTCGGGGTGGCAGACGTCGCGGTGTTGATGATCTGGCTGCCGGTCAGCCGGAAGTTGTGCGTATTGTAGTTGCCGGCGTTGAGATTGTAGATCGAGCCGGTCGAATTTTGCGTGAGTTGCACATCATGCCAGTGCGCCTCAGTCGGCACATAAAAACCGCCAGCGACGTTGATGCCGACGCCGTTGGTGAACGTGGAAAGCGCCTGAAATACATCGGCATGCTCCAGATACAGCTGTGACGGCGCGACGATTTGGGTGTATGCATCCACCAAACCCTTGAACGCGAGATTCGCATTGCCATTGCTGTATCGCTTGCCGCAGACGCGGATCAGGCCGCTGCCGAGCGTGTAATCCGTCATGGCGAAGAAGTTGTTGCCGCGCCCACCTAGTGGCGTTGACAGGACCGTGAAAATCGGCGTCGTGCCGTCTGCCGACCAAACCGTGCCGTCATCGATCAGGAAGCTGACCGGGTTCGACACCGAGCCGCACGGCTTCATCGTGAGCGAGTCGTAATAGTTGCCCGGTCCGGTCAGCACGTTGACGTTGGCGCGCATATACACGTTGTCGCCCGCGTTCAATGCGCCAGCCAGCGGCGGCGATGCGCCCCACACGCCATACATGCGGCTGCCGTTCATCGCCGAAGGCAGCACGGATACGTTCACGCCGGAAAACACCGTGCCCCAGCAGCCGGATACGCCGCCCGCGAACTGCCACGGGCCGGCAGAGGACAGCCCGGTAAAGCTCGCCTGCGCGACTTGGAACAGCGAATTGGCGTTATAGACCGCGCTGCCGGCGCGCGTCATGATGTCGAGCTTCGATGTATTGCCGGGATTGACGCGGGCAAACACGGCATCGCGCAGCTGGTGCGCAAACCAGCCAGTGGCTGCCGCGTTGACCGTGTTCGTCGCGGCATTGATCGCCGAGACAAGGTTCGCCACCAGCGTCGCACCGCTGCCGGCGTTGAACTGATTCGCGCCCGCGCCGGATGCCACGCACGTCAGCACCGCGCCCGCCACCGTGAAGGTGGCCGCTGCAGCGGCCGTCGCGCCGGTCAGGTCGATCGTGACCGTGGCCGCTGCCGTCGATGGCGTGGATGCCAGACCATCGCCCTCCTGCGGCATGCCCCACAGCGCCGAAGGGATCGTGGTCAAAAACGGCAGGCCGGCGGAAATGGTGTAGGTGCGCGCCGTACCATCGTTGGATACGCCGGTCGTGTTGCCGATGCCATAGTTGCCGGTCACGTTGCCGGACACGCCGGCTTGGCTGGTGACGTAATACAGGGCCGGGCTTGCGGTACTCAACAGGCCGCCAGTAATGACGCCATTTAGGCCGAGGTAGCCGGACTGGATCGCGGAAACGACAAGCTGGCCACTGTTGATCGTCGCCGTGACCGTGGCGCTCAGGGCGTAGGCATTGTGCGCGCAGTATTTGTTAGCCATTCAGGATCTCCGCGACGCGATCGATCGACTCCAGCGCGCCGATCTGCGCAAAGAAGGTCAGGCCCGCCTTGTTGTCCGGATCATCCAGATCGATATAGGTCGCCTCGTTGTACTTGTTGGCGATCACGCGGATCTGGTTGCGCTGCGCATCGGTGAACGAAATGCTGTTGAACGTGAAGCTGGGATCTTCGAACTTGGCCCGGATCAGGTCGATGTTCGATTCCTCGCCCGCATGCAGCAGCTTGCGGAACTCCAGCTTGGTCAGGTGGCGATTGCCGCCGAATACCGGCGCGGGGCCAGCCGGCGCAGGCGAAGATGCTGTGTCGGTCGCCACCAGCACATGGTTGTAGTTGGCGAATTCCATGCCGCCCCATTCGATCGGGGCATCGGCGCGGTATTCGTACACCTTCACGCCATCGGCAATACGGATCACGTCGTAAGTATTCATTGGTATCCCAGGCTGGCGCGATCGGCCCAGGCGAATGCGAAACTCGCCGAGCCGTTCGCCCACTCTTCTTTCAGGTCGCCATTGGCATCCGTGGTGATGCGCGCGATGCGCCAGACGCTGGCGGTCTCGCTCGAGCCGACCGCCGCCTCGCCGCGATACATCACCGTATCCGAGGCCACGTCGGTGCGTTTGGCTGTTGGTTGCACATCGCCCCCGATGGCGGCGGGAATGGCCACCATTTCCACGTCCGCGAAAAAGTTTTGCTGCGCCATCACCACGACCGGGGCGGCTTCGATCACCAGCACCCCGCCCTGGCCGGCTTCGGGGTAGCTGACCGACACGTCCATGGACAGATCGAGCGCCTGCACCAGCAGCGGCGCGCTATCGATCACCACGGAAACCTGATCTGTCATGCCTTCCCCCTTGGCCGCAGTCTGGCATCACGACGCAATGAAAAGGGCGGGGGATCACCCCGCCCTGCTACCGCGAAAAGACCGCCCGGATCAGCGGTTTTCCATGCTCACGACCGACGTGGGCGACACGCCGAAGGTGGCCTTGTTCGTCGTACCCATGCCGGCCAGATTGGCGGTATCGAGTTTCGTGAGCAGCGCGTTGAGTTGCGTGGTCAGCGTGTTGACTTGCGTGGTGAGGTCAGCGACCACGTCGCCCAGCTTGGCGCGCGCCGTGGCGGTGCTGATCTTGTTGATTGCGGATTGACGCGGCTTGTTCGCCACAGTGTTGTTGCTCATGAAGCACCCCTAAAAATGAGGATTGGTCGAAGGCATTCCCTTGTGCCGCCGCCAGAGCGGCAACCGCATTAGGCTTTCTTGCCGCGCTTGGCAGCCGCAGCCGGCGCTTGCTCGTCGCCGGCAGTCTCGGCATCCGCTGCCGAAGGCGCTTGGCCAGCGGCCGCATCGACGGCAGCCACTTCGGCTTCGGCATCCTTGGCCACTTCCTTGACGTCGCCGGCGACGGCGACTGCGCCATCGACCACGGCGGCCAGCGCCGGATCGGCGGCCTTGACCACTTGCGCGACCGCCGACACCGGCGTTTCGTGCAGCAGATAGCCAGGGATCGCCAGGAAGGCATGGCCGATCTCTTCGGCGACTTCTTCGGACAGGCGGCCGGCTTCATGAATGGCGAACTTCACGCCGTTGATCAGTTCGGAGGCGTTCGGCAGAGTGCAGAGGATGCGCATGATGATTCCCTTGTCTCGAGACAGAAATGGATGAATGGCGGCCCGAAGCCGCAGCGAGCCTACAGGCTAGTGTCACGAATAAAAAAAGCCGGGTTTCCCCGGCTTTTCACCAATCCCGAAGGATTAGTTGAACGGACGCCACGCTTGGCTGTTGGTGACGATGTTCTTGATCATGCAGTGCTGGTTGCGCTTGGTGATGCGCAGATAGCCGCAGATCATTTGCAGCCACGGGATGATCGGGCTGTTCGTCGCTGCCATGGCGATCTTCATCATCGGCATGAACTGACGCCATGCGATCGCGTGATCGGATGCGGTCATGTTCAGCACGAAAGCACAGGTCGAGCCCGGGATTTCGCGGTTCTTGTCGATGTAGGTGGTGGTCGCACCCGACTTCGGAACGCGGATCATTTCGCGCAGATCGGTCAGCGCGTTCGTGCCGTTCAGGCGCGAGCGATAGATGACGTAGCCGGTTTCGGTGCCGCCTGCCGAGCCGGTGATGGTCAGCGTGACTTGCTGGCCAGACGCGACTGCGGTTTGCGCGGTTTGCACCGATTGCGATTCGCCGTTCTGGTTGATGCCGGTGACCGACCAGTAGTAATTGCCGGCATTGGCCGAAGTCCACATGGAATCCGCACCGCCCGCGCCAGCGACAGCAGCGACGGACTGCGGCTTGAATGCGGAGTTCGCGGCGGCGACGGCGGCATGCAGCGCGTTGCGCGATTCGAACGGCATCTTCAGCTTTTCATCGCGGATGAACACGTCGGTTTGCGTGGCGATCTGACCGTAGGAGGTCTGGACGCCGGCGACGTGGGTGCCGCGCACCGTGCTGGACGCATTGGCGTTGAGCATGACGCGGAACGCCGGGTCGAGATCCATGTTCAGGTCGGTCTGGACCGACGGCGGCACATAGATATCGGTGGCGCGGCCGAAGTTGCCGAAGCCGAAGATGTTCTGCGCGGCTTTGGCGATCGGATCGATGTTGGACAGCGCTTGGCCAGCCATATCGATGATGTTGTCGGTCGAGTTCAGCGACTCCAGCTGCTGGCGGATGCCGGCGAATGCTTTCGGCGTGACGTCATCGCGGCCTTCGAACAGGCCGACTTCGATATCGGTGAGCAGCTGCTTGGTGCCGTTGGTGGTCTCGAGCGTGATCACGTCGGCCAGATTGTTCTGCTGCTGCAGCACGATCGGCACTTTGCGATAGGTGCTCATGTACTTCACGCGACCGACCATGCGGGTGTAGTCGCCCTGGGTTTCCATGGCGATGCCATCCTGATCGTTGAACGTGCCGCCGAAGAAGCCGCCGATCGAATGCTGCTCGGTCCATTCATCGAGCACGGCCGTCGCGCGAGGCTTCGGCAGCGCGTTGAATAGCGCGAAGTGCTTGTTGTCCTGCACAGTGGCTTGCAGGTTGGTGTCGAGCGACTGGATGCGCAGCGCGGAGCCGCCAGCCATGCCGTTCATATCGGACTCGTAGCCCGCCGACAGCGACTTGTTCAGCGCTTCGACTTCGGCCATGCCCAGGTCGCCGGCTTGGCTCAGGCCGGAGGCAGCAGCGCCGGACTGGCCACCATTTATCAGTTGATCCAACATATTTCACTACCCCCGTAGTTATTGAGAGATTTTTGCGAGAAGCACCGGATCGACAGGCAATCCGAGATTCACGCGGGTTTCGATACCGGATGCTTCTAATCCCGAGATCTTTCCGGTCTGCATCGCAGCGAGCGACTTGGCCAGAATTTCTTGCTTGCTCATGGGCTCGCCCATGGACTTGACCAGCGCGCCATCGGCGGCCGGCTTTTCGTTCATCGACACGGTCGATGCGCGGCCACGGCCGGCATTGGCCAGGGTTTCCACGCGCTCCTGCAGCGACTTGACCAGCGCGCCGGTTTCTTCCAGGGCCTTGCCCTGCGCGGCGATGGTGGCGTTGGCGGTCTTGATCGCATGCGCTTGACCGGCCAGCAGATCGGCGGCAGTGCCGAGCGCCTTCATGACTTGCTCGCTATGGCTCTGCGCGTGGAGCTCCACGGTCTGCAGGCGCTCGCCGGCGGCAGCCAGCTGCTCGGTGAAGGACTTGATCAGCGCGGTGCCATCGAAGGCTTCCACTTCGGTGCCGTCTTCCAGCTGCAGCGAGAAGGACTTGGCCAGGGGCTTTTCACCCTTGTTGCCTGCACCTTCCTCGTCCTCGTCTTCATCTTCCGGATTGCCGCCGCCTTCATCGTTTGCGCCGGCGGCGTTATCCACGCCATCCGCGCCCTGATTGCCGGCCGAGCCATCGCCAGCGGTCGCGCCTTCCTTGCCTTCGCCAGCGCCTTCGCCGTCCGCGCCGCCAGCGGCTGCGCCATCGGCGGCAGCGGCCGCGATTTTCTTGTCGTCTGCAGCACCATCGGCATCGGCCGCGAGCGCTTTGTTGAGATCGCCGATCTCATTCAGACGATTGGTGAGTGCTTCAAAGCTCATTGGCTTCCCCTTTTTGTGCTGCGTTTCAAATCGTCAAGGAACATTTCGACGTAGCGCGCCGCATCGGAATGCGAGAGCTCGAAATGCGTGGTGGCGGTTTTCACCATGTCGGCGACCGAACGACCGGCTTGGCCGTCGTGCACCAGCTTGGCGAACGGATCGCGGAAATCCCTGAAGTAGTCGCTCACGTACAGGCGCAGGCCATCGCCCTGCTTCCTGCCGGAGCCGTTGCCGGCGCGCAGCGCATCGCCGCCGGTCATCGTTGCGGAATCGGTGTTGTAGCCAGCGGACAGGCTCTTGCGCAGATCCAGGCCGTGCGCGGTCCAGCACTTGGCCAGCGCGCCGATCGGCACCGTGGAGACTTCGGCGAGATCCGGATTGACCGGCGTTTTCGAGAAGCCGATGTTCGTCCAGCGCACCTTCGTGATGACCGGGTAGGTCGCGCCCGTGGATTCATCCGTGGCTTCGGCCTTGGCCATGACCGCGCCGCCGACGCTCGGATACCAGCGTTCCGGCGGATTGACTTCGGTCAGCGAGCTCCAGAACAGGTTGGCCTTTTCGGCAGCCGGGCCGAAGCCGGACTTGATCAGGCCCTTCACGAACGTGCGGTTGCGCTCAATGCGCACTTCGGTCGGACGGCCGATCTCGTAGAACAGGTAATCGGGAATGCCGGCCGCACCTTTGGCGGGATTCGGCTTGCCGATTTGCGTGTAGTGATCGATATCCAGGTTGCCGAACTGCAGGTAGTAATCCTTCGATTCGGCCAGGGCCTTCGCCAGGATCACTTCGCCCTGCAGATCCTTCGCTTGGCTGGACGCCTCGATATAAATGACGCGCTCGCCGCCCTCAATGCGGGGCGTTGCCTTCAGCAGATCGCTGAAGCAAATGTGCGACGGCAGGTTTTCGAAAGCGTGTTCCATGGGACCGGATCTTTCCGTCACGACTCTTTTTCGCCTATGCCTTGAGGAAACGGCGCAGTTCGATCAGGTTCAGATCCACCAGCCGCGCATCGGAATTGGCGTGTTCGACGCGCCACGCATCGAGCGGCTTGGGCGAGCGGAAGGTAAAGACGCGATCGACGCAACCGACGAATTCCGCGCCGTGCGCTTTCAGGTAGGCCGCGAAATGCAGCTGGCGGGTTTGGATCTCATGCATGGCGTTCGGCAGCGAGGCGCTGGATGGAGGCGCGGTCGCGCACCTGCTTGCGGTAGACGGCAGCCAGCCCGGGATCGGCCAGCACGGCGGCACGATCGGTCGCGGCAATGGCTTGGCCCAGGCGCGCATCTTCGGCATCGGCGGCATCGAGCAGCCCGGCATGCGTGGATTTCGCTTGCGCCATGAGCGCGGCGTTTTTCGCCGCCAGCGCGCGCACGTGATCGATCGAGGATTTCATTGCATGAATCCTGCAATCACGACTTTTTCAGAACAGCATCGATTGCTGTTGCGCGTGGTTTTGTGCGCTCAGGAAGGCGGCCAGCCCCGTGTCATCGATGCCATCGAGCGGATCGGTGACCACGCGGCGCAGTTCTCCCTTCTTCGCCAGCCGCTCGCGCGCGCGCCGCTCCTGCGGATGGTTGGCGATCGCATCGATCAATTCCACGTCGTTTTTCTGGCCCACGCGCGCGATGCGGCCGTTGCGCTGCTCATGCACCATCGCCGTGTCCGGCGTGTCCATTTGATACAGCCAGGAGCCGGATTGCAGGTTCGCGCCGACCGCGCCGGCGTCCGAGCAGATCACGATATCGGCCTTCCGATCGCCATCGTCCGGATTGAATTGCTGGATCTTCGCGCCCTTGTCTTTCGCGCTATCCGCGCCGGTAATCACCGCCACGCGATGGCCGGCGGCTTCCAGGCGCGCCTTGGCCTGTTCGACGGCAGCGAGCGAGCGGGCGAACACCACGCCGGGCTTGCCCTTGCGTTCTCCGGCCGTCTGCGCCAGATCGTCCAGCTTCGCGCTCTTCGGGTGCGCGTTGATCACCCGGTTGATCGCCGCGTTCTTGATCACGCCGATCGCCTTCGTCAGCGCCTGCGCGATCTCGGCATGCTGCTCTTCGGGCGCACCGTGGAAGGATTCCGGCGAGAGCTCCTGCAGCGCCGGCAGATCCACGCCGCCGTTCATGCGCGCGATGCGCACCTTGGCGGCGGCGCGGTCGATCGCATCCAGGGCGGCATGCTGCTCCGGGTGCAGTTCGATATGCCGCTCGGTTTTCGTGACATTGACGTCCGGCGTGATCTTCGCCAGATAGGCATAGCGCGCGAGCTCGCGGCGCAGCCCGTCCTTGGCCAGCTGGGAATCGCCGCCATAGCGGCGCATGAACGCGGCGCGGTCGTGGTAGCGCTTGCCATCCATTTTCGCCAGCAGATCGAAGGCTTCGGAAGCATCGTTCTTGACCGGATCGCCCGACGCATGCAGGTAGTATTCGGCGCTATCGGTGACGCCCTGCACCACGTTCGACAGCCGGCTGTTTTCCTTGCCTTCGCGGTTCAGCAGGCCATGGCCCTCGTCGGCCATCACGTAATCGAAGCCGATGCCTTCCTTGTCGAGGATGTCCTTGATGTAGTGTTTCCGGCCTTCGGCATCCATCGCATCGAGCGCGGCGGCGATCTTTTCCGGATCGCTGCCCTCGTGCTTGGCGGCCAGCTTCAGCACGTCATCGCGGAACGCCTGATGCGTGACCACGTGGAAGTCGGTGCCGGCATCCTTGTAGCTGGCCAGCCGCTCTTCGTGCGACGCGCCCGGCTGGCAGTGCCAGTTGAATTGCCCGGCCTTCAGAAAGCGCAGCGCTTCGCCGCCGAACTGGCCTTGGACGATCGACGGGACCACGAACAGGCCCTTTTTCGCCTTGCCGGTGGATTTCAGGTGCGCGAACGCGCCCAGGCCGATGCCGGTCTTGCCCGAGCCCACGCCCAGGCCGCCGATCATGCGCTTGTTCGCCAGCAGCATCTTGATGGCGCGCTGCCGCTTGATGCCATCCTTGCCGCTCATCGAGGCCGCAAACAGCTTCGTCGGCTGCCCCGGCACGAAATTCTTGCCGACCACGCCCATCATCGCGGCCAGCTTGTGTTCGGCGGCTTGGCCGATCGTGTGGCGCTCATCCGCGCCGAGCGATATAGGATTTCCTATATCGCCATCGTCGCCGGACAGCGCCGCCGGCGCTTCCTCGCTCGAGAAGAAGCCCATTTGCGACTGCTCGAAGGCTGCCTTGGCTTCCTTCGCAGCTTCCAGCTTGCCGGCCACCGAGCCGGACGTGTACTTGCCGGCATGCCGTTCGCGCAGCGTGTCGATCAGCTGGCGCTCGGCCTTTACGCGCGCTTCCCGGGCGGCGGGATCGACCGCATCCAGGTGATTCAGGTTGCCGCGCACGACCGTCTTGCCCAGCTTCAGCGGCGCATCGGGCTTCAGGGTGTTGTAATGCCGGGCGAATTCGGACGAGACTTTCGAGCGGATCAGATCCTGCAGCGTTTCATACGCCTTCTGATGCCCGCGCATCGTTTTCGTGTAATCCTGCCAATTCAGGCCGCTCTGCTTGATCTTGCCGGCCAGCGCCGTGCGCGCGGAATCCCAGGCTTGCCAGTCCGGATTCGGGGCGATCTCGCCGAACAGATCCTCGACCGTTTTTTCCGGCTCGGCCTTCAGGTGATCGTCATACTCGGCGCGCATGGCCGCGAGCTCCGGCGATTCCTTGGCGATGTGCTTGTAGAAGTAGTCGCGCAGCGCCTTCGTGTCGCCATCGTGCAGTTCGCCGATCGGCTTGTAGGCGGCAACACCGGCGGGCTCGGCGGCCAGCGCGCGGTGCAGCGCTTCCTGCGCGTGATCATCGGCCTCGAAGCCCTGCTTGTTCAGCGTGGAGCGCTTGCCGCCCCACTTCGACGCCACGAACTCGTCCGCATACTTGTCGAACAGCGGGGCCAGCTGCTCGGCGCGCACCATTTGCTTGCCATCCGACCCCTTGTTCGGCGCGACCGCATCCAGGGCGGCGCGGTAATCGTCCGCCCGATCCGCGCCGACTTTGGCGAAGAACGCGGCCGACTGCAGATCCGACACGATATCGGCCGGCGCATCGCCATCGGCCATGCGCGAGCCGATGTAGTCGCGCAGCGCGCCGTGCAGATCTTCGGCTTGGCCATCGAACGGCTGCGCCAGCGACGGCGCGACGCCCGGCTCGAGATTGAGCGCCAGATCGGCGCGGCCGTCGAAGCCTTCCGGCAGCCAGCCATCCTCGTCCTCGCTGCCCTTCATGATGCCGAGATTGCGCTGCACCTGCTCCAGGCCGGCGGCATCCACCGGGCCCGCGAGCCGATCCATGCCCGACGCATGGATGGTCAAAAACGCATTGCCGGCTTCCTGTTGCAGTGAATAATCGCCCTTTTCCAGGCCGATCGCGCGCAGCTGCTGGATCGCCGACACCAGCGGCGTTTTGCCCAGCGATACCTGCACCGCATCGCGCGACGGCTCGCCCAGGGCATACACCATCGCCGCGTTCGCTTCCATTTCGCCCAGCGCGTGGCCGAGCAGATGGTTCGCCTCATCCAGCGCGGCCATGCGGCGGCGATTGGCTTCCGCCTTAACCAGCAGATCAGCGGGACCGTGGGCAGCATCGATTTCCAGCTGCGCGGCTGTTTCGTGCAGCTTTGCCACGTCCGCAAGCACAGATTCCTGCAGGCCCTGATAGTGCTGCAGATGGAAGCCGCCCATGCCGTCAGCAATTTCATCCGCCTTATCATCCCCGAGATCCTTTCGCAGCCGGCGCGCCAGGATCTGCGCCGAGGCTTCCGCGCCGAGCACGTCGACCACCGAGCGGTCCATGAGCGGCGCGCCGCCGGCGGCCAGCGCCAGCGCGTTGAGTGAATTGAACGACCCGGCGGCAATGTGGTGCTCGAGCGGCGTTTCCTTGCCGGTCTCGGCGGCCGCCTTCAGGAAGGCCGACGTTTTCGCCGTGTTCAGCTTGTCCAGCACTTCCTTTTCGACTGCCGCCGGATCGACGTCGGACACCTTCAGCACGTAGCCATGCGGCTCCGGGCTGGCATCGATCTGCTGGTTCGCCGCGCGCGCGGCCTGCTGGATCGCCGCCAGCTTCTTCTGCGCAGCCAGCAGATCCACCGCCTGCTGGACTTCCACGATCTTCGCCGGCAGATCCGGCTTGTCGGCGTTGACCTTGGCGAGCTCTTCGGCGACCTTCTGCGCCACGCTCTTGTCCTTCGCCCCGGCGGCCTGCTTGCCCTGCACTTCGGCGGCTTCGGCTTCGGCCGCTTCGGGTGTGAGGCCCTTGTCCTTGGCGCGGCCGGCGTAATCCGGATCGAAGCCTTTGCCGGTGTTCGGGCGCACCGGATCGATATCGGACACGCCCAGCTTGGTCGCATCATCGGTATGCAGCGGCGTCTCGCCCGTGAATGCCTGTTTGCGGGCATCGGCATCGATCAGCAGGCGCTGGCGCTGCAGGCCCACCGCTTCCTTGGCGCGCTTCAGGAGCTCGGCGTGGTGCTGGCGCAGCGCCGTGGCGCGCGCGGCATCGGACACGCCCGCATGCGCGGCCTCATCGAAGGCCAGGGCGGAATCGTCCCAGCCCATCGCCTTGGCGACCGTATCGATGAAATCGCGCTCGGCGGCGCGCTGTTGCGTGGAGACTTCGGCCTTGGCCTGCTGCTTGGCTTCGTGGACGCCGGCGGCCTTGTCGGCAGCCTTCTGCGCCTTGGCGGCCTCGCGCTTGGCTTTCGCGCGCTCGCCGGACTCCTTTGCGTAATCTTCCGGGCTCTTCGTGGAAGTGATGCGCATGTAATTCAGCTTGCCGCCCGCACCGCCGATCACGTGCAACACGTGCGAACCGGGCTCGACCGGCTGCACCAGCACCGGCTGGCCCTTCGTGTCGGGGCCATTCGGATGCACCGTTATCCATTTGCTTCCAGCAGGGATATCGGCGGCCTTCATGAACAGGATCAGCGGCTTCTTTTTCATGCCGCGAGCATGGCGTCACGAACAAAAAAAGCCCGCGACGAGCGCGGGCCGAATCCATCTTCCATCTCTTCCAGGAGACAGCTGCACTATGGCGTCACGACCTTTCGATCAGCGATGCCGAGGCGGTGGCCGATGCCACGGACAGCGGCACTTCGGCAGGATCGCCATGGATCGGCGAGCTCACGTAACCGTTGCAGGCGATATGCACCGCCTTGCTCGGATCGTCCGGAAGCAGATCGATCATGGCATGCGCATGCGCGATCACGGCAGCGCGGTCGCGCACATGGATCGGCTGGCAGGCCAGCACCTGCTTGTCGAATTCCTCGACCACTGCCGCCTTGGCGGCTTCCTTGTCTGCGCCGATGGCGCTGAATGAATAGCTCATCTTCCCTTCCTCCTTAGTTGACTTTCTCTCGCAAGAACAGCAGCAGCGACTTGATCATCGCCGGGTGCGTTTTCGTGGCGCGCACCTTGCGGATGAATTCCGCGACCGGCAGCTTCGTGATCGGGCCCAGGAAGCGCGGATCGTCGTAATTGCGCAGGAACGCGATGCGCGCGGCGGCTTCGCTGGGAAAGCCCAGCATGGCCTTGTCCTCGTCGTAGTTTTTCCAGTCATCGACGCGGCGCTGGTGCACCACGTACACGAATTCCGCGCTCTCGAGATCCGGGCCCAGGAACACGTCGACCGGATCGCCGTCGACGCCGGTGCTGCCGGAGATCTCGCCATAGGCATGCTTCATCGTCGTATGCCATGCGGTGCCGTCCGGCTTCTTACCCGAGCGCACCGAGCCGACCGGGTTTTCGATGGCGAGCTCCAGGCCATGCCACTTCTGCACGTAGGCGATCGGATGCTTGCGCGCCAGCTGCTCGGCGTTCGGTGTTAGTTTTTCGCTCACGCTTGCGGCCCCACCTTGTATTTGTGCACGTGCTTGTCCAGCCACGCGGCGAACCCGGGATCGGAGCCGGGCGGCGGCGGCGTGAGCACGTGCCACTGGCCGCGACAGTGCGGATGCACGGTACCGGCCGGAATCCACCATTTTTCATGCGGCTCGCGCTCGACTAAGGCATCGCCGACGCGCTTCCGTGGACTGCCGGAGCGGCCCAGGTTGTTCTTGCCCAGCCAGACTTCGAGCTCGCCGTCCTTGTTGCGCTTGGCCGGATCGACCACGGTCAGCACCCGGCCGTTGATCTTCTTGCAGAACGGGCAGGCCCCGCGATACTGCTCGAGGCGCTTCACCCGGGTGCCCAGCGGCAGCGAGGCGATCAGGCCCTGATTCGCGTTCTCGCCGGCTTCGGTCACGGCGATGCGCCGCCAATCGCGGTTGAGCGCCGAGAATTCATCGAACAGGCGCGTGGCCAGCGCTGCCGCCGGCGGATTCGCGCCTTCGATCTTCTGCTGCTCGTAGTCGAGGATCACCTTCTTCATGCGATGCCGCATTTGATCGGACAGCTGCACGACCTGATCACAGCAGCGCTCGCGCGCGTACTCGAGGATCTGCACCGCCGCGCCCTTGTAGCCGAACGTCTGGACCGTATCGGCCACCGTCAGCGGCAGCGCCGCCAGGATCGCATCGGCCTGCGCCACCGTGACGGCCACCGCCGCATAGTGCGCGGCGACCTTGCCCATCATGGACGAGCGCATGGCCAGCCACTCGGCTTCGGACTGGATCACGTTGCTGGGGAAGTAGCGCTGCGCCAGATAATCCACGACCAGGGCCCAATCCGAGGCGGTGAACTGCTCCGGCGGCAGGTTTTCCAGATAGACCTTCACCAGCATCGCTTCTTCGTCGGTCCACTGCAGGCCCGGGATCTTCGGCCGCGCCGCCGGCGCGCCGCCGGCCTTGTGGCGCTTGCCGGCCGCCCAGGCTTCGAGCTCCTGCTTCACCTTTTCCAGGCGCAGCAGGCCCCGGCTGGTGAACAGTTCGATCAGCGACTGGATGAACGGCGATTCATGCTTGGCCCAAATATCCGGGCTTTCGCCATCCTCGCCCGATAGCGCTTTCGAAAAGTGCTCGAGCGCATGGTCGACGCAACCGCACGGCAGCGCGCCGACGTCCAGCAGCAGGGAACTCACTTCTTCTTCGCCTTCTTTTCCGGCGCGAAGTGGCCGGTGCACTCGCGCCAGTGGACGCGATGCTCGCGGCCGGTGCCGTCGCGCACGACCAGCCCATCGCGGCCGGTGGCGGTGACTTCGCCGGAGCCGGAGAACGCGCCGGCGCGGAAGGCGACGTGGTGCCCGGCTTCGACGTTATGCGGGCCGAACTCGCCGCCGGAGCGATGGTTCGACAGCAGGCCCAGCAGATCGGCGAAGTGCCCGAGCTCGGCCGGGCTGGTTTCCTTCGGCTTCGGCGCATCCTTGGGCTTGGCCTTGGGCGGCTGAATCGACTTGATGAACAGCGGGATCATTCCATTTCTCCGACATTGAACACGGGCGGCAGGCCGAACGACTTGCCGAAATCGGGCGCGCTGCCGCCGAAATCGTCCGCGTTCGGATCGACCGGCAGCCCATCCGGGCCGACCTTCTGCACCCCATCCGGCGGCAGCGGCTGGCCGTCCGGCCCGATCTTGTGGCCCTGCTCGTTGATCGGATGGCCGCTGCCATCGAGCGGCGTCTTGCCATCCGGGGCCATCGGCGCGGGCTCTTCCGGGGCGATTTCCTGCATGTACACCTGCATGAGCTGCGGGTTCGCTGGCGCATCGCCCAGCGACTTCATCGGATGCTTTTCGTAGCCCTGCTCCGCGCGGATCTCATCGATCGTGAGCACCGTCTTGCGCAGATCCTGCTTCATTTGCGCATCTTCGGGATCGAGGCCGGTCCAGCGAAACACATAGTTTTCCGAGAACTCGGCCAGGATGAAATCCGACAGCGTGTTTTCGTAGTAGGACAGCAGCGGGCGCAGGCCAGAATCCTTGGACGCGGCCAGCTTTTCTTCGGTGTCCGAGCCCGCCAGCGGTGACGTGTTGCCGCCGGAAAACGAGTCGAAATTGATCTCGGCCGGGCTCATACCGAACAGCGCGCAGATGATGCTCGTCAAGAAGGTCATCCACTTGGAAAAGTGCATTTCATCGAATTCGACGCCGAACTTTTCGAACTGCGCCTTCGATTCCTGATCCTTCGACACCAGCACCGGCAGCGTCCAGGCATTGCTGACGCCGCGCACCATCGAATTCCAGAAGCGCCGGAAGCTGTTGATATCCTTGGCGTCGTAATTGCCCGACAAGTGCATCATGCCCTTCGGGATGCTGTTCTTGTCGAAGCCGTCGATGTTGTAGGTCATGGCATTCAGATAACCCGTGACCACGCGCACCATCAACTCGACTTCCGACAGCCCGTAGCCGGCGACCGACACATCGGTGCGCGGATTGCGCGGCTCGTAGATCAGGTTTTCATGGGTATAGACCGTGCGGATCTGCCCCTGCACCAGCTGCAGCGCCTGCAGCTTGTCGTTGCCCTGATAGCCGGCTTCCGTGCACAGCCGGATCGTGGAGCCGTCGACCGCATAGAAGCCGTCGATGCCCAGGCTCATGTCGCGCTTCCACTCGACTTCGATCGGCGCGGAATCCAGGGTGAGCGAATCGCGCACCGACTTGGCCATGAACTGGCTGAAGGAATCGCGGCCCAGCGTCTTGCGCAGGCGCGGCTTGAATTCCCAGCCGGTGTTGAGGATGAAGCGGTTCAGGAGCGCGATCGATTCCTGCTCGGACTTGGACAGCTTGTGATTGCGGTCGATATGGCGGATCTCGAAGCCGGGCATGTCGCCCTTGTCGGCGACGCGGCAAAAGCGCTGCACTTGGCGCGCGCGCGTCATCACCACGGCATTGAGGATCGGCGTATGCGCGACCATCGTGCGCAGCGCATCGAACGACAGCACGGACGGCTTTTCGTAGTAATCGCCCTGAATGTTCACGGTCCAGTCATCGAGCGTAACGGACTGGATGCCGCGCCGGCCGCCCTGGCTGCCCGACAGGATCTTGATCGGGGCCACATAGGACTTGGCCAGCAGCTGCGGCTCTTCATCGAACTGGAATACCGCCTCTTGCAGGATGCGCTGCACGTTGCCGGTGACTTCCGCATCCACGGCGGTCGGCATGTGGCTCTTCTGCAGCTGCCCGAGCGCATCAGCGCGCTCATCGGCAGGCGCGGCGGGATTGAAAGCGGCGGATTCGGTAGTGTCGGACATGCAAGGCTCCCATTTGACACCTGCCACTCTAGCGTCACGACAGCGCCACACTTTCACCCAGGAAATCGCAAAAAGTTATTGACAGAATCACGCTATGCGTTATGATTCAGGTGTCGGATGCAGCGACAAACCCAACCAACAGAGAACGGAGAATTTCCCATGAATGAATGCCATCAGATCGACGTGAGCACCGGAACCGCCGCGATTGCCTTCGTAGGCGCAACCCCGTGGCACAAGCTCGGCCAGCGCCTGACCGCTGACGCCGATATCGGAACGTGGACCCGGGAAGCCGGGCTGGCGTGGGAAGTGCTGCGCGCCCCGGTCCAGTACGCGGTCGGCGAGCAGTTCGAACTGCACACGATGCTCGTGCGCGACGTGCTCTATCGCGGCGACACCAACCAGCCGCTCGGCGTGGTCGGCAAGAACTACCACATCGTCCAGCCCGAGCAGGTCATGGGCTTCTTCGACAAGCTCGTGCGCGTGGGCGGCTTTTCGCTGGAAACCGCCGGCGCGCTGTCGGACGGCAAGCGCATTTGGGCGCTGGCCAAGATCGGCGAAGGCGCGCCGATCATCGGCCAGGATCACGTGATGCCCTACCTGCTGCTGTCGACCTCTTACGATGGCACGATGGCCACCACGGCGAAGCTGACCACGATCCGCGTGGTCTGCAACAACACGATCACCGCCGCGCTGTACGAGCCGGGCACCAAGAACAACGGCCGGGGCATCGCCACCACCGTGAAGGTGAACCATAACGCCAAGTTCAACGCCGATCAGGTGCGCAAGGATCTCGGCATTTTCACCAACTCCTTCGACAAGTGGATCATCCAGACCAAGATGCTCGCGCAGCAGGAAATCAATCTGGACAAGGCCGCCGACATGACCGCCAAGCTGATCGCGCCGACGATGAAGGCCCAGGAAGGCAAGGTCGTGGACGTGACCGCGAACAAGGGCTACAAGCGCGTGATGGAGCTCTTCGACGGCCAAGCGATCGGCGCGGACATGGCGGGCTTCACGAAATGGGGCTGGCTCAATGCAGTTACCCAGCTGGTCGACCATGAGCGCGGCAAGGATCAGGGCCGCCGCCTGAATTCCGCATGGTTCGGCGACGGCGACCGCATGAAGAGCGCGGCCTATCAGATCGCCATCGAAGCCTAACCCTTAGTCATTCACTCACACGGGCCGGCGCATTGCCGGCCCTTTCCCGCCATGAGCACAATGAACCCCTACGGCTGCCACAACCGCCCGCGCCCCGTGGCCGGCGGCTCACCCTACATGGCGCAAGAAGGATGGCGCGACGAGCCCGACGCGACCCGGCACGAGCCCTATCCGACGCGCCTGCCGGTCATGAAGGAGATCCGCCACGTCATGAGCACGGACTGCATGTTTGACGCTTCCGCGACCGACCCGCGCTGCGCCGGCTGCATCCACGCGCTGATCGACGTTTCCTTCGACCCCGATTTCCGCGAGATTGGCGAATGAACAATTACTGCACCCACCTGCTGGAATACTTCCGCGAGCCCCGCAACATGGCGGCCTATCAAGCCAGTTTCGCCGACAGCTGGGATCGCATGGCGGATGCCATGGACAAGCTGGACAGCGCCGACAAGTTCATCATGCCCGACTACGGGCGCGTCTTTAAGCAGGGCGAGCGGCGCGGCTACGGCCCGGATCTGCTGCGCCTGCCGGCCCCGGTCTGCGCGCTGGAATTCTTCTGCCCGCGCCGGCTGCGCGCGCTCGAGGACGTGCGCGAGCATCCCTACTTCCCGAAGCGCCGCATCGCGCTGTGCATCGATCTCGGCAGCGTCCAGCTGTACAGCAGCCAGCCGGATACTGGTGTCGCCCTGCTTTCGGCGTTCGAAGTCGAGGATGGCGTCTGGACGTTCGCGCCGGCCGTTGCGATCCTCGATCCGGATACGCTGGAAGTCAGCGAAGGCGACCGCATTGCGTTCGACACCCGGCCGTTCATCACGGAGATCTGGCATCGCGGCTACACCGAGCGCGAAGCCGCAACCGATCTGGCCGATGAAGTCGTGGCCGCGATCGAATTCATGATGGTCGTGAACTGCGAGAACGTGAAGCGCGAGCGCATCGAAGCGCCGGCCAAGCTGAACAAGAAGCGCGCCAAGAATGGCAAGACGCCGTTCTATTCCTACTGGCTGCTGGACGTGTTCAAGGAAGGCCGCGCGCGCGGGGCGCACCAGGGCGGCAGCCACAATTCGCCGCGCTTTCACTTCCGGCGCGGGCATATCCGCCGGTACCGCGACGAGCAGGGAAATATCCGTTTCACCCGCTTCATCAAGCGCATGGCCGTGGGCAATGCCGCGCTCGGCCACGTCGACAAAACTTACCGCATCAATCCCATGGAGACTTCCAAATGAACGACCGAGCAGCATCCACCATCCCCGCCGGCTCCTTCCACGAATACCAGCCGCGCATCCCCGTCCAGATGAAGCTGCTGCACCCGGAAGCCGTCGTGCCGGAATACGGCAGCGCCGGCGCGGCCGGTATGGATCTGCGCGCGCTGCTGGACGCGCCCTACATCATCCTGCCGGCAGGCGAGCAGAAGATGGTGCGCACCGGCATCGCGCTGCAGTTCAATCTGCCCGGCTATGCCTCGCTGATCCTGCCGCGATCGAGCACCGGCGGCAAGCTGGGCGTCGTGCTCGGCAACCTCGTGCCGCTGATCGATGAGGATTACACCGGCGAGATCCGCCTGATCCTGTGGAATCGCACCAACCGGCCGCGCTGCATCCGCCACAAGGAACGCGTCGCCCAGCTGGCCATCGTGCCGGTCGAGCGCGCCGAGATCCGCGTGGTCAAGGAATTCGACCGCGACACCGCGCGCGGCGCGGGCGGCTTCGGTAGCACGGGTGCAGCATGAGCGCCCGCAAGCGTGACCGCGTGACGCTGGCACTGGCCATCGTCGCCCTGTTCTCGATCATCTACTTCGGCGTCCGGCCGGCGCATGCGCGCGAGCTCGGCCACGTGCTCGAAGGCCGGGATGATGACGGCAACACGATCGTGCTGACCCAGGAAAAGCCGAGCATTTGCAAGGGCTGGCGCGGCGCATTCATCACCAACGGCCAGCAGATGGCAGTCGGCTGCTACACCCGCCGCAACGACATGGTGATGGTCGCCTACTACGAACTGGAAATCACTCGCTTCTACCCGATCGCCCGCTTCCACATTGAAACCATCCGAGACTATGAACGCCGCTGAAGAAAAGAACGCCAAGGCCCGCGCCAAGCGCGCCGCACAAATCGCCGCCAGCGGAAAGCGCTGGTGCGCGCAGGGCATGCATGACGTGGACGCCGGCGACGGCACCGAATTCCAGCGCGGCCGCGTCAAGCGCTTTATCTGCAACAAGTGCCAGGAAAAATCCAAGAACCGGGTGAGCGCGAAAAAATGAGCCTGTATGACACTCTCGGCGTCGACAAGGACGCCAGCCCCGACGCGATCAAGCGCGCGTACCGCAAGCGCGCCATGAAGCACCACCCGGATCGCGGCGGCGACGCGGCGACGTTTGCCCGGCTGCAGGAAGCGCATGACGTGCTGATGGACCCGGCGCGCCGGCTGCAGTACGACCGCAGCGGCGACACCCGGCAGCACGACACGCGCCAGCAGATGCTGGCCGAGCTCGCGCAGATGTTTCTGGCGCTCGTCATGCAGTGCCCGGATCTGGACCGCACGAACCTTGTCATGCACGTGCGCAGCCACATCGAGGCCGCGCAGCTGGGCATCCGCCAGGGCATCGCCCAGGCGCAGAACGAGATCCGCCGCATGCAGCGCGCCGCGCAGCGCCTGAAGTTCTCCGGCGATGGCGAAAACATCATCGCGTCGATGCTGCAGGCGACGATCCGCGACAAGGAACAGCTGGCGGCCAATCTGGAAACCAGCCTGAAGCGCGGCGACGCGCTCAAGGAACTGCTGGTGGACTATGCCTATGAAACCGAGCCGTCGATGTTCAGCACCACCAGCGGCATCCCCTTCTGATGATCGACACCAGCAGCGAGGCGTGGCGCGCGCAGTGCGAGGCGCGCCATGTGCTCAACGAAAAGCCGACGCTGGCGCAGCGCCGCGCCTTTCTGGAGCTCGTGGAGGCCCGGCGCGGCAAGGCCGGGCGGCGCGCGCTCGAGGATGCAATCCGACAGGAATGGGATCGGCGCAAGAAATCGGCCTGATCGCTTGCCCGGCGTAACTCATTGCGTTATAGTTCCGGGCGTCAACAACCACAACGGGAGCACCACCATGTCACGCGAATATGAGAAACCGACAGAGATCTTCAGGGATGACAACCATCCGATATATGACCGGGAATATGCGCATCCGGCTTTCGGCAAGGTCACGCTGACGAAGAGCAGCTGGGGCGGCGGCGACGGCGTGAACCTGTTCGGCTCGGACCTGAAGCACTCGCAAACCGTGTCGATCACGGTCGAACTGGCGCGCGAGTACCGGGATCTGCACAACAGCCGCCAGCACGGTCGCGGCATTGTCTGTGAGCTCATGATGAGCGAAGCGCAATGGGCGCACTTCATTTCCTCGCAGGGCGACGGCAGCGGCACCCCGGTCACGTTCCGCGCCCGGCCGGCCGATGGCTATGAACTGATACAGCCGCCGATGATCGAGCGCGAGGAAACGCCGCAGGAAACCTTCGCGCGGGAAGTGCGCGAGAAGTGCGAACGCTACGCCGAAGATGCCCTGGGAGTGCTGGCGCAAGTGCAGGAACTTGCCGCCGCCGGCAAAGCCACCAAGACCCAGCTGCAGGCGCTGGCCAGAACGCTGGATCTCATGGCCCATAACGTGCCGAGCAATCTGGCCTTCGCGCAAGAGCAGTTTGCCGAAACCATGGCCAAGACCGTCCATGCCGGCAAGATCGAACTGGAAGCCTACGTGCAGAACATGGCGCTGCGCACCGGATTGGACGTGCTGCGCCTGCAAGCACCGCGCTTTCCGGATGAGCCGTCCACCGCGCTGCCGACCGCAACCGAAGGAGAGTAACGATGGAAGACTATGCGCCCGCCGAAGGCGTGGAGAGCGAAGGCGGCGAACTGTGACTGACCAGCAGAAAGCCAGCTGCCCGGAGTGCGGTGAAGCCGAGCGAATCGAGCACTACATCAGCCGGTTGCGCATCAACTGCCTGCAGTGTGGCGCGCATGAAGTGGTTCCAAAATACAAACAGGAAAAAACGCATGAAACTGCCGAAAAATGGCGATCTGATCCAGCACATCGAGAAGGGCGGCATTTACCGCGTCACCGATGACAACGGCATGATCAAGGATGAAGGCGACTGGAAAGTGGCGATCTACTACCGCCGCGTCGATCCGGTCACGCTCGTGGACGCCGGCCCGGTGTTCGGCCAGCCGCTCGGCCCGGTGCTGCGCAAGTTCACCCCCTGGAAGGGCCCGAAATGACGCCGAATGGCACTTACGACAACCGCCGCACGATGCGGCGCGAGCACTGGATTGCCGGCAAGCTGGATAGCTGGATCACCGGCAACACGATCGAGCAATACCGGGCGCAGAAGCTGGATTACCCGCCGATCAAGCCGTTCGGCCAGCTGCAGGATCTGCCGCGCTGCCTTTCCTGCGGCGCGACCTTTACCCCCGAAGGAGTGTTGCCCTGTGGCCACTAAACCCGAAGCCCCGGGCGCACCGCACACGCTGCCGGTCGGCGCTGTCGTGATCTACGCCATCAATGACCCGGAAGATCCGCGCCACGGCGACCGGGCTCGGATGGTCATCGTCCAGCACTCGCGCGACGTAGGCGGCGATCCGCTCTACATGGCCGCGCAGGAGCCGATCGCGCCACCGCCGGAAGAATACAAGGTCTTTTCCCCGGGATATCTGGCTTACCGGCTCTGCGCGGGCTGGTACGTCGGCAATGCCCCGCTCTCGCGCTTCACCGACACCGGCGAGCGCGTGACCGTCCAACGATTCGAAGTGGAGCGATACGCAATATGACCACCAAGCACCTTTTCCTCGGCGGCGTCGCCGATGGCCTGCAGATCGACGTGCACCCGGCGCGCCAGTTCGTCCAGATCCAGCATGACGGCGAGCGGCTGACGCAATACCGCCGGCGCACTCTCGACACCCGCAACGGCCCGGTCGACGTGTTCACGCATGGCATCGAGTGCCCGGTCGCGGCGCTACTGACGCACTACGCGCAAAAGCACATGATCCCGGCGCTGGATACGGAAGTCGTCAACGATGCCAGCCGCTACCGCGCGCTGCTCGCCGCCGAGCCGGCGCTGCTGCGCAAAAAGCCGATGAACACGATCCTGCGCTGGATGCGCGGCAAGATCCCGGCGTCGAAGGCGCACATCGATTCCGCGCTGGATCATGGCTTGAATGCCGGCATTATCAAAATATAATCTTTTTGTTGTATATTCAGTGCATTCCGTCACGCAATGCGCTACACTGAGATCATGAACATCAATCGACAACCGACCCGCGAGGAAGTAAGCGTCGCTCGCCGCAATGCCAAGCATACCCAGGCAGAAGCTGCCGACACCGTGCACTTGGCCACGGGGCAGCGCTGGTATGAATACGAGTGCGGCCGCCGCAAGATGGACGTGGCGCGCTGGGAGCTCTACCTGCTGCTGACGGGCCAGCATCCGAACCTGATGACCAAGCCGCGCAAGGTGGTCAAGCCGCTGCGCGCGCGCGATCCGGATGAGCTCGCCCGCGAGCGCGTCGCGGAAGAGCGCGAGGCGGCGCTGCAATGATGCTGCCCGCCGCCGGCCCGGATCTGGATGCCGCCACGCACCGCGCCATTGGCCACGTGGTCGATGGCAGCGCCGTGCCGCCCTACTCCACCGAATGGGCCGCCGGCGGCCGCCTGATGGGCCTGCTGATCGATTCCGGCTACCTCGTCTGCCGCACGGACGAGGCCAGCCCGGTTTTCGTCATCAACGGCACCCAGCGCTTCGACGGCGCGACCCACCTTGAGGCAGTCTGCCGCGCCATCGTCGCGCTGCGGCTCGGCCGTTCCAACTAATCCCCACCACCGAGAGACAGCATGCTGAACACCGACGAATTGAGCGGCGCGGAACTGGATTTGTACGTCGCGCGCGCCGAAGCGATGCGCGACGAGGATGCGGCAACCTACTACGGGCAGGCATGGATCGGCCCGGATGGCGTGTGCTACCTGCAGCCGGCCAGCTTCGGCCCGAATCACCGCAACAGCCGCTTCACGCCGTCGGTCGACTGGAGCCAGGGCGGCCCGATCCTCGAGCGCGAAGGCGTCGAGATCTCGCCCCACGCCGGCAAGCCGGAACGCATGTGGACGTCGTGGCTGCCGTTCAAGAACACCGATCCGCACGTGCCCACCTACGGCCCCACGGCGCTGATCGCCGGCATGCGCGCGTTCGTGCGCGCGACCTTCGGCGACACCGTATCCGATCCACGCGCATGAAGGTGGAAGAGCTCACCGGCGGCCTGCTGCACTACTGGACCGCCCGCGCGCAGGGCCTGCAGGTGCAGCTGCATGCCGCAGCCGAGATCCTGATCTGCCGCCTGCACGGCCCGCTCGGCGGACGGATCTACCGACCCGAAGGCGATGAGGCGGCCTGCCGCCTGATCGTCGCCGGCGTCTACGGCCCCCAGGTGCCGGATGCGCGGCCGGTGCAGGAAACGCCGACCGTGCTGCTGGCCAGCATCTTCAGCCGCCAGCGCTAGACTTCGGCCCGTAGGAACAGATCGCAGGCCGGATCGGCGTCTTTCACGTTGACGAACCGCTCGCCGCAGTAGCCGCCCAGCTGGTTCGCGCAATCGCCGCAGGTATCCACGCCGATCGCGGCGGTCTGCTCGCGCACGATCTGGATCACCTTCGAATTGACCACCGCGCCGGGGCGCTCGACAAGCTCCGGCTCTTCTGCCTCGTCGGGGAACAGGAAGGTGGTCGTGCCATGCGCGCGCGCCCAGGCCACATACAGCAGCATGTAGGCATAGGAGAAGTGGGGATCGATGCCCACTTTGATCACCTTGCGCTTGTACTTGTGCTGCTCTTCATCCTTCATCGCCACCAGGGCGGTGCGCGTGAAGTGGAAGAAAATGATATCGCGCAGCACCCGCTTGACCACCCGATCGCCGCGCGTATCCTCGGACAGCACTTCTTGCGTGAGCTCGTCGGGATCGGGGAACACCGTCGCGCGCTCCTGAATGCGCTTGAGCGCCACCTGCATCACCTTGTACTGATCCAGCGTGACCGTGTAGCGGTCCTGATCGGCTTCGGCGGTCTTGCGCTCCTGCTTGGACGGCACCGAGTCGCCCCACATCAGCATCGATTCCTTGAGCTCGGCATAGCCGGCCAGGAACACGCGCCCCGGGAATTTCGCGGCGAAGCGCTTGGCGTCGTTGTAGTTCGGCAGCGTCTCGACCACGCACACCTGCACCCCGTAGAGCTCCATGAGATCGCCGCAGCGATCGAACGGGCTCACGTCGGGATTGTCCGGCGTGGGCTTGGCCAGGATGACTTCGGCGTGAATGATCGCCATGTGGCCGGACGGCAGCCGCTCGGCGATCAGGGCCACGTTGAAGCTGCCCATTTGGTCGATGCCCATGTAGGTGTTGGCCGCGCGCGTTTTCCACTTCACGCCCAGGCCCATGCCGATGCGCGCGCATTCCTCGAGCATTTCCAGGTTCACCGGCACCTGCGAAGGATCGGTGTACGGCTTGCCCAGGACGCGATTGAAGAAGTTCTTCATATCGTCCGCGCTGTGATACTTCGTGATGATCTGGCGCGCCGTGATCGTGGGCGAGAGCATTTGCGGATAGTGGATCGATATCGTCTCGGCCTCGGGATCTTGCGCGATCCACTCGCCGTCCTGCGGGTTCGTGATCCAGCCATCGCAGTGCCGGCAGACGTATTGATAATCGGCCTGCGGCTTGCCACGCAACAGCTTGGCGATCGGATTTAAGCGGATGCAGTCGGGGAAATACTCGTCCAACACGCTGCCCTTGCCGCAGCTGGGGCACCGGGTATGGAATTGATGCTTCGTGCCGCGCTTCCACATCCAATGAATATCTTCATCGAGATCGTTCGCCGTGGAGCCGGCCAGCGTGAAGCGCAGCCGCGATGCGCTCATACGCTCGGCCACCTTTTCGATATCGGCCTTGGCCATTTCCTGCACTTCGTCCAGGGAGATCACGTCCATCGGCACCGATTCGGTTGCGCCCTTGCCGGAAGTCCACAGGAAATAGAACTTCGAGCCGCCGACATTGCGGCGCATGATATTGCCCTCGCCCTTGCCCTTCTTGCCGCTCTCGTCCTCGCCGGTCAGCAGCACATAGGCGGCCGGGATCGTGCGCAGAATCGGCATGAAGCGGTCGCTTGACTTGATGCTGGCCAGATCCCGGTTCGGCAGGTACATGCCCACCGTGATCGGCATGAATTTCAGCGACAGGTAGATCATGGCCAGGATCTCGGCCACCGTGAAGCCGACCTGAGTGCACTTCATCAGCACCACGACTTTTTCGTAGGCTTCCTCGATCGTGCTGGGGATCTGATCGTACAGGAACCACATCGCCGGCCGGTCCTCGAAGGTGAACGGATGGCCGTCGACCAGCAGGCCATCTTCGGCCAGCCGCTGGCACCACTGGCGGAAGGTCTCGTCGCGGCCGATGATCGTTTGCGACACCGAGAGCTCGATCGGCGCATCGATGAACAGGCCCTCGTATTCCTGCGCGAACGTGTCCTCGGTGAGCTCTTCGCGCGCCTTCTGCAGGCGCTCGGCTGGGAAGTGCGGATTGCTCGCCGTGGCCAGATGCAGGCTGCCGTAATCGGCGTCGCGCTCGGCCTCGGCGAAGATCTTGTAAAAGCCATTCCGGACGCCCTGCGGCTTGCCGAAGATGAACGCGCGGCCGCGCCGGCGCGCGAGCATCGGTTTCAGCACGTCCATCCAGTCATCATAGACACGCGGCATCTTGTGCGCATCATCGATCACCACCAGCGCCACCTGATCCCACAGCGACAGCGTTTCCGCATCCATGGCCACGAACAGGATGCTGCCGCCCGTGGACAGATCCAGGCGCGGCCGGTCCATGCGGCCGACGATCAGCGGCTGCAGCAGGTTTGCCACGCGGCGCTTGGCCTTCAGGACAGCCGCCTCGTCGGGCAGGCACAGCGCCACCGGATTGCCATGCAGCGCGCCGTTCGGCGACATGATTGCCAGATCGATCGCCAGCGTGGATTTGCCGGAGAACTGGCCGCCGGCGATCGTGGTGAAGCGCGTCGGCTGCGCGGCGATGGCGTCTTGCTCGGGGAATAGGACAGGCAGGGAAATGCGGATCTCGGACACTGCGGGAACCTCTCGGGCCACTGGAAACAGCCCGCAGCATGCCGTCACGAAAGCAAAAAAGCCCGGGAATACCGGGCTTTCGTGGGGCGGCGCGCGTCAGTCTGGCTCGGGATAGAGCCGTTCGATCGTGCGGTCGAAGTGGGAGTGGCTGCGATGCCGCAGGCGGTTATAGACCTCTTCAGCAGCGCCCAGGCTCTCGAAGGCGATCACCTGAACATCGGCATGAGCGCCAGAGTTCATGCGGTTCGTGGTCGTGGTAACCAGCAGGCGGTATTCGTTCATCGCGCATACTCCATCAGATCGTTCGGATACGGGCCCACGTCATCCGGCAGCCGGTAGACGCGCACCGGATGGTCGCCCATCACTGGCCGCGCGCCGAGCTCGCGCTGCGCATACAGCCGGGCGCGCAGCAGCGCCATGGCCTTGATGCGATTGCGATGCTGCGAGCGATCGCAGTCCACCGTTGCGGCGACGCCCGTGGGCTTGTGCGTCACGGTCACGGCGCGCTCTTTGCGGTTATTCCACAGCATCATTCCCCCTTCATCAGTTCATCGGGCACTTCGACTTGCTGGCCCAGCTTGCAGGCCACGTAGCAGCGCATCGCGGCCACCAGCGGCGTCGGGCCGAAAAAGCGGACCTCATGCCCCTGCAGATAGTTGCGCCCCATCCAGCCGGCCGTACCGTTCGGATCGCTGATCACATCGATGCGCTCGCGCTCGATGAGCGGGCCGGCATGCATCCAGCTATCGGCATAGCTGAAAACCAGCACCATTCCATTCGGCATCGCTCTAGTCACCGACCCCGTGCTCGGATGGAACACGAGATCGGCGTGGCCTTCCGCCTTCGCCGCCGCCCAATTCAGCGCCGGCCCCGACAGATCCTTGGTTTGCACGGTCGCCATGATCAGGCTCCCGCGAACAGATCGCCCGTGCGCTTGGCGCGGGCCGGCTTTTTCTTGGCAGCGAAGCCCTTGACACCGGCGCGCTCATCCTCGGCGCGGCGCGCAGCGGCCGAGTCATCGCCATACGGGCGCACCTTCTGCAGGTGCGACATGACGCGCCAGACGCCGGCGTAGGCATCGTGCAGTTCATCATCCTTCACCGAATCCTTGAAGTTCGGGTAGTGGATGCCGAGCACCTTGCCCATGACCACTTGCGCGACCGTGGCGCGATCGATGAAGGCGCGGTACAGGTAATCGCGGCCCGGGCGGCGCAGCACCTGCGCGTTCGGGAACACCGATTCGATATGGCCGCGCACCCTGGCGCGCACCAGCAGCACATCGCCCTCACCCGGGACGAGATCGATGGCGCGCGGTTCTACGATGGAAAGGAAGGCGGTATTGAAAGAGATCCACATGCTGTTTTTGCTCCGGTTGGTTGGTATGGAGCAAAGAATAACGCATGGAGTTATATCAATGCAAGTCTTTTATCACGCTTTGCGTGAATTCATGCCTGCTTGGCGATATGCCGGTCCACTTCCGTGTTGAGCACCTGATGCAGTTCATCCTTGGGCACCAGCTGCACCGCCTGCGCTTCCCAGCCCATGTCCTTCGGCGTTCCGCCGACGCGGCGCGCGCGGTAGAAGCGGGCCATCGTGACGCTGCGCTCGATATCGCACACGAACCCGGTGATCTCCACCTGCAGCCCGGTTTCCTCGAAAGCTTCCTTGATGGCGCTGGCCTGCATGCCGATGCCGGGATCGATGCGGCCCTTCGGGAACGTGGCGTCGTAGCCGCCGAAGCCATTGGTCGGGCGCAGCAGCCACACGCGGCCGTCCGGCTCTTCGATGATCACGCCGGCGGCGGCTTTCTTGCCCTTGGGCAGGATGAACTCCGGCTCTTCCAGATCCATGTCCTGCCCGGGCACATTGTTCCACTCGATATCCGTGGTCGGCGCATCGGCCCACGTCTGCATGGCCACGCCGTTGAGCTCGCGCGGCACCGCCGAGCCCGGCACGAACGTGGCCGTGGCGTCCGGATCTTCCCAGGTTTCGGCCAGGGATGGCTTGCTCGGCTCGTTGATCTGGATCGGCTCGCCCTTGTCGCCGGCCTGCGGATGCGTGATCGCGTTCGGGTAGTGCGGCTTTTCCTTTTCGTAGCCCTTGTGGCCACCGAACAGGCCGCCCTGATACGCGCCCTTGCTCTCGCCGGCGCTGTCCTTGCCGAATTGCTTGCCGGAGTGCAGGGAGTTCACCCACTTCTTCGCCTTGGGCTGCTGCAGCGCGCTCTTGATCTGCTCCATGTGCGCGGATGCCACGCTCTTCGGCGCGGCGGCGGCAGGCAGATCCTTGCCGGCATAGGCTTCCGCCGGCAGCGGGGCCTTGTGATCGAACAGCGCCTTCTGCGGCGCGGGCGCTTTCTTGACTACCTTGGTTTCATGCGGCGGCACATACGTGCCATCGGCGCGCGTATAGCCCTTGACGTGGGATTTGAAGAGTAGCAGCACGGACGGCCCCTGAATGATCGATCACCCAGGAGCCTACAGTCACGATCAGCGGCGGTTCGTGCCCGTGAGCAGCCGGATCGCCTGCTGGATGCGCGCGGCCATCGTGGCGTTCACAAGGTCATCATCCTCGGACTTGCTGAAGGCATCCACCACCGCCCACAGCAGCCAGCCATAGAACACCGCATAGGGATCGTCGCCGTGCGAGGCGCGCTGCGACTGCCAGTAATGGCCGAGATCCGTTTTCAGGTACTCCTGCAGGCCGCCCACGCGCGAATTCCAGCCGACGATCGGCATGTAGCCAGGATCTTCGCCGGAAAAGATCCGCGCGAATTCCTTGCTGCGCTCGTAGGCTTGCGCCGTCATTTCATGGGCGGAAAGAACGCCCTCATGGCGCTCCTTCACCCACTGCACGATCTCGGTGATGAAGCGCTCGAGGATGCCGCTGACCACGGTCGGGCTGCCGAGATAGTTGCCGCCCAGCTGCGCGCCGAACGATGGCGGCATTTCGGTGAGCTTTTCCGGCATGTTGTGCTGCTGTTCCATGATCAGTTTCCCTTGCTTTTCAAGAATAATAACACGCCATCCGTCAGCGATTTGCCCATCGCGGCCTGCTGTCCGAGCTCGGCCACGTAGCCTTCATGCGGCGGCAGCGCCAGCAGATCCAGGGTGATGCCGTTCGGGCTCGAGGCATTGCCCTGCTTGATGCCCAGCACCACGAACCGCTGCCCCATGAGCGTCGTGACTTCCATTTCGCCGCCGCCGCCCGAATGGATATAGTTGCCATCCTTGTCTTGGCCCGTGCCCTTGAAGCGGCCGGAGCCCAGCGAGGCCATCGCCTTCGCGCCCTTGGCGAACTTGATGTTGAGGAATGCGCCGGAACCGAACTTGGCGTTGTCGCCCCAATCCTTGAAGATCGATGCGCACATGGAATCGGCGTTCTGGAATACCAGCCCCGGGCCTTCCTTGAGCAGCTGCTGCTTCATGCCTTCCGACAGGTTCATCCAGCGGCCGATCGTCTCACCTTCATCGAATTCGAAGGCTTCCTGATAGATCTGGCTGGCCAGCGTCTGCGCGCCGCCGCTGTACTTATGGCCGCCGGAGCTGATGCTGATGTGCTTGTCGCCGTTGTTCCAGAAGCGGTTGTAATGGCCGGAATCCTGAATCGAGTTGACCAGGGCCTTCGTGGTTTCGCTGGCGGCCTTGTACCACTGCTTCGCCTTCGTCACGAAATCGCCCTTCAGGAAGCGCGGCTTCTGCGGCATCAGATCCGCCACCGCTTCCGCGCCGACGTGGCCCAGCTTCATCCAGAAGCCCACGACTTTTTCGGCAGAGATCGTCTTGATGTTCTCGCCCGGCTTGAAGTAGCCGGCCTGCTCGGCGACTTCCTCGATCGAGCCGCCACCGATCGGCGGCAGATCCAGGCCCTCAACCGGCGGGTGCGCCACCGACGTCAGCAGATCGCACAGGGACGCCCAATGGTTCTTGATATCCTTGTTCGGATGCTCGCCGATCGGCTTCTTGCCGATGAACTTGCCCGTTTCCTTGTCGTAGGCATCGTAATGGTAGTCCTGCAGCGCCTTCAGGTTGCCCTGCTTGGCGAAGGCGATCAGGTTCGCATCATCGATCGTGTTCTGCTTGTTGATGTGCTCCTTCGATGACAGGCCCTTGCCGCTGCCCATGTAGTCGCTGAAGTTGATCGGCGGCGGCATATCGTCCGGATTGACCGGCAGCTTCGAGAGATCCGGGGCCGGCTTGTTCCAGGGATCATCGACGCCCAGCTTCTTCAGGATGAATTCGCGGCGCGCCTTGAGCTTCTGCGCGAGCTCGGCTTTTTCCGCGTCGCTGCCCGGGCCGAACATATCGACCAGGGTATCGATCTGGCTCGGGTGCATCTTCGCCAGCTGCTTCGCGCCAGCGTCGATCGATGCCTTGGAAATGCCGGCGAACACGGCGGCGCTCTTGCTGTTCTTGCCGTGATCCAGCAGCGTTTCGAGCTCGGTGACTTCGTTGCCGAAGGCCGCGCCCTTCTTGCTCCCCATGGCGCGGTAGACCAGCGAGCCGCCCACGTCGACGCGCAGCGCCTTGCCATCCTTGTCCAGCATCAGGTTGTCGTTGGACAGGCCGACCACGTCCCAATTGGCCAGCCACGCATCGAACACATGCCCGGAGTGCGCACCATCGGCGGCCGCCAGCTGCTCGGCGCTGCCCTTCTTGATGCCATCGACCCACTTCGACGCGATGCCCAGCTTGCCGTCCTTCTTGACCAGCCGCAGCTGCGGCACCTTCGCGCCGAGCATTTCGTAGAACTTCGCCGCCAGCATTTCATTCTTGACGGTATCCGGATCGCTGGGCAGCTTGATATACCATTCCTGCCCTTTCGCATCCTTGAAGCGGCCGCCAGGATTGGAGCCGCCCTGCGGGCCCGTCTGCTCCCAGCCATCGGCGATCATCACCGACACCTTGCCCAGCTTTTCGGTCTTGTTGCCGGCGATCGGCGCGGCCGTGCCCTTGCCGGCAGACTTGGCCTGCATGTCGGCGGCTTCCTGCGCGGCAGCCGCTTCGCCGGCGGCGGCCGGATCGTAGGACGATGCGCCCACCACCTTCGGCGCGACCGGGCCGCTCGTTCCTTCCATGGCGGCCATCAGGTTCATGATGTACTGGCCTGCGGCCTTGCCATTCGGGCCCGATCCGGACAGATCCTTGTTGAATTTGAATGTGTAGCCGCCGGCCGACACTTGTATCGAAGAGCCAATTTCCTTCACCGCCAGCTTCAGGCCCTTCTCGCCGCCTTCCTTGGCGATTTCCTTCAGGCCCTTCATTACCTTGGTCAGCTTGATCGATGCCGTGCCGGTGAGCTTCGGCATGCCGATGGAATTGGCCTTGGCAGCGAGCACCTTCGGATCGTCGCCCATCTTGTGCCAGCGACCATCCTTGAACACCAGCATGCCGTTCGCGCCCTGCTTCGTGTCGCCATCCTTCGGGCCCTGATCGGCAGCGGGTGCGGCGTCAGCACCAGGAACCGGCGTCACGATGCCCTTCTGCATCAGCGCTTGCGTCAGCTGGTACGAATAGCCCGACAGCTTGCCGATGTTCTTCACCTTGTCGGTCTGCTGCAGCGCCTGAATCCCGGCCAGATCGCCGGCCAGCGCCAGCTGCTGCATGTGCTCGGCCAGATCCTTGTTCTTCTGCAGGTTCAGCACCGGGATCGACGGCAGATCCGCCAGGGTGATCGAAGGCTTGGCGGCGGGCGCAGCTGGGGCGGCTTCCGGCGCGAGCTGCGCGGCCGGCTTCTCATGGCGCGCGGGCTTCTGCAGGCCCTGCAGCGCAGCGACATACTGCTGGATCTTCGGCGCGTCGGCGCTGGTATCGAGATCCTTCACGTAATCGGCGATATCGGACAGCGTTTGATGCTCGCCGTTGTCATAGGCCCACTTCGCATCATCGACAATGCTCTGCAGCGACGGCGCGACGGTCGGCTTCGGCGGCTCTTTGCCGGCGGCGGCAGCAGCCTCGGCGGCCAGCTTGTCTTTCGCATCGCCCAGCAGCTTCTGCAGGTACTTGTGCGCGATATCGGAAACCGTGCCCTTCGTGTTCTGGATCAGTTCGGCCAGATCCGCGAGCTCGCCGTCAGCGGCCATCTTCTCGCCCATCGTGATCGCGGCCTGCTCGGCTTTCTCATCGACACCGGCCGGCTGCGCGCCGCCCTGCTTGGCCTCGAGCGCGGCCGCCATGCCCTGCAGATGGTTCGCCGTGTTCGGATAGCTTTCGTCCAGCGCGGTCTGCGCCAGCTTTTTGAGCCCAGCCAGATCGCCGGCCAGCGCGGCCTTCTTCGCGGAGTTGAAAAAATCAGTGTTCACGCCGCTGGGCTTGTCGCCGATCTCGGCGTCGGTCAGCGGGACCGGCGCGGCTGGCGCGGCAGCGGCAGCCGGCTCGGGGAACTTGGCATAACCCAGCGCGTCCAGCCCAGCATTGAGCTCTTCCAGCTTGCCCGGGTGCGCATCGAGCCACTGCTTCGCGGCCTCGTACACGTGCGCGGTCATGGCTTGGCCGACCAATCCCTTTTTGGCGGCGGCATTCTCGGCATCCAGCACGTAATGCTTGGCGGCCTTGTCGGTCGCGGCAGCAGGCGCATCCAGCACCGGCGCGGGCTCGGCCGCCTTGCCCGTGATCTTGACCGCGAACGGATGCTGGCCGATCACGTGCGCATCGAAACCGCTCTGCTTCAGGTTCTGGACGGCGTTTTCGGCCTGCGTCTTGTTGGCATACATTTTCATGATGCCGCTGCCATTGGCCAGCACCACTCCATGAATGCCGCTCACCTTCACTTCGAAGCCGGCGGCCTTGGCCTGCCCCAGCAGTTCGTCATGCGGTCCCGGCGCGGCAGCCGCCTGCGGCTCTTCCTGCTTGATCCAGTGGCCGTCTTTCAGCACCAGCGTTCCGCCATCAGCGGCGGTCTTGGTATCGCCTTCCTTCGGGCCATCGTCCACGGCAGCGGGCGCGGCAGGGGCGGCGGCAGCGCCTTCCCCCTTCGCATGCGCCAGCGCGGCGTCATAGAGCTCCAGCAGCTTCTTGCTGTTGCCGGTTTTTCCCTTCCACGTGTTGCCGACCTTGCCGTTCTTGTTCGGCTTCAGGCCCGCGTCTTTCATATCCTCCAGCACAGCGACATTCCCGGCGCTGGCGTGGTCGATAATCTTTTGCGCGACCTTCTCGTAGTAATCCTTGACGCCGGCCTTTTCCTTGCCCTCTTCGAACTCGGGCATGGCCAGCGTGCCGTTTGCTTGAGAATCGGCCAAAACGGGATTTCCCGTTTCGCTCGCGGCCGGCGCTTCGGCTACGGGTTCGGCAGCCGGGGCGGGCTCGGCAGCGGCTTCGGCTTTCTCGGGCTGCGCGCTCTCGGCTGCTTGCGGCGCTGGGGCCGGCTCTGCGGGCTTCGGTTCATCCTTGGGCGGCTCCTTTTCGGCTTTCGGCGACAGATCTCCGGCCAGCGCGGGATGCGCGCCAGCCTTCTGCCCCGGCTCGACCTTGTGCTCATGGCCGAGCACGGCCAGGGCCTCATTCACCAGCTTGGCAGCTTTCTTGCCGTAGGTGTTCGTGCCGTAGGACATGCCCAGCAGCGTCTTGGCATCGCCTATTTCGAAGGCTTGCTGGATCAGCTTGAGCTTCAGGTTGAACGAGGACGCATTGACGTTCTCGGGCGGCAGCGCGGCGGCATGCAGCTTGGCCAGGAAGTCCGCATGCTCGCCGCCGGCGGCGGCCTTGGCGGGCTCCTGCGCGGGCGCGGCGGGCTTGTCCTCGGCCTTCGGCGCTTCGGGCGCTGCGGCCGGCTCGGGCTGCTTTTCCTCGGCCTTGGGCTCTTCCTTGGGCTGCTCGGCGGCCTTCACGTCGGCCGGCGCGGCGGGCTGATGCTCCAGGCGCTCTTTCCGGGCTTCGACGCCCTTGGCCACGGCGTCCGCATCCATGGCGGATTGGAAGAACGGGCCCTGCCCGGCTTCGGTGATCTCATCGTAGAGCTTCTGGCGCTTGTCGGCCTCGACATAGCCCCAGGCGCGCCACTCGGACGGCGTCGGCTTTTCGCCGGCCAGGATCTTCTTCTTCAGCGTGGAGGCGCGCGCATTGGCCGAATCCATGTCCTGATGATCCGTGGCATGCGCCATCACGATCGCGGCCTTGTGCTCGGTCGGCAGCGCGTGGAACCAATCGTGCTGCGCCAGCTTCGCGTGGGCGATCTTCTGGCTGTGCGAGCCCTGCCCGTGCGCTACCTTGTGATCATCGTGATCGTCGGTAACGTGGACCGACTTGTAGTGCCCTGCCACCGGAGTGCCATCGGCGCGGACAAAGGCGGGAATGAACACCTGTTTCTTTTGCGTGGCCTTCAGAAACAGGATCGGCCCGGACAGGCCAGCAGAGAGATCGAGCATCGTTACCCCTTGGGAATTTCCCGCAGGGTAACGTCACGACGATGCGGTTTTAGGCGAACGAAACGGCCAGCGTCTGGCCCGTGCCCGGCACCACGGTGATGCCATTTCGGCACTGGAATTGCAGATCGATCACCGCGATCGCGGCCGGGATCACCGCCACCTGATTCTGCAGGGCGGCGGCGCTGGTGGTCTGGGAGTCATAGACGCCGCCGGCGGCAGTTCCAGCCACCAGGACGGACACCTTCATGATGCGGCCAGCCTGCGGCTTGACCACGGTCGGCGTGTTGATCGCCAGCTGGGAATTCAGGGACGGGAACATAGGAGCCTCGCGGGATAGATGGTTTCCGCAAGGATAGGATCACGACGGTTCGTGATTGCAGACTTGCCGCACCGAAACCAAATGGAGCGGCAAATGGCCGAAGAGAAATCGATCACGGCGGCGCACGAACAGCGCCACACCCTCACCGAAGTCGTGGACTACGATGCGCACGAGGCGCGCACCGAGAGCGCAGAATTCCGCAAGAACAAGCGCCAGATGGTCCGGCAGCTGGATCTGCCGTGCTGGTGCTGCGGCAGCCGCGAGGCGCGCGAAGTGCACCATATCCACGAATGGGCCCTTTGGGGCAAGCTGGACCCGGAAAAGGTGCTCGACACCCTGCACGTGTTCGATCCCTACGGCTACACCCACCAGCTGGGCGACAAGCCGATCGAGTCGCCCGACGATATCCGCAATCTCGTGGTGCTCTGCGGCAGCCACACGATCGATGGCGTCGAGATCCCCGGCGGCCACCATCGCGGCGTCAACATCGGCATCCACGATCTGACCTTCCCGATCTGGATCGCCCAGCGCGCCGTGAAGGATGGCGAGAACATCACCGAAGCGATCGAAAAGGTGAAGAAGCTGGACGCCCACTTGAAGGGCACCCAGCACAAGGCGAAGTAATCAGGCGCTGCTGCGCCCGGTCAGCCGGGCCAGCGTTCTTTCGTAGTCGGCGATGATGGCCTTGAGCATGGCATCCTCGCCGAAGATCGTGCGCTCGCGGATGCGGCGCAGATAATTCAGGCGCGTCGACGCTTCCATGGGATCGGTCACATCGAGGCGCTGCATCTTCGCCAGCGCGGCGGCATTCTGATCCGCTTCGCTCGGCCTGCCGCGCTTCGGCACTTCCGGATCATCGTCCAGCTTCGGCGGGCGGCGCGGCTCGACCTTGCGGCCCAGCCAGAACGTCGCTTCGCCGCCGATGCCGGCCAATTCCTCATGGATCGCGGCGGCCTGCTCTTTCGTGACATAGAACAGGGCCTTGCGCTCGCTCTTTTCCTCGCGGCAGATCTCGCCGCGCTCGGTCATGAGCGACATGAGGCGGTTCATCAGCGGCGCGGACGAATTCAGCGAGCGGTAGATCTCGGCGGCGGAAAACCGGGCTTCCGGCTGGCAGGCCAGGAACGCGCGGATCTTCAGCGGGGCCTGCAGATAGCAGCCATCCTTGAGCTTTTTCATCAGCTGTATTCCTTGCTGCAGCGCTGGCACACCGGCATCGTCGGCGCATTGCCGCAGCCGCACTTCGCGCAGATCCAGCCGTATTGCGGCGCGGGAGACTTCGGCGGGACGCCGCCAGGAATCGCCAGCCCAGCCTTGAAGGTTTCGTGTTGTGCATCCAGCGGGCGGTGCAGCGGCGCATCGCCCTTATCGTGGTGTTCGCTCATCTTCCGTGCCTCGCACATTTCTTGTTGGTACAGGTTGGGCGGCCGTACAGCGCCCGGCGGCGCGGCGCGCCACATTCACCGCAGGGATTGACGGCGCGCGCGGACATGCCCGGGCCGACAACGATTTCAGGAAACGTCGATGCCTCGCCGACGTCGGGGCCCAGCTGCAGCGGGAATTCGCGCGGCGGCTCCGACTCTTCCGGCGGCACGAGCGGCGGCGCAGTGCCCTCCACGAACGGCAAGCCATCCGGGCAGCGCTGCGCGACGATGCAGCGCACGGGAGTCGGGCAGCCTCGGCACGTCATGGCAGCAGCCAGAGCGACATGACCATGCTCGGCCACAGCACCCAGCCCACATACAGCATGCCGGGCATCATTTGCGCGGCCCCTTGATGACCTTGCCGGTTGTCACGGAGCGCACCACGCGCGCGCCGGATTCGGCATCGATCATCTTCACGCCCAGCTGCGTCGGGATCATGCGGCAATGCTCCTGCGCAGCCAGCGTTCCGGGCAGCGGGTTGTCGCACAATTCCAGCGTGATCACGCGCGCCTGCGCCTCGACCATGGCCTCCGAGCCGGTCACCTTCACCATGTCCGGCGGCATGGCGAAGCGGCCACGGTTGTGCGGCAGATCGTTCGGCGACGGCAGCTTGGCCACGAACACGCCATTGCCCAGGTGGTACAGGCCGCCCAGGAACGCGCCGACCGGCAGCCGGAACTTGACGTGGCCACCGGCGGCGACATGCTTGCGCGCCGCATCGACCACATCGCGGTGATCCATGAAGTGCGCGGTCACGATTCGTCTCCAGCGCCCAGCGAGCTCGGGGCCAGCTGGGGATGCGGAGCCGGCGCGGGCTCTTCGCTGGTGGAATAGCCGTCAGCGATCACCGGCGTATCGGCGACACCGCGCTGCAGATGATGCGGAATCACCAGCGCATAGCCATCCTCGAACACCATCGCCGGCGAGAACGAGTCGAAGCCGTTCATGTAATCGACCTTGTAATCGCCCACGCCCGGCACCCAGCGCGCCAGCTTCGGATCTTCCTGCCGCAGCAGTTCCTGCTCGCCGTCCTCATACGTGAACAGCCACGCGCCCATCGGGCCGGTGCCCTTGCAGTATTCGGCGGCGACGATCTTCGACGCCAGGACTTCCTTGTGGCACTTGTAACGCTTCATTCTTCGTCTCCCATCGGTTGCGTCGAGTATTGCCAGATGATTGCCAGGAACAGCCACTGCACCATGTACACGCGCGGCCAGCGGCTTTCATCCAGCGAGCCGCACGGCCAGATCTCCCACACCAGCGGGTTCCAGGCGACGGCAACATAGCGATCGCAGTACAGCCAGCCCTCAAATTCCGGCCCCGGGCCTTCCTCGCACAGCAGCAGCGCGAAGCGCGTGACGGCGGCGGATGCGGCGAACGTGGCAAGGCAGGCCAGCAGGCTCGGCTGCCAGAACGGATCGTCCGGATGCACCAGCGCGCGCCAGAACACCAGCGCGCCGATCGCCACGGCCAGCGCTATGAGCCATTCACCCACCCAGGAAACTGCGCGCATCATTCGGTCCTTTCGATCACGGAGAAATGAAAATCGGCGGGCGCATAGAGCACCCGCACGTCGGGGAAGTGCAGGCGCATGACGGCATTGGTGCGCTGGAATTCCTCGGGCTTAAGCGGCTTGACGGTATGGATCACCAGCACGTCGCCGGGCTTGAGCGACACCCGCGAGACAGCGGCGAGGACCGTGCGCGCGGCGCGCCGGCGCTGGCGGGCGTTCAATGCAGCCTCGGCGGTTGGATCGGGAACGGCTCGCCATCCTTGCAGACGCGCAGCACCGACTCCCCGGTTTCCGGATCGCGCACCATGACCGTCAGCACCGGCTTGACGCGCACAAGACTGGCCTCTCTGGGCGATGGGATCGGGTTATCGATCAACTCATAGGCGATGATCTCGGGCGGCTCGATTTCGTTGAGCGCCACCTGCAGGAAGTGCGGCGGATGCGCGAGCCGGGCCTTTTCATCGACCGGGCCGCACGTGTTCTTGATGACTTCCGGGGCCAGCTGCCCGACAAAGACGCCATCGCCCAGGTGATACAGGCCGCCGATCTCCACGCCGGGCGGCAGCTTGACCTTGAAGTAAGCGCCGCCCTTGAAGCGCTTGAGCGTCAGATCGTGAACCAGCTTGAGCAGGCCCTTCACGGCTTCCACCCGATCGTCAGATGCTCGACCAGCAGCACGATGCCCTCGATCGTGCCCCAGCCCAGGAAGGCGATCACCGCGACGGCAACGACGATCTGCAGCTTGTCGGGGCGGGCGAAACCGCCTTGCTTATTGCGCATCGTCGCCACCCTTCTTCACCGGGAACGGCTCGCCGGTGGCTTCATTGACTGGAACGCGGCCGGTGAAATCGAAGTAGCGCTGCAGGATCACGTCCACGAAACGCGGATCGACTTCCATCACCCGGGCGCACATGCCAGCTTCCTCGGCCGCGATCAGCGTGGAGCCGGAGCCGCCGAAGGCTTCGAGCACGATATCGTTGCGGCGCGCGCTGGACTGCAGGTTGCGTCGCACGAGCTCGACCGGCTTGGAAGTCGGATGGTCGTGGCCGCGCTGGGGCTTGTCGACGTACACCAGGGAGCCCGGCACTTCCTCGAGCTCGGCATCGGCCGGCACCAGCAGCGTGCGGCCGCCGATCGTGAGCGCGAAGCGGCCGTCAGCCTGTTTCGTGACCGGAATCTCGGATTCGAGCTCGACCACGCTGCGCAGCTTGCGGCCGCCGTACCACTTGTGCCGGCCGCCCGGCTTCCAGCCATAGATGATCGGCTCATGCATCGATTGGTAGTCGGTCAGGCCCAGCACGATGCTGTTTTTCCGCCAGATCAGCATGCTCGAGAACTTGAAGCCGACCGTGCGGAACGCATTCTGGAAATTGTGGCCTTCGCGGTCGGCGTGGGCGATATAGATCGGCGCGCCCGGCTTCATGTTGGCATGCAGCTGGCGGAACACGTCGCACAGGAAATCGAGAAACACCGCGTCGGCCATCGCATCGTTGGCGATGCCGCCATTCTTCGAGCGGTTGCCGCCATCCAGGCGATCCAGATCCCGGTTCTTCTGGCCGATATCGACGTTGTAAGGCGGATCGGTCCAGACGATATCGCCCTTTTCACCCTGCAGCAGGCGCGTCCAGTGCTCGGCATTGCGGGAGTCGCCGCACATGACGCGGTGCGCGCCGCAGATCCATACCTGCTCGGGCTCGGAGCTCGGCACTTCGGGCACGTCGGGAATGGCATCGGGATCGGCCGGGCCGGCGGGCT